GAGCCCCTACTAAAGGTAAATATAATGGCCGTATCAATTCTGTCTAAAACTGAAAAAGCAAAAATCGTGAAGACCTTTAAGTCTGGTCTGAAAAACAAATCTGAACTAGCTCGTGATTATGGCGTATCTCCTGACACTATTCGTCGTGTAATTAAAGAAGCTGAACCAACTCTGGTTAAAGTTGGTAATGTAACTATTACAGGTAATGTGACCATTGCTCCAGTAGCTAAACCAGACTTTATTTGGAATGCAAACTCTAAGTTCATTTCTATCTCTCAAGGTCGTGAAACTTGGAACGCTGATAAGGACCATCCTAATTTCAAACAAGCTCTGCAGAAACTGGTTGACGGCGATGTACAGGCTGCACTTGACCTGATTAACGTTGAACGTGCTGTAAAGGCCTTCGTTAAAGGCAACGTTAAAATTGAAGATGGCGAACTGACTTATAAAGACCTGGCTATCGATTCTGGTCTGACTAAGCGTATTCTGTCTTTGATGGAAGAAGGTAAAGAATTCACCTTCCTGCTGCCATTCCTTGAAAACCTGATGTTGAACCCAAGCCGTAAAGCTGTTTATCGTCTGTACGACTTCCTGGAAGCCAACGATATCGAAATCACAGCAGATGGTTACTTCATCGCTTGGAAGAAAGTTCGTGGCGATTTCTTAGACATCTATACCGGTAAAATGGACAACAGCCCAGGCAAAACTCTGAGCGTTCCACGTAACCAGGTCGATGAAGACGACAACAGAACTTGTTCTCAAGGTCTGCACGTTTGCTCTAAATCTTATCTGGGTCACTACGGCGGTTGCCAAGGTAATAAAGTTGTGTCCGTTAAGGTTCACCCGAAAGATGTTGTAAGTATTCCAGTTGACTACAACAACGCTAAAATGCGTACTTCTGGTTACTTGGTTCTGGAAGATAAAACTGAAGCTTTCAAAGCTGGTACACTGTAAATTATAAGGAGACTTCGGTCTCCTTTTTCTATAAAGAGGCCTTATGTTTGCTCCATACCAACAATGTGTAATCGAAGAATATGATGAACTTCATGTTAAAGTAAAAGCTCTGGAAAAGTTCATTGCTTCTGCAGCCTTCGATAGTGTAGACGTTAAAGAACAGTTTAGAATAACTCAGCAGCTTGATGCAATGAAAGCTTATGAGCTTTGCCTCGAAGACCGTATTTCCAACTTCGACTTTTAATAAAGGCCTGAAGGCCTTATTGAGGAAAATATGATTCGTGAAATTAATATCAGCGATTCGAAAATTTCTAACCTTCGTGGTGACCACTACGCCGACATCGTCTATTGTCGAAAACTCGTCAAACATCCAGGCGACGTCCACTATGCATGGCTCCACTGTACCGAAGTCGTTGAAGAACTCCCGCCAGACGACTCCTCCACCCTATCAGAAAACGACCGCATCTACAAAGGCGAACTACACATCAGAGGTATCTATGGAATTGACGAATCCGGGCTGGACCAGACTAGCAGAACTGAAGCCGAAGACTTTCATGGTCAAGGATTTGAGCTCTGAAGACTTAGTTAAAATTAAAGATACCGCAAAATATTCGTTAGAACAAAATCCAGACCAAGACCAAAGTGATGTTAATGAACGATGCGCTATAGCTATTATGGCCGAACGATACGTAGCTGAACATCTTGATGGTTATATAAACCATGGTAAAGAGAATCTAAAAGACCCACACACTTATGCTTATGACGTATTAGCCCACCCTAAGTATTCTGGACTCAGAGTTGAAGTTAAAACTTCTTCTGTTGATTTGGTCCGTAAAGCTAATAATGAACGTCAATGGGTAGGATGTACTACAGGTCGGTTTGGGCGATACCCAGGTGGTTATGGGATTAACCTGGGGCCGTTCATTGAATTCCCTGTTGCGGATGTTATAATTATATTCTGGTCTGAAAAAGTGGCCCCAGGCGCGTACAAGCTTATCCCTTACGTACTTGCAGATAAGATGGCCTTCAAGAAAGAAGCAGGTCTAGTTAAAAAGAGCAATTACACTGGCTGGTATCTCTCAGGACGTATCGATTGGGGCTATGAAGATTCATGTGCCTTTAAGGTGTTTACATCATCTGAATAACGTGGTATAGTACTCCTACAGACAAAATGGAGGTAATATGGAATTCATCAAAAAGATCTTTAAAGCTATAAAGATAATGTTCATCTTTGCTTTAGTGTTTGGTGCTTTTACTTTTGCCTTCATTTGGGATATTATAGTTATCAATTTGAATTACTTCTGAGGAAAATATGCGTAAAAACTTTGGTCAATCTCGTCAATCTCAAAGCTGGATGTGGAAGTTGTTCCCATGGTTCTTTGGCTTTGTGTTCTTTATGATCGTGGCTGGAATCGCCGCTGAAGCTTATGTTTTGTACGTAGCAGTCGATGCTATCAAAGAAGAAGGTTTAAAATCAGTTGTAGAAGTTATTTGGAACGGGCAAGAGAAATAATTGCTTTAAACCGGACATTATATGATGTCCGTGGAGTATAAAACTTAAACTTATTGAGGAAATTAACATGACTAATCGTAAAGCTATGACCCGTGGTATTCTTAAAGCTGTTGGCGCTACTACTGTTTGTCACATCAAAAACGGTAACACAGTTGGTTACGTAGATAATGAAGTTCTTGCTCAGCCTGGTTTCTACTTCGTTGTTAAAGGTGCAGCTGATCATCGCCAAGTTGCTGCTCGTTTTGCAATTGGGCGTCAACGTTCAGGTCAAGGCTTCCGTGGTGTACTGGGTAACATTCGTTCTGACCGTAGCCAAGCTAACCGCACTATGCACTATAACGGTGTTCTGTACGAAGTGCTGTATCTGCCAATCGAAAAAATGAAACCTCTGACTACTGGTTTTGGTAAAGGCCAATTGGCTCTAGCTTTCACTCGTCGCCACAATGATGAGTTCCAGAACCTGACTGAAATGAACCTGATGTTAGGTGATAACTTTGAGTTCATCCTGCAGTAATGCGTGAATTCTTCGCAATGGCCTATCTCTTCGTGCTGGGCATTGTAACTGTAGCTGGTGCATTTTTATTTTTAGGTGCACCACTTAACGAAGAAGTTGCATTGATTCCTTTCATAGGTGTCTTTGTATTAGCTTTTGAACGTCTTTGCGTATTGTGTGGGGTTATTAAATGATTCTGTTCTGTTTCTTAGAGTTCTTGCTTGCCATTGTTATGACGACCATGTATTTCACTGGTGTATGGGTTCCATCAGCATTTGCTATTGGCTCATTTTTAGTCATCTGGATTATTTCTTCGTTCTGTTCTTGGATACGACACGCATCATGACTTATCGTCAAGCATTAAACCGTTGTATGCTTATATTAGGCGCCTTATTGGCGCTTTTTATGGCAATTGGAGTAGGAGTGGCTTATGGCGTTACTTCTATTATGCTTTTCTTGACTGATGTTATTATACAACTCAGTTCATTAATAGGGTAATAATATGTTAGAAATGACTCTTAAACAAGCACAAGATACTTTAGGTTCATTGAACTCTCGAGACCTTAAAAGTATTATTGATAATGAAGCATTAGCGTATGCACTCTACACTGTAGAACAACGTGCTATTCCTAATATGGTAGATGGTTTTAAACCAGTTCAACGGTTTGTTATTCATCGTGCATTGGAATTGGCTCGTGGTAATAAAAACAAATTCCATAAACTTGCATCTATTGCAGGTGGTGTAGCTGATTTAGGATATCACCACGGAGAAGGTTCTGCTCAAGATGCAGGCGCTCTGATGGCTAATGATTGGAACAACAACCTTCCATTATTAGATGGACAAGGTAACTTTGGTTCTCGCCTAGTTCAAGAAGCTGCTGCGTCACGTTATATCTTTGGGCGTGTATCTGATAACTTTTATCGCATTTACAAAGATACTGAATACGCACCAGCTCATCAAGATGAAGAGCATATTCCACCACGTTTTTACCTGCCTTTAATTCCCACTGTTCTCTTGAATGGTGTTTCAGGTATTGCTACAGGTTATGCGACTAATATCATGCCACATAGTTTAGCTTCTATTGTTGAATGTACTAAACTGGCTCTTAAAGGTAAGCTTAATAAAGAACCTGATGTAACGTTCCCATTATTCGATGGTTACATTACTTCGCCTGAACCAGGCCGTTATGAAATACGTGGTAAATACAAGTTTACTTCAAGAACTCAGATGTACATCAGTGAAATCCCGTATAAATGGGACCGAACTAAGTATGTTGAAAAAGTATTAGACCCTCTTGAAGATAAAGGTTTCATCACTTATGATGATGACTGTTCTGAAGAAGGGTTCGGCTTTAAGATTAAATTCCGTAAAGAATATTTTCTTGGTGAAGATGACGAAAAACGTCATGAAAAAATCATGAAAGACTTTGGTCTTATTGAACGTCGTACACAGAACATTACTGTTATCAACGAAAACGGTAAGCTCGAAGAATTTAGTTGTGCTTCTGATTTGATTCGTAGATTCGTAGAAGTTCGTAAAGAATATGTTCAAAAACGTATTGATTCAAAAATTAATGAAACCGAAGAAGCCTTTAAATTAGCTTTGGCTAAAGCTCAATTCATTAAAACAGTTATTGATGGCAAAATTGTTCTTCAAGGTAAAACTCGTAAACAATTACTTGAAGAAGTGGCTCAAACATGGCCTGATTATGCAGATAAACTGGTCGCGATGAACATCTATCATATTACTTCTGACGAAGCCAAGAAACTTGCACTTGAAGCTAAGTCTAAAAAAGAAGAACATGAATACTGGAAAACAACTGATGTTGTTACCGAGTATACTAATGACTTAAAGGAAATCAAATAATGGCTTTTGTTATCTCTGTTCTTACTATAGGACTTATGGTTTTATTTGGAAGCACTTGGTCAATTGCTTGTGCTTCTGGTCTAGTTCTATGGGCTGTTTTGAAGTTACTTGCGGCTTCTTTACGTACTCTGTTGTCATAGGTACGCTCAGGGACTCCGAAAGGGGTCCCTTTTATGTTTCTACATCCTCTCAAATTAAATCTCCCTGGCGCTATCCTGCGCATCCAAATATTTTTGCTTAAAGTGTTTACATCTCCTAAGAACATGATATTATGCTTCTACAGACAAAATGTTGAAACGGAGAATAAAATGAATCTTATCGAGCGTATCGCATCTAAAGCTTTTTATGATAACGGACACTTATATCATTCTGTTGATTCAGCTAAAGGTTTCTTTGAAGCCAAATGTAAAGAGCATAATCTTGATGGTTGGACTTTCCATGTAGTTTCGTCTACCTCAAAACGTAACATTGGATATTGCTCTGCATGGAGAAAGAAAGTTGCTATTCAAGCACACTTCTTCTTTGCAATGACGGCTGCTCAGGTTGAAGAAACGATCCTTCATGAACTGGCACATGCATTAACCCCAGGTGAAGGTCACTCTAAGGTATGGCGTGCTAAAGCTATTGAACTTGGTGACAAACATGCTCGTGCTACTACAAACATTCGTGGTGGTGCTGGGTTCCGTGAAGAATGGATGATTAACTCGGGTCATACTCGTCAAGAATCAGAATTCGACGTAACTGCTTTCACTGATCGCGAATTACCACGTTCTAAGAAACCTTCTTCTCCAAATTTTGGAGCTCCGGCAAAACGTGTAGCCAAGCCTACTAAGTTGGCAATCAGTATCTTCCATGACAAAAAAGTTAATGATAACAACTGGTTATGGATGGATAACTTTAAGCGCGAATTCATGAACTGTGGCTACAATGAACGCTACGCAATGGTTCAGTGGGACCTTTGCAGAAAAATGTTTGCATAAGGTGTTTACTTCTGCATTAAACGTGTTATTATAGACCTATCAGCTAATGAGCTGAAACATAAAAAAACCTTGATTAAAACATAATGGAGTTACAAAATGTCTAAAGTTACTTACATCATCAAAGCTTCTAACGACGTACTGAACGAAAAAACTGCTTCTATCCTGATTCAAGTTGTTAAACAAAACTTCATCACTTCAAGTGAAATCCGTGAAAATCTGGCTGAAACAATGAATGCTTCTTCAGTGAACTCAAACATTGGTGTTCTGATTAAGAAAGGTTTCATTGAAAAATCTGCTGATGGATTTATGGTAACTGAAGATGGTATGGACATCATTAACAAAGCTGCTGACATCTATGCCGCTGAAGAGAAACCAGAACTCACTAAGGTACGTAAAACACGTAGTGCTCGTGGTGTTACTCCTGAAATGACTAAAATGGCTGATGATGTTAAAGTTGCGATGGAAGATGCTGATTTCGAAATCAAAGAAATTGCTGAAAACCGTAGTAACTTAGAAGTTCGTCTGGTTAAACGTACTAAAGGTGTTCGTCAGATTGAAGTTCGCCGTGATGGTAAAGTTCGTATCTTTGGCTACAACATGGATGAAGCTTTAATTAAAGCTTTCTCTGATGCAGGTTTTGCAACTAAGATTGGTGGTAAAAACGTGTACATCGACACAACTTCTACTGCATCTCTGGTCGAAGTTAAAGCAATGCTTAAAGTACTGGCTTAATTGAGGAAAATATCATGAATAAATTAGAAATCATTAACGAACTCCGTCGTTGTGTTGAACGTCGTAATGAACATGTTTGGGATGTATGGTATAAAGGCGAATACCTTGGTGAGATTGCTCGAGTGTCTGATATGAACAACCAATATGTTTGTATTCGCGAAAACTGCAATGACTTTTTAGGTCAACGTGAAAACTTCATGGCTGCGATTTCATCATTCGTTCCTAACGCTATTAAGGTTAAGACCGAAAAAGCTACTGTAGCTATGCGTGAAGCCATGAATAATACCCCAGACCTCAAACAGATTGGTATTCGTGAACCTAAAACAATATGGCAGAAAATTAAAGGTTGGTTTAAATGATTCCTATGGAACTTGATTGGGACGGCGAAGGCTTTGCTCTTAAAGCTATTGAAGAGCCTAAAGTTGAAGAACTGGTCGAAGAACTTAAAATCCCAGAAATTTGTTTTAAGGTCGCCGATTGGTGGGACGGACGTTTGCTTCAACGACGTATCGTATGTGCAGCGAACCGTTTTAAATTAAAAGATGGTGGAACAGTGGTTATTCCTGGTTCTCGTCATTATTCTAAAGACATGGCCGAAGTAATCGATTTGATTCGTGATAAAGTTGTCACTGACCACGTTCATGGCGATGACCAAGGCTTTATTGACCAGTGGGGTGAATACTGGAATCGCAAAGATGCTTTAATCATTGCCACTCACGCTAACCAGATTAACACCGTACGTGAGAAAGGTGCACCACTCGACACATTATTCTCAGAGGACCTTTATTAATGAACGTTAAAATTCTTCAAATCGATGCTTTAAACAATCAAATCCAAGCTCTGAAACGAGCTAATGAAATGATGGATGAAAACTGGGGAACTTATACGAATGACCCAGGATTCAAGATGGCTGAACATCCTTTCATTAAGAAGCTTCTTGACCAAGAATATGTGTGTCCTTTTACTTCACCGTTTAACGGTAGTGCTAAACCCTTCTTGGCTGAAATGTATAAAGCTATGAACGAAGAAATGATTAAAGAACTTGAACGAAAGCTGAAGGTGATCAATGCCGAGAACAATATACAAAAAAGCTGATTATTTCAATAGCTTGAATCGTTCAGAGAAAGCCAGGATTAAACGGTTTATCGTTGAACTTGGGTATACTGATGCTCGTGAACTTGATTCACATATCGTTGAGTGTCGTATTGCTCGACGTTTTGAAATTACTACGACTTGTCTAAGAGAGATTATTGAGCACTATGGAAGAGAGAAATTGGGTCGCTAAGAACGATTTTAACCGTGCTTCTGTTCACAAAGATAAAAAGAAAGCACAACAAGAATCTAAACGTAAACAAAAGCATAAAGGAAAATACGATGAGCCACAATCTTGAGAATGTAATCCAAAGTCAGCGTGAAATTGAACGTAACGCCTATGAGCGAGAGAAAGCGATGGTTGAATCCATTAAAACGACTCATAGTATTGTGTTCGGTTTGAAGAGAACACATGCAGCCATAGTTCCTGCGTACGTAGCGGCGAATGCTATCATAAACCAGTTTAATTGTGTTAAGTCTATTGGTGAATATAAAGATTGTCGACTCGACAAAATCAACTGTGACTTCGAGCTTAAATCTCCATCACCTTCACAGATTATGAGCGCAATGCGATTCATCGAAGCCGTAGCTAAAGATAACGGGTTTACAACTCAACTGTAACGTGGTAGAATAGCTCTATTGAGTTAACTATCCTTTAAGCTGTAGGAAAAATAATGTCTAAGATTGAAATTGTTCGTGAAATTGTTACTGTTGCTTCTATTCTGATTAAAACTTCTTGTGAAGATATTCTTGAAAAACGTGAAAACTTTATTGCATTTTTGAATGAGCTAGGTCTTCGTAATGAGCATGGGCGTGAGCTAAATCTTGCTAATTTCAAGAAGATGATTGACGGGCTTAATGATGATGAGCGTTCTTCTTTGGTAGAAGAATTCAATGAAGGTTTTGAAGATATCTATCGTCATCTGGCTATGCATAACGCGTAAAGGAGACCGAAGTCTCCTTATCTTGCTCTTCCTAAAGTACGGGCGGCCTGTTGACATATAGCGTTTAATCTTGTTTCTGATAATATCGGTGGTTGATACCAGTACATTGAAACAGTTCCTGAATAAACATTGTCTAGATTGAAATAAGGGCAACTGAACATGTACTTCAGTTCAGTGTCCTTTTTCTTTGTAGGTAAGAAAACAAACTCGTTATTAGATGAAAATGCTGCACCTGATAAATGAGTTGAATACTCTCCTGATGTCTTGTCTACTGGATACCCACCTAAGTTTTTTTCGTTAACTGAAGTAGGTAATCTCCCTTCATATGCAACTAAATCAACAAAATAGTTAAGGTTTTTAGGCCTGAAACTATAAACTGCTGAGAAGTCTGCACCACTTGATACATGAACTATTTGAAGTTGTTCTAGAGCAGAGCTATCAAATTTCACATCGCGATCCTGTTGAAGAACTTTAGCATACGTCTCATAACGAGACTGCTTATAAGTCTCCATGAAGGTATCGCCTTTGTACCAAATCAGGCATAAAATGAACAAAATAACCACTGTAAGAACTCTCGATGCGAGAACTCGTCCAGTGGCATTATCTTTGAAGAGTCTGTCCAGAACACCAAATAGAATATCCACGATTGGGATAGGTGTTCTTGGAGTTGTCATTTTTGTGTCCTCTTTTAACAGAGGTATTTATATTTGATATATAGTTACCGTTATATTTTTGTTAGCATTAGCTTTGACCCAATCTCTAAAAGCGTTATTACCTACAGTAACATAATACCCCCAGACTCCGCCTTGGGTTCTAGAATAAGTGAATTCATATGTGTGCCCAGTACTAAAAACAGCTCTAAGTTTTGCACCCATGTGAGCACTCATGCCTAAATGGCAGTTATTGCCTGTAAATGGTTCAGCACCTATTCCTACACAATTTTCTCTATTGCCAGAGAAAGAGCCTAAAGCACCATTTGCATAATCGTAAAGATTGGAATTAGTAGCTATTTTCCATCCTATAAATCTAGCGCCCTTTGTATTCATATTAATTGTGAATGAGCCTATATGGACGGATTTACCAGCCATTTCTGACATCCAGCCTGCTGCAGGGAGCCTTAAGGCGACCCTAGCCTCAGTCATCCATCTTTTTCCTGTAACATCGACTGCAGATGAACCTATCCAGCCTGGTACGTTAACTACTGCCATTGATTTATCCTCTTTAGAGGCCGCTGGCAGTTCTACCGCTAGCGGCGATGTGTGAGCATCGTTGCGCGCGGCGATGTGTGAGCATCGTTGCGCGCGGCGAATAAATAGAATTTTTGACCCATTTTGACGATAAATCATCAAAATGGGGTAATTGTATTTATTAAAAAGATAAATTAATAACTAGTTTTGTGGAATACATTCTAATCTTTGGTTAACTCTAGCATTTAAAAAGTTAAAAAGCCCATTAACATCAGCGGCACCCCAAGTTTCCCATACTGTTCCTGAAATAGTTTGTTTAAGATAATTAAATTGAAAATTAGTTCCACCAATCTTAAGAATAAGGTTTCTTTTAGGTAAGTTTTTACCGGTAATACTAGCACTAGTAGAAACTCTACTCCTTGAAGCCAATAAGTATGTTATTCCACCCCAGATCCCGTCAGCGTTTTCAAGTTTACCTATAGTTACAGAGCCATAGTTAGAAAGTCCATGACCTACATCAGTTGCATCACCGGCGAGGGGAGTAGTCCAAACATTTCGACCTACTGTAAGAAAGAATGATCTAGATTTTCCTGCTAAACTACTCATCCAAAAAGGAGTTCCTATCCCTAGGACACTTCCTGCTGAAGCCATCCATCGTTGGCCTGTTTCTACTGCGGCAGATTCTCCAATCCAACCCGGAACACCTACAATTGCCATAATAAATCCTTAAGGGGCCGAAGCCCCTATTTTATTTTGATTCAAGTTCTTCAACACGAGCTTTAAGTTCTTTGATAGCATTAACTAACAGAGCAATAGTCCCAGAAGCTGAAACATTAAGAGTACCTTCATGCTCTGAAACGGCTTCAGGTAATACAGATCGTAAAGTCTGGGCAATGATACCTGCTTCAGTTGTTTCATATTCAGTAGATTCACGAGTATTTTTCTTCTCGTAAATTAAACCATCAAGTTTATCAACTTTATCTAAAGCATTTTCAATTTTCTTGAAGTTGCGTTTTAAACGAATATCTGAACGAATATAAACGTTGTTGAAGTTTGCATCACCATTACCATAAACTGTACGGCTGAACTGGATATCTGAAGCACGTAAGTTAATAGTAGTGTTGTTCAAATAACTATGGAACGTTGCATCGTTACCAGTACCACCCATACCAACATAAAATCCGTTAACACCGTTTCTCCTACCTATAACATAAGTAGAACCACCTGTAGGACAGTCCATATTTATGCCCGGGCCGTTCGCGTTTATGTTTAAAGTGCTAGACATGGTATCACCATTTTTCTTAACAAATAGTGCATCTATCCAGCCTGCAAAACCAGATTTATTGATATAAACGTTACCGTCATTAGCAAATTGACCACCACCCGGAGTAGCGATAGAACTAAGTCTAGCACTGCCTACAGATATAGCTGATGCATTAATGGTATTAGCACCATTAAAATCACCGTTAGGTTGAAAAGCAAAGTTTCTGTCATTACCAGCAGAATCTTTCATATGGATGTGGAAAGAACCTACGTTAATCAAAGTACCTATTGACCAAGTTCTATTTCCGCCAATATATTTTTGCTTAAGAATAGGACAGTATTCAGAAGTAGAAGCACTAGTAATTCTTTGGAAAATCATTGCTTCATTATCATTCTGTGAAGCCCAAGAGCCATGACCTATACTACCTGTATAAGTTTTAACATATTCCGATTCAATGCCTGGAGCAACAGTCAGTCCGCCACTAATACCAACGCCGTTAGCCATTGAAACACGTCCTGACACATTGTTGATAGTAAAAGGACGGAAACTATTCCATGTACCATATTGGTCGCCTGAATTAGTCAACATAAAATAAGTGTTGCTACCATCATTACGAATAAAGAATCCGTAATTCCCATACACGGCACGGAAATGGTTTCCAGTCCCAGAGGCTCCACCATTTCCAAGAGCAACTACTTCCCCTCTGACCCTAAACATACCACTAGTACTAATTTGTAATTCTTCTTGAGCGTCAGTAGAACCAGTAGATAAACGCCAAATTCCACCTTCGACTGTTTCATGCCAAATCGTTGAGTTATTTCTTGAACGGAATCTACGTAAATAAGATTTAGCATCAGCAGCTACAGTGTTCAAATCGTCCCATTTATAAGTTCCTTGTGGAACGTTAGTAGTATTCATTGAACCTGTTAAATTAATTTGGCCTACATTCGTTAAACCATTATAAACATTAAGGCCACCTTGGTTAATGTTTATACCACGTTGCATATCAAAAGATGCAGAACCTTTACCACGGAAATAATGATTGTATTCGCCTGTAGCTCCAGCATAATAACCTATTAAGGTTAATCCGTTTCCGCCTGCGTTATTTTCATCACCTGAAGTATTTACTTGTAGTTGAGCATTATTAGCTGGTGGATTAACAGCATTACCATTAGCATCAGAATGCTGGACGTGTAATCGATTATAAGAACGGTTTATGGCTTCACCTGCAGAAAATCTGAAAGCCATATTATTAGCCGATAAGAAATCTAAATTACCTGCTGAAGTTTGTCTTAAACCAGTATTAGTTTCGCCAATAGTAATAGAGTTATTGCCAATAGCAGAATATCCTGGATTACCTACATGTAAACTGCCTGTGAAGTTACCGAGACCTTTACCTGCGGATGACCCTACTGCAAAAGCTTTATTTTCAGGACCGCTACCAGTATAAAGAGCCCATTCAGGACCGGTTCTTTCATCAACCAATTGATGCCAAATGGTTCCGCCAGACATGGCTCGACCTTTATAGACATAGTTTAATGCTAGTGCCCCGTTTTCTCCAGGAACATAATTAACTAAATCTAACCACCCATAAGATTCATCGCTATTTGACCGCCAAGGTTTATCTCTTGTGTAAATACGAGTTGTGTTAATTGTAGGGGCCACAGCTTCGATAGAAAAACGCCCACGTTGAGATACTAAATCTCTTGGAGCTGAAAAATCACCGTTACCACGGAAGCTAAATAAAGATTGGGCTTTGCTATTATCAAAACCATTCATAACCCTAAGGTTAATAGTCCCTTCAGTAGCGGTTTGTGGTAAAGCGTACATGACGCCTCTTTCATAATTATTAGTTAGGCCTACTTCTTCACCTTCAAACCAAAGATGAGCGTTCCCACTATTACCACCTCTAGTCCTAATAACCCCAGTAGAAGCTTTTAAATCGCCATTAGAAACTACACCCGCTGAAGCTGTTATAGTTTTAGCATTGATGTCCCCGGAAGTAGTGTAATCCCCGGTTTGAGTGTAATTACCAACCTGAACAATATCGCCGTCTACACGACCACCTTTTGCAAAACCAAGGTCAATGATATTCCCTTCATCATCTTTAGTGAAAATCATACGATCTTCGAGGTTCAGGGCTAATTCACCTTCTAATACTTGTTCAGGCAAAGGTCTTGAACCAGCTGTTTTACTTCTTTTAAATTGTATTGGTTTTAAAGTTGCCATATGTCCTCTTAGCTGTAATAGCCGAAATCTTGGTCTGCATCTCGAAGAACCGTTTGGTCGTATCGAGTTAATTGGTTCGGCTCAATTGCCGGATTTTCACTAGACATATTAGGGGCTCGAAGCTCACCTTTCATAGTCTGTAAGTCAGTAGTATTTATCTTGACCTGTTTGTCATTAGTTACATTACCAAGACTTACATCTGTAGGAGTAGGTGGGTTAGCCGGACTAAAGACTCTTGTATTAGAATCCCAAACCTCTCCAGCAATAACTTTACCCATAACTGTCAAACGTGGATTGCTTAAATCCTGACTTGGGTCAAAAATAATAAATGGTTTATTTTCACTAGTTTCGAAAGCAAATGGTGATTCAATCTTAATAGACGCTGAATAATTTACAGTAGGCTCGGTAGAACCTGGCTTGCCAAATTTAATCTTGTATCCATTATTATCTGTGAATCCAAAGCCTTCAACAAAATTCACTGCTTTAAGATATTCGCCGCCTTGAGCTTTAGAAACAAAATCATTATCTATTGCTTGTGGCTTATCTTTTTCTGTATAAACCTTAAATGTTTTGTACAGAAGAGAGTCACCAACTGGGAACAAAGGAAAATTACCTTGGTGCCAAATGACTGCTCCTCCGACCGTAGAACTAGCTTTTAAATCGGCCATGATGTGTCCTCTTATTAATAAGCGTATTTATACGAAAATGGGAGACCGAAGTCTCCCTATGTTATACAGTTTTCGCGTATTCTCTAAATTCAGCAGATCTAATTTCACCGGATGGATCATCTTTAGTGTCTGGAAGAATAAGAAGTTCACTATTCTGTCCATCTATAGCTTTATTCATTCTTATACCATTTACACCAAATTCAGCTGATCTACTAATTGCTTCATCTTGTCTAGAAACTTCAAGAAGGATTAGATTTCTTACAGCGCCTAGTCCTACACTAGTATCTTGACGAGGATATCGAGCAGCAATTACCGTGAAGCCGTCAGCAGTAGCAGGAACGTCTATATATCGTTCGTACTTTATCCATCTATCTGATTGTCCGATGGGCACCTCGTTAGCCTGAGACGTCAGAATCGTACTTCCTTTAAACCATCTAAAATTTAATCTAGTGGATTGTCCTGAATCTAGAAGCGCTTTATCCGCAAATAGCTCAAAAGAAGCCTTAAGCTTTGAACCAGGAGTAATAGAATAGTCTTTCATTGAAGCAATGATAGGCGCTCCAGAAGGATATCGTTTAAATTCATACTCGGTAGCACTAGAAGCTTCATCAGCTTCTTCTATGGCTCTTTTAACAAATCCAGTGGCTCCAATATCATCAAACTTGTCATACACTACTTCTAATTGAGCTCTTACATCTTCATCACGAAGGACCCCGTCAGAATAAGTTGTGTGTTCTTGTATGATTTTTTTCTTATGAACTGAATAAAACGCAACATAAGAACATGGATATTTAGAGCACATCCATGTGCCTGGCCAACTAGGAGATGCAACAGATTTGAACCAATTATCAACAGTTTCGCTAGAATAAAGTCTATCCCCAGTGCTTAGTACAATAATTGTATTATCTTTAGCCACAAGTGAAGTCATATAATCGACAAAGCTTTTATTAGCTCCTACAAGTTCACCATTTTTGAAATCAAATATTTTGCGGGAGATAACTGTATTAGTAGAAAGATTTATTTCGCGAACATTCATCCCAGGAGAATTTCCTTGTTCTCCTAATGGCTTATCCTGCAGTAAAATATATTCATTTGAAGGAGCCGAGCTTTTCAGCCCGGCAGCTACTGAGAGTTTATATCTTACGGCATTATTTTCTGACATAATTTGAGTTTCGACAAATCCTTCGCCAAAACCTGCCATAATATTAGACATAATACCTCTTATGGATTATCAACCCAAGTGAATTTAACAGTACGAGTTGTTTCGTCTGGTTCAATACGTACATTACCGATCTGAAGCCATTTATGGATTTTCAAGTTATCGAATGCAGAACCAGCGGTAGAAACAGCACCGATATCAGCCGCAGTAGGAGGAGCCTCTGAAGTAAACATACGAGACCATTGACCCCATGTGTTACGAGCAGAATCCCACATCTGCATATACATTGAAACCGCATTATGGTTATCCTGTGGAACCTGTGGACGAGGAGTCCAAATGCGATAAGTATATGCTGCAGATACACCGAACTGAGACATAGTTCCTATTGATTTAACTTCTTCATAACGCTCAACTATACCGGTAGAACCGCCTTCTTCACCCTCAACAAATACTGGGACAACATAACCAGGTAATTTATCGTAATGGGTTTTCTTAGTGATTTCAGTAGACCAAGTACCGATTGTTTCAGAAGATAATGGAAGCATGGCTTTGTCTTGGTCCATGATGATTGACATTGCAGCGTTCACTGTTAAGCGACCGCTCATGTTATCACCAATTTTCTTAACAAAGTTATTGCCAACAATATCAACTGCGTTTTTAGTAGTCAGAACAGTATAAGGAGTTGATGGAGAATCTTTATCATAGATATCGATTTTTCCAGCATCAACTGTTTTGATAACTAATTTTTGAGTAGTTGAACCAACTGAAACGACTGGGGTAACACCAATTGTTTCTGAAGTTAAAACGTTTACACCGTTCAGCTTATAAGATTTTGAAACATCTACTGAAGGAGCGGCAATTTGTCCTGCTGAAGTCAAGTTACCATTTTTATTGATAACTAATGCGTTAGTATCTCCTGATTTGAATTCCAAGGTTTCTTTAGAAGTCAGTGAAGAAACATTCCAAGGATTGTCTTTACCTAGCATATTGAAAACAGCATCACCCGTTCCATCGCCAATAGTAACACTCTTAACGCTCGTTACAGAATCAAACTTCGCAGTAGAAGTTGAAACAATAGGAGCCGAAACTGTCGTTTCTTTAGTAAGAGTCAATTTACCATTAACTGTTTGGTCGATATCACGACGAATGAACTGAGATGAATCTAGTCCATCTAAATTACGTGAATCTTCGGCTTGACCCATTTTAGGGAGATAATTCGCTAAAGTCTTGTTTAATTCATAAGGAGAAATAGCATAGCCAGACTTCTCGTAATTTTCAAGAGGTTTAGTTGAACCATCTACATTATTACCTTCCCAAGTGATAGCATTTTCTGAAATCTTAACTAAGCCACGTAGAATTGGCGATGCTTCCCAAGTTTTTTCTACTTGGATAACGTGTTTCAGATTTTTAGGAGAAACAGCTGTAATAGAAGAAGTTCCAGCTACTGTTTCAACTTGGGTAGCGATTTTAACGATACCTTCAGTAGATTCGGTTGCTTTCTTCTTATGCAGTTTCAAAGGTGTAACAACAGTCTTATCATCTGTTCCAGTATCAACTTCACCTTGAGTTGCCAGGCGAGCTGTGCCACGTTGGGTTTCAGATGCTTCTTGGATATCAAGGGTATAATGGTTCCAGAGAGTTCCTTGTTCTACTAAACCACTATCGGTTACAACAGAAGTACGGGCAGTATCATTGAAATGTGTTTTAACTTTCAACGGAGTTGAAATAACATTATCTAAAGTACCTGCATCAAATTCAACTTGTGTTGCAATTCTTGCCAAACCAGTCAAATCTTCACGAGCCTTACGGTCATTCAATTTCTTAGGTGTAACAATTCTAAAATCATCAGTACCAGCATCAGTTTCTGCTTGCGTAGCAAGTTCACTAAATCCAATACGAGTTTCAGTAGCAGTTTTCTTATGCAATTCAACAGGAGTAACTGCGGTCTGGAATCCTTCCTGAGAGACGCCTGAAATAACTTCATTAGCTGTGGCAATGAACAATGAACCCTGTTCTGTATAAGTCGCCTTCTGTTGTGCCAGGGACTTAGGAGTTACAATATCAGTGTTATTGTCATAATCATAGACATTGGTTCCTTTAGTTGCACGATCTACGCCTGCAGTAGTTCCAACTGTAGAAACAAGTTTAGCGATACCAGCCATATTTTCAGTTGCACGACGTGCTTCTAATTTCTTTGGCGTTATAATAGTTGTATCATCTGTTCCTTGGTTGGTTTCAGTTTGAGTAGCTATTTCGGCTAAACCACGAGAAGTTTCAGTAGCAACACGTTGATTCAGTTTTTTAGGAGTAACAATGACATCATCTAAGAAAGCAAAGTTAGAATCCTGTACAACTTCTGCCGTAGTAGCTAAACGAGAAATACCACGTCTTGATTCGGTAGAAGTACGATTTGCTAAAGTTTCAGGAGTAATAGCAAGTTCTTTTTCTGGATTGTTTTCTTTATCAACGTTAGCTTGAGTCTGGCTCGCCAGTGCAATTACGCCTAAACGTTTACGAGTTTCATCTGTTTTAGAATCGACACGTTCAACTGTTGGATCGTTTGTTGAAACTACCCAATAATGTTTAGTTCCATCTTCAATATAAGAAAGTTCAATAATAGGAACATAATCCTGAGTACCGTCAAAGGTTAATGAAGTAACTTGTACCCATTCTACTTCAGGTGGATATTCTGAACGTTTAGGGAATTGAAGTAAAGATTTAGAAGTAGCTATTGTATCGCCTTCAGCCGCTTTAATAACAACTTTCTGTCCTTTACGCATATAGTTCATAGCGATACGAACTTTATCGCCTAATGCAACTGATAATGGCAATTCAACATTAATAGTTTTTTCTATAGCATTATTCGTACCAAACACCATAACACTTTCGTTAGGCATAAGTTTAACATCATCACGAATAATACGAAGACGAGTCCTGAGATCGCCATCCCAAGTGCGCCAAACTTTTTCAGCAGCATCAAATACAACTAAACCATCACCTGAAGTACGGTATTCAGCCTGATGAACCCCAGCTTTACCAATACTTGTACTATCGTCAAAAGTACGAAGCTGTAAATGATGAATAGGACCTAACCCGTCAAGATCGGTAAAATAAATGATGTCACCATTATTAGCAAACTTAGGCAGCATTACTTTAACTAGACCTGGGTTTGCATGGGTACGGAAAATATGTTCACCAGCCGTTGCTCTATGTTCAGCTGCAGAAGTTACTCTGATAGCATGTTCATCTTCTTCATAAGAATAGAATTGCCATTGTCTATTACTAAAAATGAAAATACTTTCAGCACGTGCTTTAGTAATAATTACTTCAGAAACAGGAACATTAAAACGGATAATAGATTGGTTAGAAATTTTAACCTTTAATGAGTTATACCCAACCTTACCGCCAACATCTTTAATTACTATTGTGTCTCCATCTTGTGGAGTATTAGGTAAAACAAATCCAACATCACTTGTTTCGGTTGATACAGAGATGTAATCACCTGATTTAAGTGCGTTATTAGCACCAGAAGTTACATACTTCCATTTAGCATCTGTACGTAATGCTGTCCAACGAGGTTCTTGGAACGTACCAGCTGGAGCTGCGATATCTTCTTTTGCAGTCCAGATACGTCCATCAAACATCACTGCAAAATTCTTACGATATCCACGAGTACTATCATATTCTTGGATGGTGTTTTCTTCAATAAAGAATTCAACGTTTACACCATCAGTTTTTGTATTGAAATCAGCTTTAGAAACGTTGATAACTTTTTCGCCACCTGCATCAAGGCCGGACGTGGCACGGAAAGCAGGTTTTAAAATATCGGCCATATTGAGTTTCCTTTAGGTCTTGGAGTATAGAGATATTTATAATGTACGCTTTCATCACAAAGTGTTACTATAGCTGAGTTGACTAATTGAACAAGGTTCATTGAAATGAGTTTAGATTTTTTACTTCCTGAAGAGGATCGTCCTAAAGAAGGTTATGTTCTTATGGACTTCAGCCAGATTATCATGGCTGCGGCTTTCACAGAGTTTGGTGAAGCTAACAAATTTCCAAAAGTAACTGTTCCTATGTTGCGACATCTGGTTCTGCAATCTATGCGTAAGAACAAGATGATGTTCAAGAAACAAGGTTACGAAAATCTTATTGTGTGCGTAGATAACTCTAAATCAGGGTATTGGCGCCGTCAAGAGGCTCACTATTATAAGAAAAACCGTGCATTAGACCGTGAAGAATCAATGTTTGATTGGGCTGGATTATTTGAAGCTCTCCATATTGTTGTGGATGAACTAGAAAAATATATGCCTTATATTGTCATGAATATTGATACTATTGAGGCTGATGATCATATTGCTATTCTGGCTCAGCACCTAACTATGTTAGGACATCCAGTTGTAGTTTGTTCGTCTGATGGTGACTTTACACAGCTCCATAAATTGCCTAATCTTAAGCAATGGGCGCCAATGTTCAAGAAATGGGTAAAATCTAAAACAGGTTCTCCATTACTTGATTGTGTGACTAAAGTAGTTAAAGGCGATAAGAAAGATAACGTCGCATCAATTAAAGTTCGTGGTGACTTTTGGTTGACTAAAGTAGAAGGTGAACGTACTCCTCCTACTAAGCAAAAAGAACTTGAAGATATCGCTGAGCATTATTATGACTTAGAAAAAATTGAAAGTTTACTGACTCCTGTTCAGTTTGAACGTTTCAAAGAAAACCGTATTCTTATAGATATGGACTTCATCCGTGATGACATTAAGGCTTTAATCATGGAACGTTATAATAATTACAAGGTACCACCACGTTCACGAGTTTATTCTTATTTCGTGAAATCTGGTCTGTCTAAACTAATGAATAATCTGAACGATTTTTGAGGTGAATATGAAAGAAGTTAAAGAAAAGAAAGAGAAAAAAGTTGAATTTGACGAAGCCGTCCATGGTGCTGACCTAGCTAAAATGGTTAAAGAAGCTTCTGATATTCGTCTTAAAATGGAAGCCTATGGCGACCAGATTAAAGAAATTAAAACCCGAGCTAAAAAAGAGCTTGGTGTAGATGGTAAACTGTTCAACCAGGTATTCGCTCTGCATCACAAAGGTACACGTGATCGTTTTGAATCTGAGAAAGAAGAGGTTGTTGAACTGTATGACTCAATTTTCCCTGCTAAATGATAATGGGGCTCCGGCCCCTCTTCCTTCTAAAGACGATATCAGTACTTCTTTAGATAAACAACAAAACGGGTTTGATATTGAAAAATTGGTTGCTGAAACTGGTTCTTCTTATCTAGAAGTTACTACGGCCTGGCTTGAAGAAAATTCTATCCCAGAAGGACAATTTGCTCGATTTATTCCAACAGGTATAATTGACAAGATTATGAGTGAAGCTATTGATGACCATATGCTTCGTCCTTCAATGGCTCGCACCCAACGAACGAACACTTTGGATTTCTTGTTATGATTAAGTACACCGTATATAAAACAACCAATCTGATTAATGGGAAGATTTATATCGGTGTGCATAAGCAAACTCGTTCCAAGGATTGGTATATTGGTTCTGGGAAAGCTTTCAAATCTGCACTTAAGAAGTATGGAAGAGAAAGCTTTTCAAAAGAAGTTTTATTCGAATATTCTAATCCTAAAGAGGCTTATGATAAAGAAGCCGAATTAGTAAATTCTGATTTTGTATCTGACCCAGACACATATAATTTAGTCCCTGGCGGTATAGGCGGTCCTGGTAAAAAGCTTAGTGATAGTCATATCAAAATTATAATTGAAACTAAAACTGGTATTCCTAGAACTCAAGAAGCTAAAGATAAGATGTCTAAAACTAGATTGTCTAGAAAGATACCGTCGCCTAATAAAGGTAAAATTCTTTCTCCTTCTCATAAGGATGCGTTAAGTAAAGCTAAATTAAAAAAGATTTTGGTTGATGATATAATCTACTCTAGTTCTTCTGAAGTGGCTGAAGAATATGGGATTGCTCTTTCGACTGTTAGAGCAAGAATATATTCTAAGAAATGGGATAATTGGAAATATTATGATAACGATTCGCATGCCTCCTAATGGCACTAGATTTATTAATGGTAAAAGTGTATATCAATTATATTTAATGTTAAAAAATCATTTTAATGGTCGTTACGACGTTATAAAGTATAATTGGACCATGCGAATCTCTGATGCCGCCTATAATAAGCGTCGCGACAAATATTTCTTTGAGAAATTAGCTGATAAACACAATCTTAAAGAACTCACACTTATATTCATGAGTAACTTGGTCGCTAACCAAGATGCATGGATTGGCGACATCAGTGATGCTGACGCTTTAGTGTTTTATCGTGAATATATTGGTAAACTAAAACGAGTTAAAACAGTGTTCGAAGATGATATTAAGAACATGTATTATTTCGCTAAGAAAGTTGAAACCAAATCGCTTAATGAATTATTTGAGTATAATAAGAACGTCAGCTCGAGTTATATCTTTAAACTTCTTCAATCAAACGTTATCAGTTTTGAAACGTTTATTTTGCTTGATTCTTTTTTGAATATAATAGATAAACATGATGAGTTATCTACTGATTTAGTTTGGTCGAATTACTCGGTTAAACTAAAGGCATACAAGAAAATTCTTAATATCGATGCTCTTGAAGCCAAAAAGCTCTTTATACAAACTATAAAAGCTTGCAAAATCTGATTATAAATATCAGTATGCCAGGTGTGAGGCATTATGTCACATCAACTAAAAACTGTTAATTAAATTAAATAAGGTAAAATATATGTTTAAGCGTAAAGACCCAGCAGCTCTGCAAGCACAACTGGCTTCCCTGAAAGGTGGTTCTGGTTTCTCTTCTGACGATAAGAATGAATGGAAACTGAAAGACGACAATGGTAACGGCATGGCTGTTATTCGATTCCTGCCAGGTAAAGGCGATGAAGGTCTTCCGTTTGTAAAACTGGTTAACCATGGCTTCAAGAAAAATGGTAAATGGTATATCGAAAACTGTTCTTCAACTCACGGTGATTTCGATAACTGTCCAGTTTGTCAACATCTGTCCAAAAATGATTCGTACAACACGAATAAGCCTGAATATCAACTCCTGAAGCGTAAGACTTCATACTGGGCTAACATTCTGGTTATCCAGGACAAAGCTAACCCAGAAACAGAAGGTAAAGTATTCAAGTTCCGTTTTGGTCAGAAAGTTTACGACAAAATCACTGCAATGGTCGAAGTCGATACTTCTATCGGTGAAGTTCCAGTTGACGTGACTTGTCCTTTTGATGGTGCAAACTTTGTACTGAAAACTAAGAAAGTAGGCGATTTCAAGAACTATGATGATTCTAAGTTCCTGGGCCAATCTGAAATTCCTAACATCACTGACGAAACGTTCCAGAAGTTCCTCGAAGAAAATATGTCTGATTTGAGCGAACTGACTGCGAAAGATAAGTTCAAAGCTCTGGATGTTCTCCAGAAGAAATTTGAACAGGTGATGGGTGTAGCCGCTATGGGTGGTGCTGCTTCTAAAGCTGCAGCTCAAGCAGATGCAATCGGTGATTCACTTGATTCTTTCGACAAAGATATGGCTGCCTTCGACAGTAAGCCTTCTACTCCAGCTTCATCTGGTGCTGAAGAAGACGACCTCGATGCTCTGTTAGCTGATATGTAATAATGATGGGAGACTTCGGTCTCCCATTTTTTGTATGGCACATATATGTTACATTATTAAGCTTTTTAATGGCTTATGTAACATATATGTGCCAAAGGGGTTTTAATCAAAAAGTGTTTACTTCTCCTGAGAACATGATATTATGCTTCTACACCAACAAAATGTTGAAACGGAGAATAAAATGAAACTTGAAATCGTAGCTAAAGACATGGTTAAAATGAATGAAGCAGCTGTTCAGTATGGTTGTGAAGTTGTAAGTGCTAAGTTGATTTCCAAATGTCATTTAGTTGTTCTGGAAGGTACTAAAGATGCTTTGATGGATTTCAATGATGAATTCTTCTTTAAGAATCGTGATTTACACCAGAACTACATGAACGAAATTCTTTCTGCTTAAGTGTTTACAACTAATGAAGAGCATGTTATTATGCTTCTACAGACAAAATGATTGGAGAACTAAAATGGCTCGTATTTACTTAGGTGTTGCTGATACTGAACATTTCGAAGCAACAATTGCTGACTACTCACTTCGTGAAATTTCAGCTGAATCATGTGGTTGGGGTTGGGAATACTGCATCGAAGGTGACCGTTCTCAAATCGAAGCTTATCTTCGTGAACAGTATTGTGTGGGTGCTGATGAAGATGGCACTTTCTTACGTGACACTTTGAAGGAAATTGAAGAATGATTCAGTTAAAAGCTCTTCGTGCTAAACGTGGTAAAGCTGCAGAAAAGAAAATCTTGATGGAAGATTACGGCATCCTCCAAGCGCAGTCTTGGAACTTAGTTATTCTTGCATGTGATAATGAGCAATCAACTTATAATGGTCTTTATCCAGAAGGCGTAGGTAAGGCTCGTGACACACATATGGCTAATATGAAACTCGTAGAAGATAAAATTCGTTCAATCTGTCACTAATCTATTCAGTTACCTATTCATAATTAATAGAATAGGTAACAATTTCAACAACTTAGAAAGATTTAATCTATTCAGAGGTCTAAAATGCAAGAAGGTAAATTCTATAGCTTTAACGAAGCTTTCCGTGCTGACTTTATTGAAGATAACAGTACAAATGAAAATATGCTTCGCCTTATTGAAGAGGGTGGTGGGTCGTTTGGTGTTCTAGAAATGGTCACTGAAGACACTGACAAGTACGTATGTAAAGTGCGTATGAAGAATGGCGAAGTCTACGATGCCAATAGCTCTGGCGATGAATACTTTGAGCTCTCTAATGGCGAATTCAAATACTTCGTTGAAGTAGGTTCAACTGCTGAAGGCGCCAAGTCTATGTCTTTGGTAGTGACCCGTGAGAACGCTGAAGAAATGATTGAGCTAATCAAAAAAGCTTTCAATAAGTAGTGTACAACGGTGTAGAGGCATGTTACTATACTTCTACACCAACAAGGAGAATAAAATGAAACTTAAACGTCAAGCTATCAACTTAGGTAAAGAATATCGTGGAAAATGGTACTTCATTATTGAAGGCAACAACCCAGAAGAAATCGAAGAAGCAGAAATGCGTCTCTGTGCTATGGAAACTGGCGCTTCTCTTGGTGGTCGTGTTCTTACTTGGGAAGATTATTGCGACGGCTGTCCTTGTTATAACGATGGTTTTGGCTCTGGTTTTTGGATTGAAATTGAAGAAGTCGAAGAGTTTAAAGCTGCTTGGAAAATTGCGAAGAAATTAAAATGAAAATCTTAACCGACTGGGAATGTAAGTACTGCGGAGGTGGACTTCTGTTCGCCGGTGGAATTTGTCCTAATTGCAAAATGAGGCAGGGTTAATGAAATTAGAAATGACACTTGAACAGTACCAAGAAGCTATGGAAAAAGCTAAAAAGGAAGGTGTTATAATGACTCTAGAAAAGTTGCGAGACGGCTTCCAAGAATCATATAACGAAATGACTTCTGGTTTCTTTTCACGTCTGGGACGAGAAGCGAATATCGAAATTGTTCGTCGTCTTATTCATTCCCTTGACCTCAGCATCATAGTGGCGAAAAAATCATGATTCAATTAATTTATGCATACGCAGGTACTAAAACGGTCGAAGGTAAAAATGAATACGCCTTTGGCCTAAATGGCGGTCTTCCATGGGGTCATATCAGTCAAGACCTAAAGAACTTTAAGGCTCGTACTGAAGGCACTATTTTGATTATGGGTGCAAAGACCTTTATGTCTTTACCTTCTCCTCTCAAGGGCCGCAAACATGTCGTTGTTCAAGATATGAAACGTGATTTCGCTCAAGCTCAAGATGGATTATTCGCTGACCTCTACATGAGTCCTTTAGGTTTTTCTGAATGGCTTGGTACTAAGCAACAAAGTTGTCAGAATATTAATGGTGACTTGATTTATATGTCGTCAAGTAATGTATACTCAGTGATAGGTGGTGCAGGATTACTCCAGGAAGCTTATCCTTTTGCGGACAAGGTAATACAGACCTCAATCACTAAACGTCACAGAGTTAATTCTGACGTACAACTACCGATGTCTTTTATTATTGCTCCTTCCTGGGAAAACTCTGGGTTCGAAATGAAAGAAACCCATTTCTATAAAATCGACGAAGTTACTTCTATTAGCGAGACTGTTTATGTCAAAACTCGGCTATAAATTACTTCTTCTTGAAGAAGACAAAAAACAAAAAGTCTGGAAAAACTGGCGCCATAAACATGGCATCTATAGTGTAGAAATTCCAGTCAATGAATTATACCAGTGGTCTAAAGATTGTTGTATGTATAATCATAAAGGCAACGAACCAGTTTATATTGGTAATTCGACTAAAACTTGGTTCTTAGGTCATGCTGCAGGCAATGTGAAGTATTATGATTCTGAGAATGGACCTGTCATGATTATCATTGGCCGTTTTTCTAAGACTGGTTCAGAAGTTTATATCAACCCATTGGATTATCCATATGAACATAACATTGCTTGAGTTAGAAGAACAAAAGAACTGGCCTTTATGTCCATTGATTTCAGCTCCTACTATTGCTGAATATAAAAAGGACCCACAGAAATATGCTCCTGATTTATATGAGCATGGTATCTACGAAATTGAAGTAGCCTTAGAAGCTATTCGTGGTGGCTCTGATTATTTCTGGTGTTACTCTGGCGGACCAGGTGTTTATAACCAAGGACGAATTAAAGTTTGCCCACATTATGGTCAAATTGTTCGTGCATCTGCTTTAGGTAATATAAATTATACTAATGATTCTATTATCATGATTGGACGGTTCGAAAAACAAGGCCGCGAAATCCTCTTTTATCCTCTACAAGAAGAATACCGATGAAACAATATCAAGAACTCATTCAGCATATTTTTGACGAAGGTTACGAAATCGACGATCGTACCGGAACAGGCACTATTGCTGTTTTCGGTACACAACTTCGTTTTGATCTCCAAAAAGGCTTCCCAGCAGTAACAACTAAGAAATTAGCCTGGAAAGCATGTATCGCTGAGCTCTTGTGGTTCCTGTCAGGTTCTACTAATGTCAATGACCTGCGTTTCCGTACTCATGGTTCTTATCTTGATGGTAAAACTATTTGGGACGAGAACTATGAAAACCAAGCGAAAGACCTTGGCTATCATGATGGTGAGCTAGGTCCTGTGTACGGCAAACAATGGCGTGACTTCGGCGGTGTTGACCAAGTGGTCAAGATTGTGAATCGTATTAAAGAAATGCCTAATGATCGACGTCAGATTGTTACAGCATGGAACCCTGCTGAAATTGATAAGATGGCTCTGCCTCCTTGTCATATGTTCTACCAGTTCAACGTCCGTAATGGTTTCCTTGACCTGCAATGGTATCAACGCTCAGTTGATGTGTTCTTAGGATTGCCGTTTAATATTGCTTCTTACGCCGCTCTAGTGCATATTGTAGCGAAGATGTGTAATCTTAAACCTGGCGAACTCGTGTTCACAGGCGGCAATACACACATCTATTTGAATCATGTAGAACAGTGTAAAGAAATCTTGCGCCGCGAACCAAAAGAGTTGTGCCAGTTAGAAATTGATTGGGCTGAAAACTTTGATTCTGCTTCAACAGAAGGTCAATTGCAACAAGTGACTGAAGCTATGATGCACGAAGATTTTGTTCTGAAGGACTATGAAAGCCATCCTTCTATTAAAGGTAAAATGGCAGTATGAAGATATGCCGAGTAGTTAATAAATACCACTCCGACTTCGACGTTAATATTCAGCGAGGAACGATGTGGGGAAACTACATCGGCAAGGATTGTGACAGCCGAGATGAAGCTATCTCGGCTTTTCAGTCTGAATTTGTCGAGAAAATAAGAACCGGAGCAATAACAAAATCGCATCTCGAAACATTAAGAGGTATGCGCCTGGGCTGCACATGTCACCTAAAACGTTGTCATGGTGATATAATAGCTCATATCGTTAATAAATTGTTTAAAGACACCTTCGAGATAGAGGACCTATGCAAGTAATAAAGAGTTCAGGCGTAAGCCAAGATTTTACACCTAGTAAAATCACCCAAGTCCTTGAATGGTCATGTGAAAATACATCAATTGACCCTTATGACTTGTACGAAGAAGTAAAGAGCCATCTGCGTGATGGAATGACTACTAAAGAAATCCATAAAGCCGTTATTAAAGTCGCAGCCAACCGTATCACTATAGACGAACCTGATTATCAATATGTAGCAAGTAACCTGGCTATGTTTGGTCTTCGTAAAGATGTTTACAATCAGTTCGAACCGCCTCGTTTTATTGACCATATCTCTCGTTGTGTTAATGAAAACAAATATGACCCTGAGATTCTGAGTAAATGGTCTGCTGAAGAAATTGAGTTGTTTGAATCTCAAATCAAACATTCTCGTGATTTCGAATTCACTTATGCTGGCACTATGCAGCTTATTGAAAAATATCTGGTAAAAGATCGTAGCACAGGTAAAATCTACGAAACACCCCAGTTTGCATTTATGCTTATTGGTATGTGTCTGCACCAAGATGATGGCGAACATCGCATTAAGAACGTGATTCGTTTTTATAATGCTGTATCGACTCGTAAGATTTCTTTGCCTACCCCTATTATGGCAGGTGTGCGTACTCCAACTCGTCAATTTTCAAGTTGTGTTGTTATTGAAGGTGGCGATTCACTGACTTCGATTAATAAGGGTGCTGAAGCTATTATTCGTTATATCAGTAAGCGAGCAGGTATTGGTATTAATGGTGGCATGATTCGTGCTGAAGGTTCTAAGATTGGTCACGGTGAAGTCAAACACACAGGTGTTATTCCATTCTGGAAACATTTCCAGACTGCAGTGAAAAGTTGTTCACAAGGTGGTGTACGTGGTGGAGCAGCCACTCTGTATTATCCTATGTGGCACCTTGAAGTAGAAAACCTGTTAGTTCTGAAGAACAACAAAGGCGTAGATGAAAACCGTATTCGTCATCTGGACTATGGTGTTCAGATTAATGACTTGATGTTTGAACGCTTGATTAAAAATGATTACATCACGTTGTTCAGTCCTGACATCATGAAAGGCGAACTCTATGAAGCATATTTTGCTGATCCTCTGAAGTTCCGTAATTTCTACGAAGCTTTAGAAAAAGACCCTACGGTTCGTAAGAAACGAATTAAAGCTCGTGAGCTCTTCGAATTGTTCTTTACTGAACGTTCTGGTACAGCTCGAATTTATCCTTACTTTGTAGATAACGTCGGTGAGTATGGTCCTTTTATTCGTGATGTGGCTACGGTTAAGCAATCAAACTTGTGCTGTGAAATCGCGCTACCTACTAAAGACGTTGGTGGTGAAGACCCAGAAATCGCACTTTGCACTTTGTCTGCTTATGTACTCGGTAACTTCGATTGGCAGAACCAAGATGAAATCAATGAATTAGCTGAAGTACAAGTTCGTGCTTTAGATAATTTGTTAGATTATCAAGGCTATCCAGTAGCAGAAGCACTGAAAGCTAAAAAACGTCGTGCACTTGGTGTTGGTATCACGAACTATGCAGCTTGGTTAACTGATAACTTTGCTTCATACAATGATGCTAACGATTTAACTCATGAAATGATGGAAAGACTACAATATGCACTTATCCGGGCTTCAGTTCTTCTCGCAAAAGAAAAAGGCGCTTGCGAATATTATTCAGACACTCGTTGGTCTAGAGGCGAATTACCTATCGACTGGTACAATAAAAAGATTGACCAACTCGCCGCTCCGAAATATGTATGTGACTGGGAACAGTTGCGGGAAGACCTCAGAAGTTACGGTATTCGTAATTCCACGCTCTCGGCCCTTATGCCTTGCGAATCTTCGAGCCAAGTATCAAATAGTACCAATGGTATCGAGCCGCCACGTGGTCCTGTAAGTATTAAAGAATCTAAAGAAGGTGCATTTAATCAAGTAGTACCTAATGTTGAAACGAACGTTGACCTTTACGATTATGCTTGGAAGCTAGCGAAATCTGGTAATAAAGGTTACCTGAATCAAGTAGCAATTATGCAGAAGTTCGTATGTCAGTCTATTTCAGCTAACACATACTACGACCCACAGAACTATCCTAAAGGTAAGGTTCCAATGTCAGTCATGATAGATGATATGCTTCATCTATGGTACTATGGCGGAAAGACCGCTTATTACCACAATACTCGTGATGGTTCTGGTACTGATGATTACGAAATTGAAGTTCCAAAAGAAGAAGATTGCTCTTCTTGTAAACTTTGATATAATGAGGACACGGATGTCCTTTTGAGAAAAATAAAATGAGAGAATACAAAATTTATATCAAATTTTCAGGCAAAAACGAACGCCTACTTACAATAGCTAAATTGAAATCTGTACCAATCAAACGTAATGAACATTCTGCATTATACAATATGCTGGAAGGTATCAAGATTGGCACAGCTTTTGCACCTAAAGAATATGTCAGTGTCGAATTCAGATACGAGGAAGTTAAATGAGCACAGTTTTTAATAAAGAACAAGTAGACGTCTTGAACGAGCCAATGTTTTTCGGTTCAGGATTAAGTATTGCACGTTATGATATTCAACGTCACAAAACGTTTGAAGACCTAATTGAAAAGCAATTAAGTTTCTTCTGGCGCCCTGAAGAAGTTAATTTGATGATGGACCGAGCGCAATATGAAAAGTTGCCAGTTCATCAGCAAGAAATCTTTGTTAACAACCTGAAATACCAGAGTTTGCTTGATACTATTCAAGGTCGTGCACCTGCAGCAGTATTATCCGCTCTGATTTCTGACCCAAGCCTTGATACTTGGAACCAGACTTGGACGTTCAGTGAAACAATTCACTCACGCTCTTACACTCATATCATGCGTAACCTGTTTAATGACCCAACTAAGATTTTTGATGAAATCGTATTAGACGATGCAATCATGGCCCGTGCCGAATCTATTGGTGTTTATTATGATGATGTTCTGACTAAGACTCGTCTTTGGGAAAACGCTAAAGCAGAAGTAGAATTTCATTCACGTGAAGGTCGTGATTACGACATGTATTGTGAAGCCGTAATGGCTCGAGATGATGCTAAACGTTCATTGATGAAAGCACTTTATCTGTGTATGCACGTTATCAACGCCCTTGAAGCAATTCGTTTCTATGTATCTTTCGCTTGTACTTTCAACTTCCATAAGAACATGGAAATCATGGAAGGCAACAGTAAGATTATGAAGTTCATCGCTCGTGATGAACAGCTTCATCTTAAAGGTACTCAATTCATTATTCGTCAATGGCAGATGGGTACTGACGGCGATGAATGGGTAGAAATTGCTAAAGAGTGCGAACAGGAAGCAGTAGATATTTTCATGGAAGTTAATCGCCAGGAAAAAGAGTGGGCTGTCCACTTGTTCCGTAACGGTGGTATGCCTGGGTTAAACATTAAAATCCTGAGCAACTTTATTGATTACCTTACAGTATCACGCATGCGTAGTTGTGGGTTGCCTTGTCCGATTACTGACGCTCCTCAGCGCCATCCATTACCGTGGATTCGTGAATACTTAAATAGTGATGCAGTCCAATCTGCTCCACAAGAAGTTGATTTATCTTCTTATCTTGTAGCCCAGATTGATAATGACGTTGACGAAAATGTTCTGACTAGCTTCCGTAAATATCTCTAAAGGATGGGAGACTTCGGTCTCCCTTTATTGCAATGAAACTATTTGCTGACGAATATTCTTTTATAAAATATGCTCAACTCAAAATGAACAAAGACGGAGAGATTGATTTAATTTCAGTCCCAAATAAATCAAACGTAATCTATGCAATTGCTGTAGACGATGAATTGATGTATATTGGTAAGACTAAAAACTTACGTAAACGCATCAACTACTATAGAACTGCTATAAATCGTTCGAGTTATACTAGTGATTCTACCAAATCAGTTTTAATCCATGAAGCTTTGATGGACGATAAGAAGGTCGAATTCTATGCTCGTCAATGTTTTAATTTAAGCATGACTAACGAATTAGGCACAATGTCTGTTGCTACAATGGACCTCGAAGAGCCGATGTTCATTAAACTATTCAATCCACCCTGGAATGTCCAGCATAAGGTAAAGAAATGATTTCTAAAAAAGAACATAATTTGTACAAAAATTTGATGAAACTGACTGACCCTAAGGACCAGTCTAAATTCTTCTTCAGAGACTTCCAGACCGCTTTTGGTGGTATGTATCGTATTTTTAGTTATAACTACGCATCTTACACAGATTGGTGTTTACCTGATGCTTTAGAATGCCGTGGTATTATGTTCGAAATGGTAGATGGTAAACCAACACGAATTGCCGCTCGTCCTATGGAAAAGTTCTTTAATCTGAACGAAACTCCATTTACCATGAACTTAGACCTTAATAAAATCTCTGTTGTTATGGCTAAGGCTGATGGCTCTTTGATTTCTACCTTTATTGATAATAATCTTCTGTTCATGAAGTCTAAAGCTTCTATTTCTTCTGAACAAGCTAACTCTGCATTACAAGTTATCAATACTCCAGCTTACGAAAAATTCAGACTTAGAGTTACTGAAATCACTAAAGATGGTTATACTTGTAACATGGAATATGTAGCTCCTAACAATCGTATTGTTCTTCCTTACGAGAAAAAAGCTCTTATTCTGCTAAATATTCGTAATAACATTACTGGTGAATATGTTCCATACAAAGAATTATTCAAAGACCCTGCTCTGCGTCCATTTTTAGTAGAAGCATATGATTTGCCTAATACTGAAACGTATATTGATGAAATTAGAGCGATGGAAGGCATCGAAGGTTTTGTGATGCAACTCGAAAGTGGTCTTCAGTTTAAAATCAAAACAGAATGGTATGTTGCATTGCATCGTACTAAAGACTCAATTACAAAGAACGAAGCTCTGTTTAATGCCGTAGTGAATGGTGCTTCTGACGACCTTCGTGGTATGTTCGCTGGTGATGATTGGGCTATTAATAAGATTGATGCTTTCGAAAAAATCCATCTTGACTACTTGAGCAACGGTATTGGTCTTATTGAAGGCATCTATGAAGAACTTCGTGGTACAGAACGTAAGAACTTTGCGATCAAAGCTCAAACGATTCTTAAAGGTTGTGACCAACCTTACTTCTTCGGAATCTTAATGAAAGCATACGAAAAAGGTATTAACTCAGATACTATTATAGACCAGTTGAATGCTGTCTTCATGAAAAATTTCAAGTTCTACGTTCCAGATGAGTATAAGAAAGAAGTTGTGATTGAAGAAGAGTAGTTTACATCCTCATTTCGTTGTGGTAAGATGATTACACACTAACGAAATGAGGAATTCATTATGAACTTGCAACTTATCTCTAACGACATGATTGTGGCTGAATATGGTGACCGTCATGATGGTATCAGTGTCTACAAAGGACAGAAGCGTATCGGATTCCTTTCTGACTTACGTTTAACACTGGGTCGTAAATCAGCTGCAAAAGTTAAAGCTAAAGCATATTCTTCTAAGCAAACAGAAGAACGTCGTGAAGCAATGCCTCAGGCGGTTGATAATATGGTTGAATTCCTTACTAACAACCTGCCTAATGCTGAAGTGTTCATTAACATTACTCAGCCAAACGTTCGTATTGGCGGTCACAAGTTTTATATTATTTGTGACCCATTAACTGACAAATATAACCGTCTCGGTATCCTGCATGGCGAATTAACTTCTGATGAAGTAGCCATGATGATTGACAATTCTCATAAAGTCCAATCTGAAAGTGCGCGACACGTTTTAGTTAATGGCTTATCCAGAGACGATATTGTCGAGGTTATTAAAAAGCTATGTTCAAAGTAACATTAACCCATGTCCTAATCGCTGCAGTATTCTTTAGTGGATTAGGGTTTATTAAGTATCAAGAATCTAGAATTGACACTCTTAATTCTGATTTAAAAATTATCCAGAAAGTGGCTAAAGACCAAAGCGACCAGCTTGATGGCCTTGTCAAAAGCTTTGATAGTTTGAAAAAAATTGATGAGTCTCGTTCAGCAAATCGTGGTCAACGAGACAAATCAGACCAAAAAATGGCTAAAGACGCTAAACGAAGCGATCTAGTCGTTGCTAAACCTAAACTGGTCGAAAAACAGATTAACATGAGCTTTGATAAGCTGACACAGGATATGCAGGAGGCGACCAGGTGAATTTAAAAGCTCTCGCTATATGTTTATCTATCTTTATGGTAGGGTGTTCTCAAAGTGTTCCTGTGACTCCTCATGAGATAGTTCGTGTTGACCCAAGTTGGCCGGACCCGATTAAGACTTGGCAAGGCAAATGGCAAGTTAAAATGATTGATGGTATTGCTTTTGTAGGAATGCCATATAATGAATCACAAGACTTTCGTGTTTGGCTGAATGACGTTAATCGTTACATCAAAGATGCAAACGGTGTCATTTGTTATTATCGTGCTCCTTTGAAGGAACCTCGTTGTGAAAAGTAATCTAACTCTTGGTGCTACTCTGTTTTGTGCTGGTCTTGCGTTAGCTCTACTGGCAATAGTAACTGTATTTGCTTTTGTGATAGTGGTGTAAATTAGAGCCTTCGGGCTCTAACGGATAATTAAATTTGAGGAAAATATCATGGCTTTACAAACAAATAGTTTTGTTTCTTCTCCTGAATATCTCTCTAAAATCAAGTGCACTCAACTTCGTAAGTTGATGATGTTAGGCGCGTGCCTTGATACACCTCTAGAAAAGAAAGCTACATTCAACTATACCTGGACTCGAACTGATAAAGGCGACATGGTCACACAGGTAACATTTTATTCTCCTAATAGTAATATCCCAGATAAAGTATTCAATCTAAATGAACAGACTTATATTCCTTTGTCTGATTGGTACCGTATCATGTCTTCGGTTAATGATTATCCTTTCTTTATTGAAGAAGTAACTGAAAGGAAACGAATTCGTGATATTGTTAAACACTTTGAAGAATCAGCAAAACGTCACGGGCAAATGCAACAAGCGGCTGTATTAGGCGATGTTTCTGAAAATTCTGCTTACGAAACTGGTAAAATTCTAAAGGAAGCACGTCGTGCTTTGTACGAGGAACTTGGTGTATGACTCAAGAACAATTGTATCATCTTCGTGGTCTGATTTATGAATCTGAAGTCAGAGCAATGAATTATGGTCGTGAATCTCAACGACTCGCTATGCTTGAAGGAACAGACCCTAAGATTCTTCAAGCTCGTAAAGGGCATGAGAAACGTTATCATGAAAACTGGGGACGTGCTTCTAAAGAACTCCAAGACTTTATTAATTCATTGGTGAAAGAATGAAAAAGATTATTTTGACACAAGGCGCACCAGGTTCAGGTAAAACTACTTGGGCTAATGAATACGTCTCTAAGAACCCAGGATTCTATATTCTGTCACGCGATGACTTCCGTGAAAAACTGTTCGGATTAGATTATCGTAATCAGTACAAATACACTAAGTCAAAAGAGAAAGCTGTCTCTAAATCTCAGTTTGCTTCAGCAGAAGCTTTGCTTTCTATTGAAGGTTCTAAAGGCGTAATTATTGCTGATACGAACTTGAATCCAACAACTATTAAAGCTTGGCAAGAACTGGCTACTAAGCTGAATGCTAAAATTGAATTTGAGCGTTTTGATGTGCCATGGACCGAGCTTCTGAAGCGTAATCAGTATCGTGGTGATAAAGCAGTTCCTATCGATGTTCTGCGTAGTTTCTATGCTAAGATGTCTGTACCAATGACATATGTAGCGACTGATTATCCTAGTGGGCGCCCTCAAGCGGTTATCTTTGACCTTGATGGAACATTAGCCGATAACGAACACCGCTCACCTTATGACCTTGATAAACTCAGCGAAGATACTCCTCGTGAGATGGTTGTTCTGCTTCTTAAATTGCTTCAAAAACAAGGGTTTAAAATCCTTACTGTCTCTGGCCGTGAATCAGGTAATAAAGATGAACCATTGAAGCATATGAATGCTACTACTGATTGGCTTGCTGAAAATAAAATCCATACGGATAAGCACTTCCAGCGTAAGCAAGGTGATTCTCGTAAAGATGATGTAGTAAAAGAAGAAATCTTCTGGAACGATATCGTAGAAGATTATGACGTGGTACTGGCAGTAGATGACCGTGCTCAAGTAGTTGAGATGTGGCGTCGTATTGGTATCGAATGTTGGCAAGTTAATCATGGTGACTTCTAATGAATGAATTTTCGTTTCCAACCTTTAAAGAAGTGGCAGGTGTCTTGGTTCGTCAAGTTGTAAGTAATTACATGTATCAACCTGCAGATGTAGTTTGTATTTCTCGTATCCATGCAGATTTAATGATGGCTTTAAAGGCGCTGTATAAATTTGATGTTACATTAGATATCAAACCTGATTCTTTCGGTATGGTGTTTGATTTCAACTTTATTCCTGAACCTGATATGTCTGGTGTACCAGTACGAGTCGATTTCAGCTGGGGTTAAAATGGTATCTGAAAAACCTATTAGTCGTGAAGAGTTCGTGGCTAAAGTTAAAGAATTCGCACAACAAATGGCTAATCGTATTCCTGGGGCTGATGTAAGTCTGATGCAGGACCCATTAGTTCCACGGGCTGTTATTATCTCCATTCAACATGAAGGTAAATCTCAGCACACTCAACTTTTGCATGCTCGTGATGGGCTTGTAGAAATGCATAATATTCTCGGGGAAATTTAATGCTACCTATTGTAGAAAAGTTACGTTCGCCTAAAGAAATCATCGATCTTCTTCCTTTGACTGAAGAAATCCAGGCCCAAGTTAAAAAGCATCGCGATAAAGTTAATGCTATTATGTCTGGTGAAGACCCACGTACTCTGGTTGTCGTAGGTCCTTGTTCTATCCATGACCCGTTTTCAGCAATTCAGTACGGTACAAAATTAGCTGAACTCCAAAAGAAACTCCCTAATGTTCTGCTTGTGATGCGTGTTTATTTTGAAAAACCACGTACTACAGTAGGTTGGAAAGGTTTCATTAACGACCCTAAGCTTAACGGTTCGTTTGAAATTAATGATGGTCTTCAGCAAGCCCGCAAGCTGTGTATTAATCTTCTGCAAATGGGTTTGCCATTAGCGACTGAAGTACTTGACTCATTCACGATTAAATATCTCACCGGTATTTTCTCATGGGTCGCAATCGGTGCACGTACAACTGAATCTCAGACACATCGTGAAATTGCTTCAGGTCTGCCTATGTGTATCGGCTTTAAGAATGGTACAAATGGCTCTGCTCAAGTTGCTATCGACGCTATGAAATCTGCCGCTTATCCACATCGTTACTTAGGTATGGATTTAGACGGAACAGTAGGCGTTGTTCATGCACCAGGCAATAAGAACACTCACATTGTTCTACGTGGTGGAGACAACGGCCCTAACTATCATGAAGACGATATCATTGATGTGATTGATGATTTACGTCGAATGAAAAGTGACTATCCTGCGAACTATCAGATTATGGTAGATTGTAGTCATGCGAACAGTCAGAAAGATTTCAGTCGTCAACCTTCGGTTGCGATGGAAGTTCTTAAAGCACGTATCCCATGTGTTAAAGGCTTCATGATTGAATCTCATCTGAACGAAGGTTCTCAGAAGATTTCAGACAACATGAAATATGGCGTTTCAATCACTGATGGTTGTATTGGTTGGGACCAAACTGTAAATACTTTAGGACAAATCAATGACTTCGCTTCACGATAAAATTGATACTATTCTCAGAGACAACATGCTGGGAATTCGTGGTGAAATCTCTCAAGCTGGTATTGCACTGGCTTTAGATGCCATCCGTATGGACCATGCAGTGTCCATGATTCCTGAAGAAGAGTATGATGCAATCTTAATTGCTGTTAAAGGAATTGATGTAAAATTGGGTCGTCAATACATGGGAACTGTTTTTAACGATAAGAAACAACGATTCCATGATGGTGCATTTCTTACTATCGGTACGGTACAGAATATTGCTTATCCAATTGATGGGTTACAATTGATTTCTACTAAACGAACAACTTACTTGGTGATATAATGAAAGCTAGCACATACCTCCAGATCGCGTATCTGATTTCTCAAGAGTCTAAGTGCTGTTCCTGGAAGGTAGGTGCAGTCATCGAAAAGAATGGGCGTATTATTTCTACTGGCTACAACGGTTCTCCATCAGGTGGTGTTAACTGTTGTGACCATGCCCTTGAACAAGGTTGGCTTGGTGAAAAGAAAGTAATTACGCCTGGTGTAGGAAGTGGTTACCACTGGAAAGTTGGTCTAAAAGCAGATTTCAGAAACGAACACAGCGTATGGTCTAAACAGAACGAAATCCATGCAGAACTAAATGCAATCTTATTTGCAGCTCGTAATGGTTCTTCTATTGATGGCGCTACAATGTATGTAACGTTATCGCCTTGTGCTGATTGCGCTAAAGCTATTGCTCAATCAGGTATTAAGAAATTGGTCTATGCGGAACTTTATGACCACAATGGACCTGACTGGGACCAAATCCTTCGTGATTCAGGCATCGAAGTTATCAAGTATAACCGAGTTAACCTGAAATCTTTAGATTGGACTCGTATCGAAAACTTTTGTGGAATTGAATAAATGAAATTAACTGATGAACAGAAAGTTGCATTGCGTGAAGTCCTGAAAACCAAACTGGCTATGGGTACTTCTGAAATTGTCTTTGAGAAAGCTGACGGCACTATGCGTGTCATGAAAGCTTCTCGTGATAAAGACGTAATCGGCAAACTGGTTGACCCAGCTATCTATGAAAGCTATGTGAATCCAAGTAAACCTCGTAAAGAAGCAGTTGATATGGTTCCTGCGTTTGATACTGAAATCAAACAGTGGCGTGGGTTCAGTATTGACAAACTGATTTCCTTTAACGGAATGAAGATGGAACACCTGGTTAAGTTTGTAGGTTAATTTGCTTTAAAGCCATGATGATAATATTGATTCATGGCTAACAACATGTAGGATTTTATGGAACTTCCAATTAAGGCTCTTGGTGAGCATGTTATTTTGGTTTCTGAGCCGGCACAAGCAGGCGACGAAAAAATTTCAGCAGGTGGTATTCTCTTAGGTAAAGAAACCCAAGGACAATTACCTGATATGTGTGAAGTTTATTCTATCGGTGAAGATGTTCCTAAAGGTTTCGTCGAAATCGGTGATTTAACTCCCCTTCCGGTTGGTAGCGTACGTAACGTAACTCATCCACTGGTTGCATTGGGTATGAAACAATCTAAAGAAATTCGCCAGAAGTTTGTGACATGTCATTATAAGTCTCTGGCTTGCGTGTATAAATAATAATGTAAGAACAACTTACATGGGTGGAGACAATGGCAGTCGGAACTTAGTTAACCGATGATTGTCTCCTAATATTTACCTCATATTGAGGCTTTTTAATGAACGAAATCATCAAATCAATTCTCGACATTCAACGTAAATCTTGGAATGCAGGCCACGAAAACTACGGTGCAAGCATCGATGTTAAAGCTGAAGCTCTTGACATCCTGGAATATTTCAAACATCTGAACCCTTCTCAGAAAGCTCTGGCCACTGAACTGGCTTCTCAAGATGAATTGAAATATGCTAAACCTCTGTGTTCTGCAGCTCGTAAAGCAGTACGTCACTTTGTAGTGACTTTGAAATAAGTACCCTTCGAGGACTTGGTCATAGTTGTAGGTTATCTAGACGTAAAATCAACTAAAACCTTCAGTGAGTCACTACTTAGTGTGAAGTTAAAATAACGGCTCTATGCTGGGAAACCGTAAGACTTAGAGCTCTTTTATTACTCCGTTATGGAAAATTGAAATGTCAAAAGCTAAAGCAAAAACTGCAGTAAAAGAAACCGTTGGTACCTCTAAACGCGCTGGCTACAAGCGTGCTTCGAACAAACGTATTGACCCTCTTGGCGATCAGTTGGCATCACGTGCACGTAAAGTGATTGCTCACGATGCTGCTTTTGGTAATCCACGCAAGAAAGCATAAGTTATGGGAGACTTCGGTCTCCCATTTTTGTATCTGTATCTTTGGTGTTTACTTCTCCTAGGATTGTGATATGATGTACACTCAATCAACAAATGGAGAAATAAAATGACAACTATCAATCTGAAAGCTACTGTTAAGTGTCATGACCATGACGGTTACAAAGCCCAAACAGTTAACGAACTTCAGTGGATGGTAAGTAAGTTCCAAAGTGATGTTGTACATTGTATGACTCCTGAAGGTCCTTCAGACGATTTTTCTTATTACATCACCGTTGAAAACTTCTTCACAGGTGAAATCTATAAACTGAATAGCACTGTTTATGGCCACATTCGTTCTGAGACTTATGAAGATGAAGATGACTACTCTGAAGACGTGACATGGTATGAAAACGCTCGCACTCGTGCTGATAATCTGATTGAGAAAATAAAAGCTAAAGGTATTATTGACCTGGCTAATTGGACTCGTATCAAGTAATTTAACCGGGCTCTAAAGAGCCCTACTGAGGAAAATATGTATAAACTTATTAATGCTAAAGGCTTCGTAGAAGATGCTGGGTCTAACACTGCTGCTATCAACCAAGCAATTGTTGATTACATCAATGGACGTTCTTTTGAAGCGTATCGTCCTTATGCTGATGCTCCTATAAAGGCCATTCGTTTTGACAAGAGCGAAGACTTCAAAACTCCTCGTGAAGCTGGTATCTATGGGGTAGGAATTTCTGCAGAATGGTTCAGAACTTGTGAGCTTCAATACATAGCTTTGACTCCTTCTGAACCTGAATTAGAAAAGTTCAGCGTAATGACTGCTGGGACCGACGGTGATGGATTCTACATTCGCTTGAATGATGTTGATTTAGAATCAGCCCAAACGTTTGCAAGTGATTATGTTGAACAATATCCGTACGAATATTGTTATATCATCCAGAAGCACTCTAAAGTGTCTCTGAAACATGAACCTGTTGTTGTAACTGAAAAGTGCTGAGGAAATAATGAGCGAATTCTTTAAAGAAGGTGTATGGTACACATTGAATAAAGCTGATAAAGAAGATTTTATCGACTGTGCTCCAGGTGTCAACAAAGCCATAGCAGAATATATTGGTACTAAGCCGTTTGAAGTGCAGCTTGGTTCTGAAAATGATGTTGTTATGATCCGTATTCAAGGCGAAATTGAGTTTATCGACCGTATTACTGCTATCCCAGAATTTACTAGTTCTTCTTATGGTAAATTCTGGTTCTACTATGATGCCGAAGAAGAATTCAAATATTTTACAGAAGATGGTGACGTAGTTGAAGAGCATGACTATATCGTTGTTGTGAATGAATCAACTGAAAGTTCTTATGAACATTCAGACCGTCGTGTTGTAGGTGTCCCTGCTCCGACAATGTTCAATAAACATTCTGCTGAAAATTTTGCAAAAGAATTTCTTGAAAAGTCTAGCGACCCAAATGCTTCTGTAGAGATTTTCCGTTTACAATCAACAGCTAAAGTTGTAAAAGAGATTAAGTTCTCTTAAGTGTTTACAACGGTGAGGGTCTGTGGTATATTAGACTCTCACCAACAAGGAGAATAAAATGAACTTTCATAACTTCGAACGTAAATATGTAAACGATGTAGGACAAGCACCAATCTTACTCTGGAAACATAAAGATGGTGCAGTGGCTCAGATTGATATGTTCTGGGAAGATAACTATGTGTTCATGAGTTTTGAAAACGGGATTACGCTGGATATTTCTCTGAAAGGTTCAGTAATTAAAATTGGCTTCCATGACGATGTTCGTACTCGTGATTTAGGTACCCATCCATCTTGGAATGGCTCGAATCGTAAAATTCTGGTTAAGCTTTATCTTCGTCACATTCTTGGTCTGAAAACTACTGAAGAACAACGCGAAGCAATTTACGACATCGTTCTGAACGAATTCAACATTTAACAAACAGGGCTTCGGCCCTTTGAGGAAAATATCATGGCTACTGAAAATCGTAAGTACAAGTGGACTAAAGCTGGTATCGAATCAATGGGTACTCGTAGTAATTTCCGTGCCGTTTGGGAACGTCACGTTGGGTATAGTGATTTTGAAGTTACTGAAATGGACTCTGACGGTTGCATTATTTCTATCATGAACGAAAAAGGTTCTTTTAGTGCCAACACTGGGGAGTTTTGGGATTTGTGGTGTTTGTTCTTAGCTCGTGAAATTCCTGAAAAATTTGAGCTTATTGAACCTGAAAAGAAAGAGTTCTGGACATTAACTATCCCAGTTAATAAAGGTATGCAGCCTTTTGCTCATGGTCCTTTTGATGAACAAGCTGCTAAAGACTTTGCAGTAAAGCAGATTAAAAATGCTATTGAAGGCGTACGTGTTCTGGTTCTAGAAAAGTCTGCCGAAGCTTTCGCTACTTACGAGGTGAAATAATGATTCTTCATGTTCAAATTGCTGATGCAAAACGTCTGTCGGCTTCTTTAGAAAACAACCCAATGGTCGAAGTTAGTAACATCACTATTAACGCAGGTGTAATGATTTGTGAAGTTGACGCTCCTGATTTCATCGATTTCCCTGAATGGATTAAAGTGATAAAATGAAATTCGAATTAGGCACTCCTGTACAGCACGTGTCTGGTTCTATTCCAGGTGTGGTTATAATGTATACACCTGGAATTCCTGAGTACAAAACTCAACCAGGCTATATGGTTTCGTGGTCGGATGGGAATGAATCGGTCCATGTTGAATCAGAATTAACTCTTTTGAAGGCTGCAAACGATGATTGCTTCGAACCTGCTTGCTAAACGTATTTTCTCTCAGTACAAAGACCTTTTCACTGAAGGTAAGCAATATCAAATTGAAAAGATTTCTCCTAATGGTCAAATGGTTCTCGTTTTGACCGATGAAGGTGAGTATTCTCATATTAGTGTTAATAATTCAGTATTTGGTGAATTTGAGGTACAAGAACGATGACTCAACCTTGGCCTGTTTTAGTTTGGCCTGAAGTAAAGACTCCTAATAAAAGTGGATTTGCTCTGGGTGAAATATCTATGATGACTGTGCCTGGAAGCATTACCCCTAAATCAAATATCGTTCTTCATTTAATCTTAGAGGCAAAACGACGTGCAGAATCTGAAAATAGAGCGTAAAGTAATCGCAACTGATGTAGATGGAGTTCTACTGAGTTGGCAATCAGGGTTACCTTATTTCGCTCAAAAATATAATTTGCCTCTTGAGCATATTCTTGATATGATTCAAGATGATAAATTTGTCGAACCTGGTAAGTTGTTTGGGTGTGATGACTCTCTTGGCAAACAACTGATTGAGAAGTATAACTGCTCAGATTTCATTCGTTATCTGGCGCCATATATTGATGCACTGCGTCAAGTGAACAAGCTCAAGAAAACACATGATTTTGTAGCTGTCACGGCGCTAGGCAATTCTATTGATGCTCGTCTGAATAGACAATTCAATTTAAATGCTCTGTTCCCAGGCGCGTTCCAGGACGTTTACATGTGTGGTCATGATGAAAGTAAAGAAATCATTCTGACTAAAGTTCGTTTGAAATATGGTAGCCGCGTTAAATTCTACGTTGATGATTTAGCGCATCATTGTGATTCTGCTGCAGATATCTTGAACTGTCCGGTTTATTGGATGCCTCGTGGTGAACGAGATGTCGTCTCTGTTAAAGGGACTAAAGTTAAAGACTGGGACCACATCTCAGAGCTAGAATCTAAAAAAGGTCGTGATTCAAGAATATTTGATGATATTCTTTTGAATGAACGTATCAATATGTCTAAATGGACTAAGCCTATAGGCGAAGATACATTAAAAGCCTATTACCGAACTCCTAACGGGTACTAATATGTTTGTAGTACATAATTTAAGTAATGGTCGTAATACAACACGTGACTTCGGTCACGTTAATCAATTCTTCCGTGAATATCCATTGTTCAGACAAGCCAAAGAAGAACCTATCTTCAAAGAATGTGTTGAACAAGGCTTCATCTACATTCGTGAATATGAGCGTACACTGTTCCGCGAAGGCAACCAACTGTTGATTTCATATCACAAACGGTTAGACTTGCTGAACGAAGAAGTGGCTTATAATAGAAATCAATCTGGTCGATAGGACATATTATGATTCTACAAATTTTGAATGAAATCGCAGGAACTGATTCCATTAACGGAAAACAAGCTATCTTAGAACGCGAAAAAGATAATGAACTGCTGAAACGTGTTTTCTTAATGGCTTATTCTAAACGCTTCAATTATGGCATCAAGAAATGGCCTGAAGCTATACCAACTCGTGGTATTCAAACATTAACTTCAGCTTTAGATTTCTTAGAACAAAAATTAGCTACACGTGCTCTGTCTGGGCAAAAGGCTATTGACCATTTAGCTATGGTTATCTATGATCTGAATAATGCTGAAGAAGGCGACACTGAAGTCTTGCGTCGTGTAATGATGCGTGACCTTGAGTGTGGTGCAGGTGTTACCTTACCTAACCGTGTATGGAAGAACTTGATTCCACAGCAGCCTCAGATGTTGGCTTCTGCTTATGATGAAAAGCTCATCAAGAAACATATCAAGTTCCCGGCATTTGCCCAACTTAAAGCCGATGGCGCACGTTGTTTTGCTGAAGTAACTGATGATGGGGTAACTTTCTATAGTCGAGCTGGTAATGAATACCAAGGTCTTGATCTGTTAGCTTCTGAGCTTATGGAAATGACTAAAGAAGAACGTCTGAAACATCCTAGTGGTGTTATGGTAGATGGTGAATTGGTTTATCATGCTCCTGCTAAAAAAACATCAGATGCTGCGTTAGACTTCTTGTTTGGCGAGGAAGAAGAAACTGAAGAAGCTGTTGTCGACCGTAGTACTTCAAACGGGCTGGCTAATAAGTCTCTGAAAGGCACTATTTCTAAAGAAGAAGCTGCTGGTATGAAGTTCCAGGTTTGGGACTTGGTTCCTCTTGATGAAGTTTATTCTGAAGGAACAATTAAAGGCTTCAAATACGACGTTCGATTCAAAGCTCTTGAATTAATAATTGAAGGCTATGATTCTGTTATCTTGATTGAAAACCATTGGGTTAATAACCTCGAAGAAGCTGCTGCAGTTTACAAAAAATATGTAGACATGAAGCTTGAAGGTATTATCCTGAAGAACATGGCTTCTTATTGGGAAAACAAGCGTTCTAAGAACTTAGTTAAGTTTAAAGAAGTAATCGATATTGCTCTTGAAGTAGTGGATTATTATGCTCATTCCAAAGACCCTAACAAAATAGGTGGTGTCCGACTTCGTTCATCTTGTGGCCGTATTACTACTGACTGTGGTTCTGGTTTCACAGACACAACTCGTGTTCGCGATAAGAAAACCAAAAAATGGGTAGATATTCCTATTTCAGCTCGTGATGAAATGGACCGTGAATATCTAATGAAATTAGCTCGCGAAGGTAAATTAGTAGGACGTATTGCTGACTGTGAGTGTAATGGTTGGGTAACGTCTGAAGGTCGTAAAGATGGTACTGTTGGTATCTTCTTGCCGATTATTAAAGGCTGGCGTTTTGATAAAACTAAAGCTGATACCTTCGACGAAGTGTTTGGCGACTTTACTGAAACGACAGGTATCAAATGAAAGCTTACTTAGAAACAATTGTTGTTGCTCGTAAAGCAGGTGGAGATGTTTCCACCTCTTGTTCTCAAATAGTTCTAGATTTTAAAGACTATAATGCTTATATTACTTTTAGCGACCGATTAGATACATACGAAAAAACAATGTATTTTGAAGTTTATCGAACTTTAATGCCAATGTAATAGGAGCCTTCGGGCTCCTTTCGGGCATAAATACGAGTACATAATAAACTGCTAAAGGTAACACTATGACTGATAATTTATTGGTTGAAGTTTTTGATAGTGATTCAGAAAAGAATTATCCTGTCATTAACTTGAACCCTAAGGCTAAAGTACCACAGCTATGGGCTGTTAAAGTTCCAGGTAACGATAAGCTCGTTGCACGTATGGTTTCATATCTATCCCAAGGCGATGCTATTAAACAGGTTAAACAAGGTGATAAATACGCTCACGTTATCCTGATGTCATTAAGCGATAAAGGAACTCCTGCTGAACTCAAAGGTGGTTTAGGTTCTGACCCTGTTGGTGCGTTAAATACGATTTTCGATACTGTTTATGCAGTTGTTAAAAAGAATCGTATGGATGCTGTGATGTTCCGATTCCCAGCTAAGAAAATGAAAGGGCAAGAGAAAACAGTCCAACGTATCATGAACCGTTTAGTGATGGCTCGTACTGGTGGACAATTTAAAGTGCTAGACGCTCTGTATAACTTTACAGCTAAGCATGCATATGTATTCATCTATCGTAAGGCTCGTGGTCTAGAGGATATCTCTGGCATCCCTGAAATCAATACTGATTTATATACTAAAGTTGAATCCCAAGTTGGCGATGTGTTTGTTTCCAAGAAAACAGGCAATAACGTAACTAAAGAAGAAGCTATTGCCGGTTCTATCGCTGAGATTGAAAAAGATCGTACTGACCGTGCAATCATTAATCGTACTAAGGTTTCACGACGAGCTATTGCTAGTTCACAATCTTTACCGACTGATGTAATTTTAGACCCTTCAAAATTTGAAGAATACGAAACTACAGCTGCCGAATTCAGTCGACCAGCATCGGCTGAAGTAATTCCAGAAGCTGAAGAAATTGTCATTAATTTGACGTCTAAAGCAGCCAAATCTCATTCTTCTGCATTAGCGGCTAGTTCTATTTCTTGGCGAATCAGTGAATTGACAGGTCTTAAACCATCCCAAGCAGAAAAACTAGAACCAACTATTCAAAAAGAGCTAGAAAAACGAATTGGTGATGCCAATTTAACTTCAGTTGAAAGTATGCAAGCCTTTACCCAAACGATTCTTGATAAAGTTGAAGAGTATAAACACAACTTTGTTGAAAAGCATCTTAATGATGCGCCTATGCATTTTAGTCGTGAAGATAAAGAAGCTATGGCATTGAAAATGTGGAATATAAGTCGAGTTAAGCTTATTAAAGATGCTCTTCAAGGTTATGCTAAAAACGTATCTCAGAATATTCATCATATTACTATGATGCGTACCCCTAAACAATATACCCCAGCAGAAAAACGTGGTATAAAAGAATATTGTGGTTCTGGCTATTATGATATTAACAATATGCTTTTAGGCAGATATGATGAGACTTCTAGAGAAACTATGGAAGCAAAAGAAGTCACTACTGCAATTAAAAATCTTGATGACGCTTTTAAAAAGGGTGACCGTATTCCAGAAGGTTTGACCTTATGGCGAGCACAAACTATCAGAAAGCCTATTTACGATTCGTTAGTTAAAAACAGAGTTTTCTATTTCCGAAATTATGTTTCTACGTCTTTGATGCCTATCATCTTTGGTGGTTGGAAAGGTAACTTAGGTGTAGCGATGACTTCGGATAATACTCGAGACGTATTGAATATAGATGGCGGTACTGAAGACGCTGTAATCAAAGGTCATAACATTAGATTAAGCCAAGAAAAAGGTGAAACTGAAGTTAAAGTTTCTGTTGGTTGGGCTATTGAAGGTGCTCATAAAATCAATGTGGTTTATCCTGGTGATGTAAGTCATATGCCTCATGAAATGGAAATCATTCTCCCACGTGGTACTATGCTTAAGATTAACAAAATCACCGATGCTTCATATAATGATGGCATTGAATACAGCAACCAAAAATTCATCCAAGCAGAAGTCATGACTTCAGAACAACTCGATGAAGCAGTAGTATATGACGGTGATGCTTTGATAGAATCTGGCGAGTTGGTTGCTATGGATGAACCGGAAGGTCTGGTATCATTTGCATCTTTCGCTTCTTCTAACGTACGTAAGAAAGCTAATGAATCACTTGGCCTTTTAGCTTCATTTATTGACCTTTCAGATATTCCTGAGAAATTTATCCAAGGATAGTTTACAACACCACAAGGACGTGGTACTATGTTCCTACACAAACATGAGGAACTTAATATGAAATCTATCTTACGTCTGAACCAAACTGAACTTACTGTTGAAAATGTTACTCCTATCTCAGAAGAGTTTGCAACTAAAGCTACTGCTTTGATTCTAAAGAATCCTGAACTCTACGATGTAGTAATGGTTCCACAAGAGGTCTTTGGTAAAGAAGACCAAACTGATAGCATTGTAAATGGAATCCTCCACGGAAATATCGAAGGTGAATTCCCGGTTTCAGTACAGTTCTTCCATAAAGGTTCGTCTGAAGAGACTTCATTTGTTAGTCTGTTCCTTGAACTCCCAGCTTTCATCGGCTTCCGTAAATAAACCCTAAAGGGAGAGCTTTCGCTCTCCCTTTTTTTATATCCCACCCAAAATCTTCGATTGCGATGACCATAATCCGGTCTTTCTTCCAGCGCCAGTAAGAACACTACTCAACCCACCGCCTGCTCCTGAAAGTCGACTTAATCTAGAAAGACTAGAGTTTAAGCTCATTTCAGAACTAATTCCACTGATAACGTTTATAGCTTTATCTTCTAACCAATCCATAGCCGCCTGACGTCCTACAGCACCAACAGACATAACCCTGTAGGCGAAAGAGACATCAAATGTTGCAATCTGATTATCACCATCATAAGATAATTCAGGTGCACTGACGCCCACAGGGACACATCCTTGGAACATCATTACGGTATGTGGTAATCCATTACGAGCATGGAGGTTAACTTGGATGTCAGCTTCAACATCTTCAGGTAATGCTCTTAATCCTGTTACCGGGTCTTGAACAGAGTTAACCCAATCATGCATTGCACGGAAATTACTTGCTTCAGGGTCTATTCGGAAAGTAAGAATTAATGGGGTATAATCACGCCCAGTGATTCTAATGTTTGGTGCGTTATGGTTTAAATCCATTTCGTGTTGTAATTGGTTTTCTGGAATCTTAACTGCAGAGACCATTAAACCTGAAGTTGGAAATGCCATATTAAAAAAGTCTAACAAATATGTTCCTACTTCGAACTCACCTAGTAAGCTCTGCACAACCCTGTTAGACATGGCGCCAATCAGATATTTACTTATACCTGACTTTCGAATTAACTGCTGGCCGCCAGCTACGGCCACAGCGGTTACTGCCTGGGTGATATCCCCAGGCTTTAATCCTAACCAGTCAGAATCCACTGCAATATTATTGAATAACGTACCACCAAATTGGTCTAAAAGTTGTTGCGATTTGCTAGATGGAGTTGTTGCAAATACAACACTAAAAAGGTTAGTGCGTTGGAAGTCAATATTACCAGCTTGGTTTTTAAATTCTTCTAATGTAAACATTATAAAGCTCCATTATAAAGAGTTCCACGGTTCAAGGTCAAGATTTCACGGAAAGTGATTTCGAGAACAAATGAACTTGGAAGGTTAGGAGCAACAGCTAATCCATTAAAGTTACCATTAGGCGATTTATCAAAACGAATACTTTGGATTTGACAAGGACCAAATACATCTGGTCTTCCATCAAATGAAGAAGTCTTACCAAAGTTACGAATAAACCACACCGTAGGGTTACTTACAACGATAACATTACTCAAGAATGAAGTTACTTGCTCCATCATTGTATTGCTTGTGTCAGCTCCGTCAGGAGTTAATTTATCAATAAAGGTCGTTTTATACCATGTATCGATTTGCTCTTTTAACTCAGCAGCGAAATTACTATTGCCTGTTTCACCATACGAGAAATAGTTAAAAGTCTCGTAGATGTTGACAATTTGAATTAAATCCTGGACGTTACGAGGGGTTAAATCCCAAGTAAATACCTTCGTACGGTTATCTGGACCAGCGTACATACTACGAGCAGTGTTATAAATCTGTTCACCGTGGTCGGACATCCAACCTTGGGTCATTGATTCAATTGCACCAAATACAGTAGTAGATGCGATATTACTCAATACTCCAGTGGCAGTCCCTCCACCACGAGTAATAAGCGATTCGCCAACATCATTAAATTTGTGTGAAACCGAATCAACATCAGATTTAGAACGTGGTAAAAGTATATTAGCTATAGGGCTTTTATCAAATGTTTTAGCACTTTCTATAGAAGTCCCTTTTACTGGATTAAAAGACCCAAGAGCTTTATCAATTTCTGACGCTCGTAAAGAACGCATATCAGGAGTAGTTCTTGATTTATAATCATAGGCTGTAAATAACAGCCCATTTTTATAGAGGTCGTTAATCCTTAAGTCATTAATACCATCATTACCTGAAGCACGTTCTGCTGGATATTGAGCAGTAATAGTTTTGCGAATAGGGGACAGTTTACTCTGTCCCGCTGAGGTTGTTTCGCCCTTAACAAATTTAGGAATGTCAGGGATTAAATCTCTTGGAGCAGCTTTAGTAAAACTCACCGCTCCTGGATTATCTAATAATGTTACGTTCATAAAATTCCTTAATTAACACGGGCTGATGCACCCATACCCGGCGCAGGAGTAGAACTTTGCGGCGGCATATTATATGATGTCTTATTAGTCTTATTTAAAACTGTATTAGACACTATATTTGCTGCACCAGTGCCTGCGCCTGTAGGAGCGGATATAGCTCTTTGTTGTTCTTCAATTCGTTTAGTTTTCTGAACGTCTTCTTGTTCTTCAACAGGAGCAGGAGCAACTTTGATAGGAGCTTTAATCTTTTCAACTTCGCCTGTGAGTTTAGATAAATCTTCTTGAAGTTCTTTACGGACTTCAGGAGCATTTGCTAATGCAGGGTCATTCAGTCTATCTGAAATAGAACCAATAGATTTGTCTAAATTTTCAATTCTAGATTTATCATCAGGTTTTGTTTTAGCTGCTAAATCTTCAGTACGTTTAATCGCAGCTTTAGCTTCGTTACGAGCCTTAAGAATATTAATACGTTGATCTTCAGGAAGTTCAGCCATTTTATCAGAAGGTCTAACATAAGTCCCAGCTTCGATTTGGTCTGCTTCTTCTTGAGTAATAGAACCGTATTGTAAAGCAACGGTTCGTACTGTTTTGTCTTTCATTTTTTCAGCGAACTCAAGGCGTTTTTTAGAATCTTCAAGCATATTACGATCTTGATAGCGGGCCAGAGTTTCTTGGTCTTTATCGTCAAGAGCTGCACCAGATTCTTGGAATTTTTCTAAGCCATAACCTTCTACAGTCAATGCCTTATCATCCATACCTATTGCTCTGAGGATAGCCGCAGTAATTTTAGTGATACCTAAAAACATCAAATCAGCTAATGATACCGTGATATCACCAATACCTTTAATAATGGCCATAGCTAATCCAGACCAGTTCTTTTCGCTCCACATATTAGAAATTTCACCAGCCATTTCTACTACGGATTGTATTAAAGGACCCCACTCTTCAGCCTTTTCAAAAAATTCTTCAAAACTTTTATTGAATAAATCGCTCCAATATTTGAAATGAATTTTAATTAAGTCTATACCAAGAATAACAGCAAATATCATACCAGCCATTTTAGCTGCTTCTGCGGCAGCAGCTATAGAAAATTTAAATAACATTCCTGCTATTTTATCGGTTATACCAATAGTAGCTTTGAACCCAGATTTAGTTACTTTTAAAAGGTCTTCCAATTTAAGACCATCGCCACCATCTTTCTTTTGTTTAGAAGGTTTATCTTCAGCCTGAGGTTCTTCTGGGAATGGGTCAGCAGGAGGAAGAGGGTGGTTATCTGGAATTAATTTTTCTAAAAGCTCTTTTAATGAAGGCTGTTCTACTTGAAGAGGCATAGCATCTTTAATAGCAGCTAATGTAGTTGATTCATTAGACTGAGAAGATGCTGGTACATCTGTTCCTGTTCCACTAATTTTTTGTTCAAACATCTGAGATAACTTAGAAAGTTTATCAGAGATGGTAGCTGCAACATCATTTAATTTTCTAGTTTCTTCAGTGGTTTTTTCAGAGGCTTCAGCAGCTAATTCAGAAGCAGCAGCAACTTCTTGGATTCCACTTCCTAATTCGCTGATACTCCCTAGAATCTGATTACCTTTATTTTCTACGGTATCAGCAATTAATTCACTTGAGGCTTGGAGGTCCCCTAAGCCTGAATTAAGATCGTTTAATGATGCGACTTGAGAATCGGCAGTTGCCTGAGCTTTTCGCTCAGGCGCTGAATCTTCAATCTGTTTACGTCGCATTGTACTCATATTACTTGGCTTTTTCATTTAATATGTCCATGATATGACCTATTCCTTTGATAGGGCCATTAGGCCCAGGAATAGCGACAGTTGAAGTAATATCGTCTGCCCATTTAGTAACAAACGCTGGCATGTCCATAAAATCAGGATACTCTGTAGATTCGTCTACTTTAATAAAGCACGTTTTTAAAACATCGTCAACAGCGCCAAATTGCTCAAACGGCTTATTAGAACGGAAGTAAAAAGTATGCCCGTTGTATTGTTGTTCTAAGCGTTGGCAGATATAAACTTCGGATAGTTTATAAGTGAAGCCATCTTTTATGACCTCTTCTTTTAATTTGTGGTTAAAAGCTAAAAGATGTAAAGCTACTAAATCTGTTTCAGCAGCCGTTAAACCCTGGTAAATAGAATCCATAAGGATTTTAAGATTTTCATCCGGAGACCTGACATCACGAATCAGTTTGTGGTGTTTCAGTCCCAGTTTCGGTATCTTCACTTCCTTCCCATTCATCTTCAATATTTTCATCGGGATTATAAGTTTTAAGTTCATTTTTCACCTTAATTGGTTCTACCGGAATAATCGGCTTACCATTTGTAAATGCGTAGATATTAGTGATTGAGTGATTGTTGCTTATTTCATGAATCACTTCATCGATATAAAAATCGGTTCCAAATTGGTTTTTCTGGTCATAAAAATTAAGTTTTTGACCTGGACACAATTCAAAATCACCGTATGTTTTTACGTGTGCGTACCCATCGTACTGAGCCATAGTCCCTAAACGTAAAGCTTCTTCATACCCATTACGGTATACTTGTTCAGCGTAAGCCCCACTTCTAGAAACTAATACACTGTTCTGTCCTTCACCAACAACAATGCGAGTTACGTCTTTATCAACAAAAGAGTGGGCGTAAATTGTCACGTTAGTCATTGGATTGCGTGTATGTTGATTAGCTTTAGTAAGCCATTCAAAATCAAAAGCTATAGGATTTTCTAATTGGTTAACAAATTGCCCGACCAATCTTGGTTCACCAATAATAAATGGTTTAGCTTCTTGAGCTATCATTTGTTGGTAATCCATGAATCTTATACCTTGAATATCTTCCCAAACAAATACAAATTGGTCTGAATCGACAGCTAATCCGGTATCTCTAACAAAGTTAAAGTATTTAGAAATATTGTCACACCAAGGAACCTTAGGAACATAAACGTTCAATGATTCAACCACAGGCGAAATCAAAGGTCTATCTTGATATATTACGTTAATCATTTCAGCTATACTTTGAGATGCGTTTGCAAAGAAAGTACGAGAGAACTTTAAATTTTCAAGAATATGGATTGGGGCTAATTGAATAGTGATGATGTTATCCCCTTTAGAGTCGACGCCAACACTGAAGTGCTTACTTCCATAAATTCTTGAAATAGTACGTTGTGTATTAGCATTTGCAACAGAAATCTGGATAATTTGTTCTCCATCCATTTTAGTATGCAAATTTTTGTTATCATAAAACTGGAGAAGTCCTTCGTTATTACCGTAAAGACCATCTCGCATTGTTAGTGTTGTGAATGTGGCTGCAAGTTCAACAAAACGGTTCTGAAGCCAAGCGTCATAATCTTGATAAAGCTTAATAGAAACGTTAGGATATCCAGCACGTTGGACTGATTTACTCATTTCTTAAGGTCCTTTTCAACCAATGACAAAGCAATACTTCTTTCAATAGGAATCATAGCCATGACAGAATTTAAGTCGTAATGACTTTTGACTAATAAATGATTTACTTGATAGAAACTAAACACCTCGTCAGGGTTCAACAATATTTTAAAAATGTCGATTAAAGAATCATACACAAATTTATATTCTGAGCAGCATTTAAATGAAACTTCAATATGAAGAGGTTTTAATTTTTTAACCAAAGATTCAAATGCTTTGTAATCAATAGAATCTATTACTTGGACTTTAGTTTCATCATCGAGTTCAGACCATTTGTACTCAGAATCCGAGTCTTGAACTGTGTCTATATTTTTACTAATAAGTTCAACAAGGTCCTCATTTATTTCATCAGGATATTTGAACTTTATTTTTATACCTGATGTTTCGATAACAGGAGCCACTAAAGGTTCTTGTGATAAGTTAAGCATAAACCGTTTCTTAGCACCACAAGTTGGGCATTCAAAAGAAACGGGTATTTTTGTCTTACCTATAGACGAGGTAAAAACTGATATAAAAATGTATGGGCGCCATGACTTAGGATATTCATCGAAATAATCAGCAAGAAGTTCATCGATAAGTTCTATTTGTTCTTCTTTTGATTTAGTGTTCATGTCATTGCGCACTAACAAGAAATCTCGATAATCGGCGACTGTGAACGGTTTGAAACGATGGACACCGTCAGGCAATTTACAACGAACAATATTAGCCATGAGTATCTCCTTTTATCTATTTATAAATACTCATACAAGAGGAGCCATTTTATGAACTTTGAATATAAATTTACCGTACATGTCTCTGATAAAGTGGTCAACTGTAGAGCTTTTACTTTACGTGAATACAAGAATTTAATGGAAGCAAAACTTAAAGGGACTATTGACCAGGCTATCAAAGATTTGATTAAAAAATGTACTGATGCACAAGGTCTCAACAGACAAGAATCAGAACTCTTGCTCATCAAACTTTGGGCATACTCGTTAGGTGAAGTTAACCATGAGCACACCTGGGTTTGTTCCTGTGGGCGGGAGCAAGAAGTACCACTTAACTTTACACACGCACAAATAGATGAGCCCTCAGCGCCACTAGTGTGGGAATTCGAGAACTTTAAAGTTAAGTTCAAATATCCAGAATTATTCGATGATTCTAACATAGCTATGCTGGTTGCTAAATGTATAGAATTCATTGATGTCGATGGTTCACTTATTAAAGTGGATGATTTATCTGATGCAGAATTAGATGATTTGTATTCAGCCATTTCTAGTGAAGCTTTAAAAGATATTGCCGCTATGCTTCTGAAGCCTAAAGTCGTATTAGCAGTGCCTATTTCATGTGAATGCGGCGAATCAAATATTCACGTAATCGAAGGACTTAAAGAATTCTTTAAGCTATTATAATGATTCAAAACATAAACACACTTTATACAGATATTGACCCTGAGATGAATAAATCTTGGGATAAAGATATAGCAAAAGCTGCCGGGTCAAGAGCTGTTAAAAACAGCCTATTAGGAATAATCACAACTCGTAAAGGGTCGAGACCCTTTAACCCAGAATTCGGGTGCGAATTATCAGACCAGCTTTTTGAAAACATGACCCCTTTAACAGCAGACACAACTCAGCGAAACATCACTGCTGCCATAAGAAACTTTGAACCACGAATAGATAAACTACTAGTCGATGTCACACCTCTTTATGACAGTTACACTCTTATCGTTACTGTCCAATTCAGTATCATAGATAACCCTGACACAATAGAGCAAATCAAGCTACAGTTAAGTAACAGCCGTTGATGCTTTCTTTTCATGATGTGTATAATGGGTTTACGGGTTATTGCTAAGGAACATTAATGAGTGATTTAGAATTTAAATTAGAAGCTTTTCAAGATGAGTTGGATAAAGATTTAAGAATAGATTCAACCAAGTTGCAATATGAAGCAGCAAACAATCCTGTTTTATACGGAAAATGGTTGCGTCTGCATTCGACTTGTCGAAAAGAGATTTTAAGAATAGAAGCACAGAAAAAGACTGCACTTAAAAGAAGATTAGACTACTACACTGGGCGCGGCGAGCCTGGCGAAGAAGTGTGTATGGACACTTATGAGAAGTCTGAAATGAAAATGGTCCTGTCGGCAGACAGTAATGTACTTAAAGTTGAAACTCAACTTCAGTACTGGGGTATTTTGCTTGAATTTTGTTCAAGTGCTATGGATGCTGTTAAAGCACGTGGATTCAGTATTAAACACATCCTTGATATCCGTGTATTTGAAGCTGGTGGCAAGTAATAAATAGATATGTAACGACAACTAAGGAGACAATCATGTCTGAGATTTGTGTCGTCTGTAAAACACCAATCGATTCAGCATTGGTTGTTCAATCAGACAAAGGCCCTGTTCATCCTGGGCCGTGCTATAATTATGCGTGTGAACTGCCTGTCACTGAAGACACACAAGAGCAGTTAAATGAAACGCAGCTTTTAATTTAGTCTAGTGTTGATGTAGCCACTTGTTGGTTTTTGCCCCTTCCTTATGGTTGGGGCTTTTTTGTATTAGAAGTCTTCGTCATCTTCGTCATTCATTGACTCAAGTTCGGTACGTTTACCTGCTAATGCATCACGAACACTAATATCATCTGTATCTTTAAGTTCTGCTTCTTTAGAACGTTTCTTGTAATACCCTTCGAGTTCTTTAAGACCATCAAGCGTCTGACACGACGCTATCTTGTTCATAAACCCTTCAATTGCAGCTTCGTATATAAATTCTTTGAAGTCAATCATAAGTCTACCTGTTTCATTACATAATTGAATTTTTCTTCTGCATAACGCTGAATACGTTCAAGAGCATGTTTCAATGCATAGTTCAAATGAACATATTTCTTTTTAGCATTAGCAGATTTTGGTTTAACACCCATATCATCGATAACGTCCCAGACAGTAGCAATAGATTTAGAGGTGTGTTTACGGAGAACACGACCAATTGTCTGAAGCACAATGATTTTTGATTTAACTGGGTGAGCCAAAATAACGTGATGTAAGTTCTTAACACTAATACCAGTAGAGAACACACCGTAAGAAGCGACTATAATGATGCCTTTACCGTTTTCAGCCATAACCTTTAAGGCATTGCGTGCTTCAGTATTTACTTCACCTGATACGTAATAAACTTCCTTATGGCCTGTCTCTTTAATCATTTCAAAGAGCTCTTTGCCATGAGCAATATTTTTAAACATGACGAACGCATTCTCATCGCGCTTGGCCAGTTTAACAGCTAATGAAGCAATCCATTTATTTCGTTTCTTCACTGATGTAATATATTTAATCTCTGCTTGGTAATCTTTACCTTTCATAGCAGCACAAACATTATCAGGATAGCGTAAGAAAATAGAGTTAATTTTCAAATCAGTTACTTGACCATCTTCCATAAGCTGGGCAGTCGATACTGGTTTAAAGATGTTGCCAAACATGCCGATATATTGCATGACATTAGCTTTGCCATCCTTTAAAGAACCGGAAAGACCAAATTTAAAGGCACAGTTATTAAGACCTGAAATAATAGATGAAATACTTTTGCCTGTGGCTAAATGACATTCGTCGTTCATCATCATACCAAACTGACTAAACCATTCTTTAGGTTGTTTTACCGCAGTCTGCCAAGTAGCAACATAAATTTCTGCGTCAGAATCACGAGCAGTACCACCACGGATTCCTAGCATATTGTTGCGACCAAATAAACGATAATCGCAGAAGTCATCAATCATCTGGTCAACCAGAGCTGTAGTAGGAACAATGATTAAAATTTTGCCTACATAGTTCTCAACGTAATAACGAGCCAGGAGTGCCTGAATCAATGATTTACCTGCGGAAGTTGGTAAATTAAGAATGTTTCTACGATTTACTAGACCTTCATAGACGGCGTCTTTCTGATACCAATGTGGGTCAATCTTAGTAGACCCGGAATAAATCTCAAGAGCACTCAGCCATTTATCGAAATCAGCTCGGGTTATATCTTCTTTTTCTGCAATCTTAGGGTCAATATAGACTTTATAATCCATATTAGTCGCGAATTTAGAAATGAATGAGTAAAGCCCAAAAGGTAAACGACGGTCATAATCAAGTAGACGAATACGTCCATCCCAATGACCATATTTGTATTTCGGGTTAAATTTATAGCCATCAGCTTCAAAGCTAAAGTAGTCTCTTAGTTCGAAGAAAACACTCTCAGAGCATTCAATTCTCACATGACTATAATCTTCAAAATTTACAGTTATGTCGTACACGGAATAATCCTCAGTTATAAATACATCTATATTTATACATACACTGAGGCTATAACATGATTGACAAAATTTACGTTGACGAACTCCGTGGGCTTGATAAAAAAGAAGCTAAAGATAAATTAGCCGAATATGCAGCCGGGTTCAACATCACTCTTAAGAAAACAAAGTCATTTGACAATATGTTGATTGATCTTGAAACTGAAATGGCTGAACTTGCTAACGAGCCGATGCCTGAAGATGAAGGTGGCATGAGCATCACTGATTTAATTCAAGCAGATGATGAATTGACAGGTGCTTCTATTTTCAAAGATGAAGCTAAAGAAGAAGCTAAATCTTTACTTATTGATTCTATTGGCGAACCTACAGTTTCACCTGTAATGGTTACTTCAATTGAAGAGCCGATTGGTGAAACCATCACAGTAGTTCGTAATGAAGGTATTGAGACCGTTGAAGCTTCTCCTTTATCCCAAGAAGATGTTCCTGTTCTAGAACAGGCTATCAAAGATATTATCGAATCAGAGTTATTTGAATTGCCAAAAGGATTTAGTCCGACGTTAATGTCTATGGGTAAAGCCCCAGGCTATGTAACTCTTCCTTGGTGGATTTATCAGTGGATTATAGAAAATCCTGAATGGAAATCTAACCCTCATTCCTTCCCTCATCATTATGGTATTGATACCCTGTTAAGTTTGATTTATTACATCAAACGTGATGGACAGGTCCGTATTCGTGAGACCCGTAACTCTCGATTTTTCATTCTTAATTAATAAGGGCCGAAGGCCCCTAGAGGAAAAATAATGGCTAGTGTAAAAATTACTCCAGTGAACCCAAAAGTAACAGTTGGAGATGTCACCACTTTCACAGCAACCGTAACTGATAGTGGAACTGATACAGTTAAATATGACTGGGAAGTGGATGGGGTATCTTCTGGTTCCGATTCTACTTTAGAAGTCCCTGGATTAGTCGCAAGAACTACAACTGTTCGAGTTGTAGTTACTTTAACTCCTGAAGAAGGAGACCCAGTAGAAATAGAAGATACCACCATTTTGACTATTGAAAACAAAATCATCGACACTAAAAATCTCAAATATATCCATCCATTAGACCATCGTCAATCTGCATATCTTTGGTGTGGTTGGTGGGTTATGGACGAGATCGAAAAAGCTTCTAAAGAAGATATCGATTGGAAAAATCCAGATGATACTGAATTAAAATACAAAGTAGACCTTAAGACTCTTGCATATATGCTTGAAACTTATCCTAATGTTGAAGTTCAAGAATCACGTCATGGGTATATCTTGAATAAAGAAGCTATCGAAGCTGGCTACATCTACTAAGTTAAGGACTCCTTCGGGAGTCCTTTTTTGCTTTCTAAAAGACATATTAAATTAGCCATACAAACATGAGGTGACAAATGAATATTGCTGTTCAGGTTTATACAATGGTTGAAGACTTTAAAATGTCTTTTGGTGAAGTAGCTGAGAAGTTTTCAATTACTGCTTTTGAAGCAGCGAAGCATTGGGCTGAAGGTGAAAAACTTAAAGAAAAGTTCATGAATCGTGAAAGGGTAGTTTATCGCAAGCGAATGACTACGTCAACTTCACATCAAAAACAATTAGTTAAGAAAATGAGAACATTATGATTATTCCAGATGGTTGGGTAGGTGGTAAACCTAGAACGAAGACTCTGTCAGCGCATTATGGTGAAATTGCTGAACAAGCTCGCAATAATATTATTACTACCGCCAAACGAGAGATCGAAGAATCTTTAGCAAAAAACGCTGCTAAAGGTTTGAAATCTATACTTTGGTATCCTTCTACTAATTCTGTTCGAGAAGAAGCTGCTATTACAAAATGGCTCCAAGATAATGGATGTGAAGTCAAATGGAATCATGATCAACGTGATGGTCATTTAGTAGTAATTAAGTTCTAATTTGCTTTAAGTCGAAAGTGTGATATATTCGATATAATGGTTTCCAGCCCTTATTTATACGGCTGGGGATAGAAGAATTAATCTTTTATAATATGGTGACATTATGACATTCCAGAAGTACTCCTCCCTAGAGAACCACTACAACGGTAAATTCATCGAGAAGATTCGCTTCTCTGGTAAAGATTCTGGTGTATGGGTAGCACGTGAAAAGATTCACGGTACAAACTTCTCTCTAATTATTAGTCGTGACGCAGTCACTCCGTGTAAGCGGACAGGTCCTATTCTTCCTGGTGAAAGTTTCTTTGGACATGAAATTATTCTGAAGAAATACGATAAGTCTATTAAGGCTCTACAGTCTGCAATTACTGGTGTGGCTTCGTCTTATCAGATATTTGGCGAATTTGCTGGTGGCGGAATTCAGAAAGGTATGGATTACGGCGAGAAAGACTTCTACGTATTCGACATCTTAGTTAAAACTGAAAACGATACTACAGGCTCATTTGTTGACGATTTTATGATGACTAATATGTGCTGTACTTTTGGTTTTAAAACAGCCCCACTTCTAGATCGTGGTTCTTTTGAAGAACTGTCTAAAATCGTTAATGATTTTGACACAGAAGTCAATTACTATAACGAGCTGATTCGCATGACCGATTTAGACCATGCTAATACACATTGTTTTGGTCATCCACCTAGTGGTGAAAAGAATATTGCAGAAGGTTATGTTCTGAAACCTTGTTATCCTGAGTTCCTAGCGAATGGTAATCGTGTGGCTATTAAGTGTAAGAACTCTAAGTTCAGTGAAAAGGCTAAATCTGATAAGCCTATTAAAGCCAAAGTCGAACTGAGTGCTTCAGATAAAGTAGTATTATCTACCTTCGCTGATTATAGTACTTGGAACCGTGTATCTAACGTTATTTCTCATATCGGTGAAGTCGGTGCTAAAGACTTCGGTAAAGTTATGGGTCTAACGATGCAAGATATTTTCGTTGAAGCAGAACGTGAAGGTATCGTATTAACTGATGCTGAAAACCCGACCGCTGTTAAGAAAGAACTTCAGCAAGTAGTGATGGCCACTATCCGTGAAAAATGGCATGAAGTGGTGAGTTAATGAAACGAGTGGCTCTAATTGGGTCACGAGAAACGCCTCAGCACATCCTGAGGCTTATGTCGAAAGCCGGTTATGGATTAAGTTCCTCCGGCTGTTTCGGTATCTCAGGCGGCGCCCCTGGGGCAGATACTGCGTGGCTAGCTTCATATGGAAGTAATAAACAAATTATTATTCCACATAACGGATTCAACGGATTGACGAATAAAATGCAAGGGGTGATATTGTGGCAGGATTTACCTAATGAAGGGAAGATTAAATCTGTAGTACATGCGCGTGAATTTGTACCTGATTATGAAGACCGGAGTAAAACGGTTCAAATATTGCTAGCAAGGGATGCTAATCAAGTGCTAGGCGAGAAGTGTGATAATCCAGTAGATGCAGTGTTCTATTGGGCGCCAGAACAACACGGAAAGATTAAAGGTGGAACTAGAGTAGCTGTTTATATAGCTCGTAAATTCGGTATTGCTACATTTAATTTAGCTTTTAGAAATGTGCTTGAAAACTTCAAAAGTAAGTATGAACCAGAGCCATTTGATATTTTCAAACTATAAAGGGAACCCATTGGGTTCCCTTTTCTTTTAGTCTTCTATTAGCTTAGGTAACTTAACACCAAGTAATACAGACATTTTACTTAATCCAGCCAGATTGTCCATATCAGACCCATCAATAACCCGAGCCTCTTTGTCAGCAATACCTAAAGTATACGGATTCACAGACAACCCATAACGAACAAGCAGACACACAGTAGGCTGTAATGAATCTGGGTCAACGATTACTTTAAAAGCGCCAACATGTTCTGGGTCTTCTAAATCTAAGCCTTCGGTATAAGGGGCGTAGAATAAAGAACCAACTGATTCGAGTTCACCGAAAGTAGCCTTAACACCAACAATGACATAATCCACAGGCGTAACAGCATCTACATAAAGTTTCAGACCATTGTTCAACTTACCATAAGACAGTTCTGAATCTTCGTCTTCTTTAACCCAACCAGATGCATCAAGCATTGCTGCTACACGTGACGAAGCTAAAACGTAAGTTCCAGAATAAGAAGTTTGACGTTGGATATTAGCGTTCATTTCACAAATATATCGATACAGACGACGTCCCATTTCAGGAGCTTCATCCACACCAGTCAAATCTAACATACCTTTATCAGAAATACCTTCAACACGGAAACGAGAAGATACGGTAATCAGAGATTGAACAATGTCTTTGTTAACTTCTTCCGCCATAACAGTAGCTAATACGTCTTCGACAGTTACCGCAGCGTCAAATCCATTAGCTTCCATATCTTGGGCTAATTCAACCGTTAAATCAGTACGCAGTTTACGAGACTTAACAGGGATTTTCCAACGGTCCATACGGAAACTTGCGTCAGAAACATCACTATCTGCTGATTCAAATTTAGAGGTATCAGCAGCTTCTGCCACTAATCTAATAGAAGAATCCACAATAGCTTCGCTGATAATATCAAATGGTTCTGTTTCAGAGGTCCCTTCAAAAGGATTGTCTTTCAGAACTTTATATACGACTTTTTCGTTTTGGAATAAATCGCCTTTGGACCAAGCTTTATTTTCGAATTCAGGGATACCGTCACGCGAACTAATAGCGCCAGCATAAGTAGCTGCACTCATAAATGACATTACTTTGTCATGGTTAAGGTATTTAACGCCATAAAGAGTTGCTTCTGGCTGTCTAGTACGTTGTGATGCTACAAGGTCAGTATAGATTAAATTAGTTGTAGCGCGAGTCAATGCAACGAGATCTGGACGTCCGATTGATGAAGTCCCAGTAGTTGTAGATTCGCGCAACAGGTTATGAATTTTGCTCATTGCACATTCCTCTTTGGTTTATAAGTTTATTTATAAAGCCATAGAAACAAGAATGGGAGACCGAAGTCTCCCATAATTTTGGTAGGTATTAGATACCTTTAACGAATACACGACGGAAGTAACCGTTTTTACCAACGCTGTTAGCCAGTGAAGGCATACCAGATTGGATACGACCTTTAGGCTGTTGAGCATCTGGGTCAGCGAACGGGTTAATACCGATACCGTAACGAGTTTTGAAGCCCATTACTGGCTGGAAGTTCTTCGGATCGGAACCACGCAGTGGGGTCAGAGCAACGTAAGGAGCGTAGTAGATACCAGCATCCATTTCGTTAGCACCTTTGTAACCGATGGTGAAGTAGTCCTGGCGAGCATACTGGTCAATATAGACACGGTAGCGACCACCCAGTACACCAGCGAATACAGCTTTAGTAGTATCAGTTTCGAAACCTTTACCCAGGCCCTGTGCAGCAGGAGAAATGTTGGTATCAACTGCAGCCAGAACGTTAACAACGTTACGAGAAGCAATCAGGAAGTTACCAGCACCACGACCAGTCTGACGAGCGATTTCAGCTGCTTCTTTGTCAATCTGGAACAACAGAGCTTTAAAGCTTTCACCAGCCCAACGAGCACCACGAGTATCGATTGGGTCCTGGAAGTCAAACACACCAGCTTTAGAACCAACGGTCTGCGTCATACCGGTTTTACCAACCTGAGCAGAGTAGTTAATCCAGTCGATAACTTCACGGTTAATTTCCAGCATGATTTCAGTAGCCAGAATACCACTCAGTTCGGCATCAGCATCCATACCATGAACAGCGCGCAGGTCCTGTGCCAGTTCGATAGAATATGCAGCTTTCAGCTGACGAGATTTAGCTTCGATAACTTGTTTATCGATACGGAAGCCCATTTCGTTCCAAGCATTATCTTGAGAACCATTGAAGCCTTCCTGCAGTTCGGCGATAGAGGTAGCCATACCTTCAGCGATTTCTGCAACTTCACCAGCTTCCAGACGTTTAGTGATTTCTGCGTCCAGTTTACCAGCATCAGTAGCGGCAGCATCAACAGTGAATGCAACTACAACCTGCAGATGAGCACGACCAGTTTCTACGAAATCGTGAACCACGATATCACCAACTGTCAGAGAATCACCAGCTTTAACAACTGCGAATTTCTCAGCAGCACCACGACCAGAGAACATTGCATCTGGAGCGAATTTAGGATGGAATGCTTCTTTAGCACCATCAGCGATTGGGTCTTTACCGTAAACGGCACGCAGAGCAAATACCTGACCAGTTGGGTTGTTCATAGGCTGAACACCACAGATGTCAAAAGCAATCAGGTTAGGAATCGCACGACGAACCATACCCATAACAGCAGGACCGATGTGGGTCACAGCACCAGAGGTCTGGCCAGCAGCGATATTAGTTGCGTCGTAACCATGGTCACCACCAACTTCAGCTTCGCTCAGGAATGAACCAAAAGCTTCAGCGATTTTTTCATCGCGATATTCAGGAGATTCACTAAAATCTTTTTCCTGGGTTTCCAGAATTTTAGCAATCAGGCGTTGTTTGGAAGCACCAACAATTTCTGGCAGGGCTTCATTTTCCAGCAGTGGCTGCCATTTTTCTAAGAGAGCGTTCTTTTTCATGTGTTGTATAACCTTGTTAAATTAAGAAAGACGTGCTGCACCGCGGATGTAAGAATCCATGATTGAAGGTGCTTTAGTTGATTTTTCATCTTCGACTGCTTCTGAAACGTAGTTCAGGTTCACAGCGTCATCTTCAGGAGTATTTATTACACCTTCAGTAATGGTATTATCTTTTTCTTTGGAAGTTTTAACCATTTCGACGATAGCGGTCAACTTACCGGTGAAAGCTTCGGAATAATCCATTCCTTCAGTTAGAGATGCAACGCTCTCTTTCTGAGATTCAGTTAAATCACGGGTTGCTTCAGAAATAGCAATGCCACGTTTCAGAGAAGCAATTTCGCTTTCCAGAGCACCATTAGTTTCGAACAGCTTAGCAACTTCGGCAGTGGATTCAGCCAGTTCTTCTTCCATTTCTGCAACCACATCTACAGATTCTTCTGGAATAACTACGTTGTGTTCTACGAACAGTTCTTTCATGCCTACCAGCATTGATTCAAACAGATCGGCTTTAATACCTTTATCAATTGCTAATTTGTTTTCAGCGAGCCATTCTTTAGCGATATGGTCAAAGAATTTAGAAGCAGATTCAGTCAGAGCTTTTTCAGCTTCGTCTTTTGCCGTTTCAATACCTTCCTGAACCTGAGTTTCAGCCAGTTCAGCGATTTTAGTAATGTGAGATTCTGCCAGTTGAATGGCGTGTTTTTTGACGGTCGCTTCGAATACAGTGCTGAAATTAGCTTTTGCTTCATCAGACAGATTAACTGATTCGAAAACACTGTCAAGTTCTACGGAAGCATCAATTTCTTTAGCTTCACTAATCAGTAGTTCTTTCAGCATTTTGTAGTCCTGTTGTTAAGTTACATAATTATTTATAACGCTTTTAAGCGCTCGGCTAGTGCATTAAAAGCATCATCAGCACTTGTATTGGCGACTTGCGCCGTTTCCTGAACACTTTCAGAAATTTGTTTTGGCGTTACCCATGCGTCTGGAGCACTAGGTCCCCACACAGCGTCTACGCCTACCGTCAGGCGAAATCCTTCCTGAACGATGTTATAACCTTTACCTGAAGGTTTAAGAGCTCCTAGACCACGACTAGACACACCAGGAATCCATCCTGCACGAATATTAGCGGCTAGTTTATCTCCTGGACCATGGTCGCCTTCGATAATACGAGCACGTCCATATACGTCGTTACCTTTCCACCACATATCTTCGATAATAATGGCAGCTTGCATAGGGTCAACGTTAGCGCGAGGTGGATGGTTTAATTCTCCTAATGCTTGTTTGGTTTGAACTTGTTCCTTGATGTAATTAGAAACGGCTTTTTCTAAAATTCTTTTAGGATAAAGACGTTTATTACGGTTAACAACTTCAGCTTGCATGAATACACCTTCGATATAAAGACCTGGTTTTAATCCAGAATCTTCATTACTTTCAAAGGATTCAAGCATAGGTTTTCCATCAATCACTTCGCCTGGTTGACCCCAATTTTCAATTAATAATTGGGGTTCATTCATTAGCTTAGTCCAAATGCTTTACGCTTGGCCATCGCTTTTTTCTTTTTACGTTGGGCCCGCGTGGTAATAGACGGATTAGCACGTTTAGTTTTGGTCGCCTTACGAGCGATTTGACGACGAGCTGCTTTAGATAATCCAGTAGTTTGATATGCATTGCGCTGACGTGTTTTACGGTCTTTAGTACGCGTAATTTCACCACGAGAAGAAACGTGTTTAACAATAAACTCGTTTAATTGCATACCTTCATTGAGAGAACCAAGTGCAATAGCCAAATCGGCATTGTCACTTAGCATGTTCTCTACAATTTTATTTATATCTGCCTTATCAAGAGCTTTCGACAAAACATCAAGACGACCCTGTGCTTCAGGAATCAGGGCTTCGACATTATCGATTACTAATTCATGGCTTTCAGGGAGCATTAACATTTAGTCTTCCTTCTCGTCTTCGGGTTTTTCTTTTTCGTCTTTTTTAGGAGGGAATTTTTCAGACTTTTCTTTATCGTCTTTATCTTCTTCCTCGTCATCTTTAGGTTCTTCACCTTCGATAACAATAGACTGAGCAATAAGCTTACGCTGCTCTTCGATTAAACCAGCGGTCCTTTCAAGCATAATAGCGTTAAACGCTTTTTTAGCTTTGATGAGGTCGTTGGATTTAACTGCGGAAACGAAATCTTCCATTAGAAATCCTCTTCATTTTCAGGGTCTTGGAAACGAGCCTCTTTAGACTCAAGTTCAATCTGCTTAGCTTCTTGTTCAATTTGTTCTTCAGTCATCTGCAAGAAATCTTTCATAGCAGTCTGATGAGACAAATACTTACCAATGAACGGTTCGGCCATAGTCAGCATATTGATTCTACGTTCCATGATTTCAGCATCCTTCATTTCAGTGAAGTATGAATCACGGTGGAACACAACTTTAATATTATTTATTTCGCGTTCCCACTCATCTTCTGTAATAACTTTACGAAGGATTAAGTTTGTTTTTAGTGGGTCCAACAGAATTTCTTCGAATTTATGTTGGAGGTCACGAATAAATTTAGCAAATTTTAATTCGTCACGAGTAATAGCCATACCTGATTCGAATTGTACACCGCCACCACCTTGGTCATTAGGGATACGTGATTCAGGGATTCGAAGAGCGCGATAGAGATTAGTACGAAAATAACGGACATCATCCATATCGCTCATACCAGTAGCACCTGGCATGGTATCAACTTCTGTTACCGCTTTACCGTCACGACGTTGCAACCAATAATCTTCTGTCATAGACATATTGTGCTGTTGGTTTTTAATCTTGCCGGTCGAAGCATCATATACAACACGGTTTTTCATCGTATTCATAATATGTTGCATATGCTGGGCTGCCTTACGTGAAGGCATATTCCCTGTGTCGATATAAAACACACGGCGGTCTGGAGCACGGGTAATACGGTAGATGACTAGCGCGTCTTCCATTAATTTTAATTGGTTTGCAGGCTTAACCGCTCGATGGAGATAACCGATAATGTTTTTGCCTGAGCAGTCAACTAATCCAGAATGGGCATAAACAACAGCTGCTCGAGGGATTTTAATTTTAGTGCCAGCGGCATAAACCCGACCATCGGCAGAATAGGATTCATTGCCTGTATCATAAATGAAATAATCACGATATCCTTTAACGATTTTCGCGCCTGATTCATCTTTAGTTATTACTTCACGGACAAATTCAATATTTCTAGGGTCCAACCGGCGTAGTTCTTGGATGCCTTCTTTAGGTTTATTAGGACTAATAATTTTATGGAAGAAAATTCGTGAATCAACATACCAACGACGGAAATGGTCTGTACCTTTGCGCTGGAAATTTAAACTTGTCAAAACATCGCCGAATTCTTCATGAATTCGTTCTTTGATAGATTGACTAAATTCGGTAGAGTCTAGGTCAAGAGCAACCACATCATGGTTGTCTTCATAAACCACAGCATCTGAAACGATTTCCTGAACAGCATTATCAACTTCATAGTTATTCATTAAACTACGATAAGTGTCGATAAGCTCTCTAGTAGATTTCATGCCCGGTTCTTGTGTGCCGAACATTTGTTGTAAGAATCCATTACCAGGACGGTCGTTCTCATTAGCTTCGATTTCACGAGCACCATCGTCAAATTTAGGTGCTGTAACCGACTCTAAATCATTTTTTATATTTTGGTTGTATTCTTGCTCATCTTGTTTGGCCCAAGGAGCAAAGATACTTAATAAGTCGAAAGCCATTTAGAGTCTCCAAAGTTAACAGAGCGTTGCTCTTCTGATAATATTTATACCGAGCTTTAAGAAGTATTTTAAAGCAAAATACTTTTCAAAACTATGGAGCCGAAGCTCCATAAGTATTTATTCCCACCAATCGATGGCGAAAGTAGTTTCGAATGTTTCTACTTCGTTATTGCTGTCCCAGTCCATTTGCACTTCACCAACGTTAGTTGGCCACAGACCAGTAATAGTGTGCTCTTTAGTTACAGTTTTACCATCACGATGGAATTGACGTACGATAGCAGTTTTCTTATATTCTGCTGGAGCAGCACCAGTAATTTCGTTGGTCATGCCGTGGCACAGATTCTGCCAATCAACAATAGCCTGACGAGTTTTATGCGCGTCATCATTATAGATGGTGATAGTCCAGTCATCAAACGTACGGTCGCCTGCAACGTTGATTTTACGGTTCATATAACCGACTGGTACTTTCTCTACAATGCCTGCTGGCATCGGAGCAGCTTTACATTTGAAGCTGAAGTTTTTACCAAGGAATGGGATTTCGACTTCGAAAAGGTTAGGGCGAGCAAAGTCACCTGACTCAAATGCTCTCGTGATATCCGTTAGCTCCATAAGTTATTGTTTCCTATCATGTTTTTCGATTAAAAGGTTAAGTGTTTCTAGGTCAACACTGTTTCTAGAATCTTTTTGGCGATTCTGTTCCCAAGGAATCATTTCTAGGTTGCAAATATGTCCTATAATCTCAGGAGGAACATTATTTTCAAACCCATATTTGATAGATACCTTATGGTCTAATTGGTAAGCATTTTCAATACCACACTTACCACTTAACTCAAAATTAGGAAGCTTTTCTATTTCACGTCTAAAGTGTTTTAGAGAATAACCACGAACTTTTGAGTAATATTTTCTTTTAGCATCTTTGTTAGGATTCCATCTACCATTATTAGACCCACAACAGGCTTCTATACGAACTCCTTTCTTAGATTTAGAAATCTTAGGGCCTTTGACCTTTCTTATTTCTAATCCTTGTTCGGAATTCCAGAAATCTTTGCGGTCTTCAGAATAAACTTCCCAACGGTGTTTCATACAAAATTTTGTATTTGTTTCATTTAACTTAGCCTTTGTGATTGTATACTCTTCTGAGCAAGTGTCACAACGACAAGTAATAACAGTTTTTCCAGGACAGTCATCGAATTCTATTAAATGAGGAACCCCACTTTTAACTTCATATCCTAGTGATTTAAAAGCAGTAACGTTTCTATTAGTTATTGGAACTACAAAATGTGTATTAGTAATCATATAACTTATTTATATAGTGTCAGGGACAGCCAGGGAAAGAATTTCTATTAACCTAATAGAATATATGGCGCCTAGAGTAAACGTCCTAGGCGCCATCCTATTATTGAGCAGGACCAATCAGCTCATCGAAATCTGCACCAGTGCTTGTAGCAACAAAGTTCAGAGTGATGTAGTTAATTGATCGGGCTGGTTTAACGTAGATGCTCGCTACAAATTCGTTACGGTCAATAACACCTGGGGTGTTATTAGTCGTATCACAAACAACACGGAACTCGTATACACCACCTAGCGCTTTGATACCACTCAGGTATTGTGAAGTTTCCATACGGAAGCTTGAACGAGTAAAGTTGTCGTTGTTTTCGAACAGACGATATTTAGACGCATCACCGATATTTTTCTTCAACATGTTGAAGAGACGACGAACGTTAATATGGTCAAATGGCGTAGGCACTTTAGTAGCGGTTTTATCACCGTACAGAACGAATCCATCACCACCTGCGAAACCAGTAACTGGGTTAATAGCTTCTTGATACATACGGTCACGATGCGCCTGGCGAGGTTCGATAGCCAATTTAATGACGTTCAGAATCTGACCACGGTTATAACCAGCTGGAGACATCCAAGGTTGAGAAACATCGTCAGTACGAGCACACAGACCTGCCATATCAGCAGCCAATGGAACCCAACGGTTTACGTCGTTGTATTTGTCATATTGGTATTTGTAGTTACCATCAATAGCAGCATAAGTCGTGCTGATATTCATGTTATTAGTATCAAAACCTTCTTGAGCAGTACGCCAATTAATTAAGTTATCTACTGCACGTGTCAGTGGAACGTTAACTAAAGTGCCTTTAGGAGGAGAAATAAAAGCAAGGCAATCTTGGCGTTCGTCAGCAATAGAAACAACGTGTTTCTGAACTGTAGAAGCCACCTCGTCGCCTTCACCAGCACAAGCACCAGCAATCAACAGGTTAATATGCAGAGCTTCACGATCACCAAACAGATCCCACCCTTGCATCAAATCGCCAGCAGTAACAGTTTCGCTTGAAGAAACACCACCTGATAATTTAATAATACCTGAGAAGCCTTTTGGCCATCCTTGAGTAGTACCAAAGATGTAGTTAGAAGTTCCTTTAGAGAAATAATCATCCATAAAGATGTTATTACCGTAAACGTCTTTATCGCCATATTTAGTAGACAGAATCACAGATTCCATGATAGCACCGTCACGACGAACGATAATACCATATTGATCTTCAGTCTGTGGACCATAACCAAATACCGCACGAGCAGTAGAAGCGCGCTTACCACCGCCTGGGAAAATGTCTAAATCAGGAGAAGAAGCCTTATCAAAAGTAGTTTTAGAAATAATTTCTACTTCGATTTGAGAGCCAATTTCACCTGGGTAAATAGCCACAATACCTGGCATATTGTATTTCTTAATCAGGGCTTGGAAATCTACTGAAGTAATTTCTTCGATAGCACTTTCTGGTTCAGTCAGAAGAATACCAGAATCAGTAACTACACTTTGGATAGAAAGAGTACCTGAAACACCAGATGAAGCAGAAGAAATTTCAGCCGTCCAAGCAGACCCAAGTGATGGATATTGGTTTACTGATTTAGCGTATGCAATAATTTTTTCTGAAGGAATATACACACTCAGAATTTTGCCATCCGCATCAACAGCGGTAATTTTACCTTCAGTTTCAACAACTGTCTGCAAATATTTAACTGTAATTTTATCGCCTACAGCATAGTTAGAACCTGCAGTAGTAATAGTTGAACTAATGTTACCGGCAACAGGAGATGCGTTTTTAGCTGTTTCACGATTAACTACACGAACAACACGTAAGTCATTACCATACTGGAGGAAGTTCATACCAGACATGAAATAGTCAGCAGTTTCGTTATTAGGACCACCGAAACGTTCTACTAATTCAACTTCGTTAGTGATTTGAGTAACCTGAAATGCAGGACCCCACTGGAACTTCCCTACCAGCGCAGCACGACCGGTAGCATTACGAACGACGGTGCTTTGTACACTAGTTTCTTTGAGCTCAATGCCCGGGGATAATAAAGCCATTTTGAATCCTCAATATTGTTTTGCTTTACTTTTATTTATACAAACGACATGCCTTGTGTAGGCGGTGCGTATTCTGCGCTATTATCTGCAGCATCAACAAATACGACTGGTGCATAGTCATCGTTCATATCTTCCAATTCACGGCTAAACACTTCTGAAGCAAGACGAAGTTCGTCTTTGTCCGCAAAGTCCGCAAATTTCTGCTGGGTGGTTAGCCAAGCGAAAATAACCAAACTCATGACGAGGTCGTCATGGAATCCTTCTTCAGCAGCCCAAGACAATTTCTTTTGACTAAATGTCCTGAATTCTGCTACAGTTTGTTTGTGGTGTATAATGAGTTTATCCTTTTCAATAAGGTCTTTGAGAGTGGAACAACCTACAGCTTTAGTTTTAGTAGTTTGTTTCATACCTAAGTCCATCATTGAATCACAGATAACATTCTCATACTCTAAATCCATATAAAGAGATTTAGCCACACTTACGCCAGTCGAGTTCAGCTCGATATAAACAGGCGCTTCGTTATATTCCATTAGATATTTATGCACTATATCTGGTAAGATAAGGTGTGAAATCTCGTTACTATGCAATACAGCAACTTGTTCCCATTTATCATCAGTCACATCTATAATATGCATCGCGTGATAGTCTTGACCACGGCCTTCTGCACAATCTAACGAAGCGATATATTTACGTTCAGGATCGGCTGGTTTAAAGCGATAGAAATATCCATTATCAGGAGCAATTTCCATCCAATCCATTCTAGCTAATTTCATGCCTGAAATCAACGTACCACTTGTGCCTTGGAATTGAGCACAGTGTTCTTGAAGGAACTGTTCTAATGACGAACCTGAAATAGTTTGTCTTGACCATTGCCAGCCATCGTCAAACGTATCATTATCATCATACATACGTTCTTTAACTGAAGTCCAAGTTGCCGTGTACGGCTCAAACCCTGATTTACCTTCAACCGCGGCTGTCCAAATATCATAAAAGTGATTTAAACCATTTGGAGTGGTGGTAATAATAATTTTAGAACGACGACCTGATGAAATAACAGGCTGAATAGCTAGCCAAGCATCAAGGAAGTTAGGGATAAACGCGCACTCATCTATGTAAATCATAGCGAATGAGTTACCACGGACGGCGTCAGGCGAACTAGCGTAAGCTCCGATTGATGAACCATTGTCTAATTCAATCGAACGTTTGTTCCACTCATTAATCCCAGGTTGTAAGAAGTCAGGAAGTAATTCTATAGCCTGCTTAGTACGGTCTAATACTTCTTCCGACATTGGACCTTTGTGAGCTAGTACACCTACAGCTTTGTCTTTATTAAAGCAAACAAAGTGAGCAAGGAAAATAGCTACAACGGTTGTTTTACCTAACTGACGAGACAGGTTACAAACTGTCATGCGCTTTGCGGACATAATACGAAGCATGTCTCGCTGATAATCACGAAGTTGGACCTTAATGGTCCCGTAGTCAATGTGGGTAATTGCACAATATGTTTCAGCAAAATAGACAATGTCATCACGACACTTCTTCCATTCGCGAACCATTTCTTGGGTCCAATTGGTCTTGATATTCGCCCTTTTTAAGTTAGGGAGACCCATATATCGAGAACGTCTGTTATTTTTATCTTTGTATGTCTGAAATTTTTCAGGTTCTTCTCCTTGGAGCCGAATCTTTGTTATTCCATTTATACGGAGGTAATCGTCGAATTTTTCTGGATACCATTTATTGTCCCATTGAGATAAGAAAAATTTAATCCCATCTTCAACTTTAACATCCATAGAAGATGGAGGCTTAATAACAATATTATCCCCTTGGTTCAGAGGATGATTATCATTTAATACATTAACTGGTTGTTCCATTGATTATTTTCTCTCTTTCTTCCTGGGCTTCATATGCATCGCCAAATTCGTCCATCATATCTGTAGGACTACCAACGAACACTGTGGCATTTTGTATATTCATGCCAGGTTGTGATTGACCTGCTTTATTAGTGTTAGTAGCTTCATTGGTAATCTCTTTCATTTCTTTGTGCATTTTCAACAGCTCTTTATTAGTGGCTGTCATTTGACCCATTAATGTAGAGAATACTTCCATATGGCGTGGAGAATCAGCATTCTTAGCTGTTTCAAGGAATATTTTAGCCGCATCCATCAACATTTGTGATTGGAAGTGCATATTTTTACGTACTACTGTATAGTCGTCTTCAAGGTCAGGCGTACGATTCTGTGGATTACTTTCTACAGGAACAAGAACTAAAGGTTCATAAGGGGCGATTTCTTCCCCTTCAAGTCCTGGTAATTCAGTTATATCCAACAGCTTAGCCATATCTAATTGATCACTCATTTATTAGTCCTCGGGCCAGGTTCTTGTGGTGGAACAGGAATTGGCGTATCTTTTGAATAAGTTTGTTCATACGAGCCATCCCATTCGGCTGCTTCTATATGACGTGGAACAACTTCGCTATCAACAGATTCGAAAATACCTTCAGGGGTTAATTCTTTAGTGTTGGCAAAGAAGTCAATATAAATGGTTCTAATTTCACCTGAAATATCTGCAACAGGTGGATAAATCCATCCATTAACTTCAAACATAATAGACCATTCCAGACGACGTCTAGTGATGTTATCACCTTCAAATTGTTCATCCATTGCAGCTGACTGGAAAACAATCCTGATGTCTCGCTCAAACTTAATATCGTTAGTATAAAGCTCAGTGATAGTCGTATTAAAATGAGGTTGGAAATAAGGTAAAATCTGTTCTATAATTTGATACATATCATCTTGATGACGAGTGTAGATTCCAAGCTCAAAAATCATTTTAACTGGAGTAGGACTAAATTGAGAAACAGATTTTCTCGGGTCACCATCTTGATAACGTGCTGCACTTCTGTTCTGTAAAGCTGTTTTATATTGTGCGTTATATTGAAGGTCTACCATATGAAGATTCATACGTGGTAGGATAGTCTCAACCTTAGCTTTATCTTGAGTACTTTGAATAGCGGTGATTTTACCAAGTTGAGACATGAATTTTTCTTTTGATGCATAAGTAATAGGCACCTTAATAAATTTTATACCTGTGTCTTCTCTAGTACGCGCTACTTGGACATGGGAAAACAAATCACCCATTAAAACTATATAGCGACGCAGTGATGAATTGTACCAATGACCAAACATTTTCTCTCCAAAGGGCCTTGCGGCCCGTAATATGTTTATTTATTAGTTAAAGAAGCTGTCGTCAAATGCTTCAGGTTTAGGTGGAGCTTGATTGCCTCGTCCATTAATAACCGTATATGGTTCAACGTATTCAGCAGCTTCAGCATTAAATTGATTACTTTCGGCGTATTGGTCATCGTTAATATCGGCTAAACCATCGATATTATGAACAGGTTCAAGGTCGAGTTCACTGAATTCAGGAATATTAATCCCATCATTACGTTGAAGTTCAGGCTGAAGTTGTTCACCCGAATAAACAAATTTCTGAGCAGTAATTTTACGTATGGCGTTCTGACCTACTTGGTAGAATGGGTCATATGGTTGGACCCAATTTATTTCAAACAGACTATTGTCCATTGGGAAATAAATTAAGTCACCTGAAATAGGCTCAGTTCCATTGCATTGATGTTTGAAAAGTCCGGGGTTTATGCTGATATTCACTTCATCATTAACAGACATGCCAAACTTGCTGAAGAATATGTTATCACCAGAATACCCATCAAACGAATCAAGATAGCCAGCAAATTTCCAAGCTTTAGTGAACTTAGATTGAAGGTCTTCACCAAATATCATATCAGGCTTGACGAATTCACGTGGGATATAATAAAGCTCTATCCCACGCATCTGAATACTTTCAGCCACTAATACATCTGCTAATGTCTGGGTATTCTCATAGTGATGAAAGTTAACGAACGGGTTCAATATTTCTTGCTCATTAGTTTTAGAATATCCTGATCTATTTTCTAATTTAGCAAAAAGGGATTTGTCGTATGTAGACATATTAACCTACTAAAATACCAAATGGCGGGTCCAGTAAATCAAGCTCTTGTCGTAATGCTTCTTTTTCAAGACGAGCTTCTTCAATTAGACGAACACCATCAACCGTTACACCACCAGGTAAAGACATACCTTGATGTTTGGCCAGGATTTGTCCATTGAGTTCTTTAACTAATGCAGTAGCGTAATCTTTAACCCAACGGTTATTATATGAACCTTGTTTAATAGGGTCATCTTGACCAGCTCTCATACCACTTAAAGCTCTGTCTGGGTTATCATAAATTTCGCCAGGAGAATATGGATTAGTAGAACACGAACTAGCAAAGCCATATCCAGCCGTATTGCCAACAGCCTTTTCTACGTCTACATAAGATTTGACAAATACTTCACAAATAATAATGTCGCCTTTAGTGAAGTTGCCCATTACTTTCAATTGACCTGTTGCATCGTTATACCAATAATCAGGTAAAGGAGAAAGCATATCTTGCATCATAGTGCGGTATTGCATTAATTGAGTGAAATAACCAAGATCTGCACCAAATGCATTAGGTCCATAAAATTTATTACAACTTGAACCCATCCCACCATTAATACCAGCCATTCCTAACATAAAGTCAGTGAACCATGGGTAAGTGGCATTACCATCCATAGATGTAATCGAGCCAACATTAGTTCTAACGATTTGAGTTATTGCAAAAATATTTTTACCTGAAAGATTGAACACGCCGGTACGATAAAGTTCTTCATCATCTTTACCAATTGTGAATACTTGATATCCTTTGTTAAGACCATCAAAATGATACTCACCAAATAGCTCCAGGGCGCGCTGGATGCAATCGTATATTTGTTCTGTAGTTACTTCAACATTTACTATAGGAGCCCCTAGGCGTCGTAAGATTACGTCCTTGAGCTCCTTAGGGTTATATGCGTTATATCCGGCCATAATTTGTCCTCTATTAATAATCGTATTTATGCCCGAAAGGGAGCCGAAGCTCCCTTTAATTATGCGACTGGATTCAGAATTGTGTCTAAATCAACCCAAACCCCATCCTTACGAACATAAGCTTTACCGTCTTTAGGTGCTTCAGGAATCAAATCACTAATATCCGGTACATCTGGAATTATTACCTCTTCCCAAGATTCGTCTTTACGACCATACAGCTTAGTATCAGAAGGAGCATCAGTAATAAATTCAGAAACGTCAGGAATAGTTGGAATAACTACTTCTTCCCAACTATTATCAGAACGTCCATATAATTTAGTATCAGCAGGAGCGTCTTTTAAATAACCAGTCAAATCAATAGGAGTAGGTTCTACCCATTCTTTGTTTTTACGGACATATTCTGCGCCATCATCCGGAGCATCCACGATAAATCTGCTAACATCTGTTCCTTCAACTACAGCCCATTCACCATTTTTTCTTCCGTAAATTTGGTTATTTTTAGGCGCTTCTTGAACAGAATTTTTAATTGCAGTATCATGTTGCTTAGCGGTATTCAGCAGACCACGTTCTTCAACGGTACTACCATTAGGGTTAGTTCCATTAACTAAAGTAGTAAGTCTAATAACCTGGCCTTTAATACCTTCGTTATTGTTACCAATTTCTACCTGAAGGTCTTGAATAGCTGAAGCATTCTCATTCATAATAGCATTTAAGGTAATAATTTGGCCAAATGCAGTATCTTCTGCAGGCTGTTCGCCAACAGGAACAATACCAACACGTTTATTCAACCAAGCAACATCCCCACGTAATCCAGAAGAAGTATCATTACCAACTACAGAAGTCAACACATCTAAATCACGACGTAAAATAAACACTTTACCTGAAACAGATGTAGGTTTATTCTCATTACCAATAACATTTTCTAAAGAAATTAATCTTGGAGAAATACCAGTAACAGGAGTATTAATTTGAGCTGATAAATTAGAAATACTTTGAGTGTTTGAATTAACTTTTTCAATAATAGGAATTCCACCCAAGCCAATAGCAACTTCAATGTCATCAATAGAACGATCCATACTAGAGGTTCTAAGTTCTAATGAATCTGTACGTTTGTAGATATTATCAACTTTAGCACTAGAAGATGGCCCTACTTCTTTACGAAGTTTATTTACTTCAAGAGTTAAAGAACCTATATCGGAATTCTGATAATTGTCTTCAAGAGTCTTGATTCTAACTTCTTGTTTAGTGATTTCGCCGGTATTATCCATAATACGACGTTTCATACCTGAAGCAAGATTACCTACAACAGATTGTCCGTTGAAATCTTGACCAGGATATTGGCCCATTTCCTTTTTAATCCAAACCAGATTATCTCGAACAGTTCTGTAAAGAGAATCCGCTGCTGGATCAAATACTCCTACATCTTCAGTTAAAGAATCTAAATTTGTCTGAAGCTCTCCAATATCGTCTTCAGCATTCTGAGTGTGAACCTGGAGAACTTCTATATTTTCTTTGTTAATGCCAACTTGTTTAATAACTTCAGTATCAGAACCCATAGAGAGAGCTTCATTGATGTTATTAACATTGGCAACTAATTCGTTGACAGATTTCTCTGTAGTTTTTGCATTCTCGTCTAAAAGAACAATGTTCTTCTGGAGTTGAACACCCACTACGTTGAGGAATCCTTCATTACCATTTTTCGTTTCCGCGGCGCTCAAACAATCGCCAGTGCGCACCCAACGGATGCGCTGCTGACCATCATCAGGAAGTCCGTCAACGAAAGGAATGTCTTTTAATTCCAGGTCGTTAATCATTTAGTTTCCTTATGCTACTTTAATAATATAGTTTAATGACATATTCCAAGGACGGTTTTCCCAACCCATAAGTCCTTCAGTATTCATTGTTGCGAAAGAATCTCGTGCGTTAACAGCTTCTACTTCACGGCCATCATTTGTAAAGTACTTATAGTTGTCCCAGTCTGCAGAGTGCGAACCAAAATGTCCTACACCTACTGTAGCCCCATTTCTTGCCCAATTACGTTCGCGCCGTTCGCCCCACCCAGATTCGTGTTTATGGAATCTATTTTGTTGAGTTTGTACTTGTCCAGTTCCTGCACCAGCACACCCGTACCCAAGGCCTTCTTTACCTTTAGAATCCTTACCGTCTCTAGCAGACATATGACTAGAACGACCAGAACCTCTAACAAATAGCCCACGCATATCAGGAACACCTGCATTATTGGCATCTCCACCAAAACGAGTACCTACGGTAGCATGATAAGTCGGATATGAGGCCTTTGGTAATGAACCGCCATGACAGAAGCGCCATTTATTGTTAGGGAGTGAATCTGTAGGCCACATCATAATGCATCCGACAGGAACATCATCAACTAACATGTTAGCTGTTACTATTTGTTGGTTATTGATAAAGCCTGAAGACATATCAATTCTAGCCGCTCTAAAATTACCAGAAATAGATAAAGCTCCATTAATTGTCTGTCCACCACGAAGATGGACAACATCAGCATTATACGCTAAAGCTGTATTTCCGTCGCCAGAACCAGCTGTAGTAGTTAATTTAACAAGACCAAGACGGTTAACAGCACCAGTGCGGCCTAACAAAGAAGCAGGAGAAACATACTGGTTATTAATAGTCCCAGCTAATACTTCGGCATTTGTAGTGCCTTTAACGATACCGAATGCTGAAGGGCTTGAACGCATAGAAGCTAAGCCAAATGGCGAAACAGCTAACCCAGAACGAGAAGTTCCTGCAGCGGTTTCAGCTGCCGTAGCAAGTCTTGAGATACCTGAAACAGTTTCGGTAGAAGTTTGAGGAGTAGGTATTTTAGCAGTTGCTGCGTTAATAGCGGCTAAAACCTTTTTAGGGGTCATAGCCGTGGTATCATCTGTTCCGGCTAAAGCTGCTGCTTGAGTAGAAATTTTAATAACACCTAATCTACTTTCTGTAGAAGTTCTTACAGTAAAAGCTTCATCTAAAGTTCCTTTTAAAGTAGTTGGAACAATAGCGGCATTATTAATTGTACCTGTTTTAGCTTCGGCTAAAGTAGCATATCGAGTAATCCCAGCGACAGTTTCAGTAGCAGCAGGTTTAGCTAAACGAATAGCTAAAGTAGCAGGAGTTATTGCTGTATTGCTATTAATTCCATCATCAACTTCTTGTTGTGTTGCTAATCTGATAATGCCTTTAACTGTTGCTGTCGCATCTGGGATACCGTCAACGGCAATAGGTTTAATGGCCGCTAATGCGGCCTGAACGTCTTTGATATTAGCAGGAAAACTTGTTCCTGTTGGGTCAAACGTTTTATATTTTGAATCGTCACTAATGTGAGCAATAGTATTTGTTGCCATTATGCTGTTCTCTTAAAGTACGACATGGTGAATGGGGTACCATCTGTAGTACCACCTGCAAGAGTTATTTCTTGCGACCCAAGATATTCCCAAGTACCATATCCTGCGCGAGGCTCAACAACCGTAGTTTGTGTGGCAGTAGCCCCATTTAAAGAAATAGGCTGAAAAACGTGATGTTGATAATCTTTATATTGAACATTTAGGATGGTTTCATCCGCAGCATCTATACTTACTGTATCTATAGCTATCTGGTTAATAGAAGCTTCATTTAACACGGCAAAAATATCAGAAGCAATTTGCGTTGGTTGGTCGCCAACCTTAACCATTACTGGGAATCCAAGGAAATAAATCATTACTGGGTCACCAATATTAACCGAATCCCCAGTAGTTTTAATTTCACCTTCAATTTTCCACTGGTCATTTTGTCTAATGAATCCAGGAATATTACCTGAGGTATTCATTACAACCCCATCTACAGGGACTTCGCATCTGAACTCTAAATCGTTCAGAACACTTTGAACTGTTGGATAATTAACACCACGAGCTAATTGCGAAACTGTTACACCACCAAAACCACCGTTCCCTGCGACTACATCTCCTTTAGACCCATCTTGTCTGAATTCAAGGGTATCGGCTAAGCGGGATGTTACACCCGCTTTTGAAATAGTTTTACTTTTAATCATTATGAAATCCTTAACCAACGATAAACGGTTATATAAGGTGGAAGAGTATCAAGAGGAACGGCATTAGGGTCGTTTTGCTTATTAATCGTTGCATAGTCTTCACGATATTTTGTATAAGCCGGACCTTCGTCATCAGGGTCAAATTGGCACCCACCAATTACAATTGGACCATTATCATCTGTTATTAGAACCTTTTCGTCGGTTTTAATTTTAGGGATATTATTTTCTCTGATATAAACGCTATCATGACCACCGGTGCCGCCGGCAGTATGAGATGGGTTTCCAGAAATGTCAATATCATTATTATTTAAGCCGAACTTGGAATCACCTGCATCAGATGACCAACCTGCTAAAAATTTACCTTCACCCCAACGTTTCCATGTACCAAATCCCATATAAGTAACCGGGTTATTAGGATTCACTGCGTTTTCGTAAATTGTTCCTATTGGATAAACTAAATCAAAAATAGAAGCAACAGCAGAAGGTTTGATTTCTGAAGCTTGTGCAGGTTCAACATTAGGCCAACCTGGATTATCGTAATCTGTGATGTTTACGCGGCCAGTGATGTTTAGAGCCGCACCAGTAGCAACATATCGTTCGTCAGTTGCATCAAGAATCTCATCTAATTCAAGAGTTGTTCCTATGTCGTTGTTGTACCAAACAATAGATAACACATCATTATGTTCGAATTTACGATCAAATTTAATTCCTGGTATATCGCCCTCTTCATCTATAGTAGTAAACAAATAATCGGTTGCAGATTCTGTCCACGCACCACCAATTTCACTACAAATTTCTGCTGATTCTACTTCATCAAAACCTTCACAACGGAAAGTAGGCAAACCTGCAGTGCCCGCTTCGTAAAGCAAAGTGCTATTTAAGAAAACTTGAAGAGACTGTGGGTTAACTGGTGAAGAAGCATCAATGCCAAGTTCAGTCATTGATACACCTTCACGAATAGAAAGATCATCAACAACAATAGACCCGTTAATAGTCTTTCTTGTAGTCAGAGACGAATCCAGGAGGCGGATTTCACGACGATTATATGAACTACGCCATTGACTGATGCCGTCCATAAAGGACACGACAGAAACAGTATCACCAGCTTTACAAGACATTTTTAAACGAATATTTCTTCCATCTAAAGCTTTGATATCAGTTGGGTCACCCTGAACAGGAGAGCCAAATTCAGCAGTAGTTTTATCGAAATCTTTACCCTTTGCCGTATAAAACAGCAAGTTACCACGATGATAGACCTGAAGGCTTACAGTATTATAGTCATACCCTGAAAACACATCCATAAAATCGATTTGGCCTTCAGTAGCAATAAAATCTTGACGAACTACTGTAGCTAGGTCGTTATTAGAAATTTTATCAATTTGTTTGTTATCGATATATTCCCAACGCCCAGGAGAGCAATAAACTAATTCAAGGTCTGCAAAATTACGATTGATTTCTACTGCAGCACCAGAGCCTTTAATTGTATCACCGGTAGCAGGAATTAAAGTAACAGGTTGACGTTGCCATGTACTAAAAACATCGCGAATACGAATAACTTTGTTATAATCTTCAATAGAACCTTTTGGTAGTTTGAAGTTAATTCTTCCATCTGTGGTGTCAAGAGTGTATGACTTACCGAATACAGCATCTACTGTATTACCATCAGAAGTTTTATGAGTCTTCCAGGCACCAGCAGAATGAGGGATATCACCATCACCTAATTGGTAGTAAAGTTCATCAAAGTTATCATTGATTTTTTTACCACCAGCGCGAAGATAGTCGCCTGTACCATCATCGACCATTTGTCCAATTTTTAAATTCTGTTTCATCTAGAGCCTACCCCAAACTTTTGAGTTGCGATTGCTTTGATTGCAAACCGCAAGTTGCTAGTGTCTGATTTAACCGCAGCAATCAGATAATCTTCAGAGTCGTATTTAAACTCAATGTCATAAATTTCATCTTCTTCACTAACATTTCCACGACGGATGACAGCATATTCTGTGCTATAGACTTTTTTATTTTTCCAATCAGCAGAAATCATTGTTTCTGAAACTTTGACTTTAGAATCATCTGTACTTGCAGCTGTTAAAAGAAGTTTAACTGTATTAAATTCATCACGAAAAGCAATACGAATTTCTTGTACTGTACTATTTAATGAGTATGTTTTATCAATTGGAGTAACTTTATGACCAAAAAGATTTTCAATTGAATGGTCCCAACGATAAATCCCATCAGTATCACTAATACACCAAACCAAAACTCTAGTATATGGGTCTGTGACTCTCAGAGTACCATCACCGCCGACGTTAACAAATGAACCAGTTGGCTGAATGATTAATGGATTTGTTTGGTTAAACGACCCATTAGAGTTAATGAATACCATACCTTCACCCATTTTACCTCTTGGTAAACGGGCTAGCATAGGGCCTGAATTTGAATCAACGTCAACTAAAGAACCCATAGGAACTTCAGCACCAAATTGACTTTGTTCTGTTACTTTTTGGTAATATCCAGTAGCATGAATAGTCTGTCTTTCTTCACCTTCATTAGTACTAAAAAGGCGTTGGTCTCCGAAAGCATTATAAATGGAATTAAAGTTAGAGTTGATTTTGTTACCACCGTCGAAAATGATATCGCCGGTTGAGGCGTTACCAATTTCACCAGTATCGATTACGGTCTTTGTGTTTTGAACGAGCATAATTTAGCCTCATATTAGTTTATAGTTATATTTATACCCCCGAAAGGGCCTTTCGGCCCTTTAATTAGAATTCGAAGATTAAGTTGATTTCTTCTGTTTGGTCCATAGAACGAATAATCGGTGGACGGTTTTCCATATACACCATTTCACCTGAATGTCTTTCCATATCTACTACATTGTAGTATTCTTTAACGGCTTTGACATTAGGGTCGCTAGGATGCACTTTCTTTTCTAACGGGTTAATGATTAACGAAATTTGACGGAAACCTTTATTACCTGGAAGAGAAGCTTCTGGGAAATAAACAGAATCCAAATAAGCTTTAAATCGAATAGTATATGCTTTTACTCGATAAATGATTCCGAAATCATTGTGCTGCCATGATAGGTTGTTTTGATATCCCCAACGTTCTGGGTCTTCTTCAACTTCGTCTGGCCATGGAACAACAATATATTCATTAGTACATCTGTTGATAGAAACGTCGGCAGGGATTTCATAAAGATATTCCCATAGATATCCATCACCTAAATCTATCATTCCCTCTGTGTCACCACGACCACGAGGAGGGTAAACTGATTCAGCCGTAGCGGTCCAAACCCCACCTAATTTAATACATTCTTCTTTATTGTCTATTGAAGCAATAGAACATGTACCAATTTCTGGGATATCTACACAACGGTAAACCATCCATCCAGAACCAACATCGGTTCTATTATAAGGGGCTGTGTTAGAAACAACTATTTCATCAATTTGGAAATTACGAGGATTTGGAAAACGAATATCACCCCAATCTTTACGTGGAGTAACAGCATCAAGCATAGAAGGCATAACTTTAACAGAACCCATCATATGGGTCCACATATCAACTACACCTTCTACGCTGTCATTAGGATAAGGCGGGGCGAACCCCGGCTCTGTTTCGTTTTCCGACCATGGCTCGGAACGTCCAAATGTAATAAACAGTGTGTTTTGGTTTTTATCATCACCAATGGTTTGATAAAAGTTGTGCATCTTTTCTGTACGGAATTTAGATGTCACAATAGCACGATAAATTACACTTGAGTTTAACATTATACTTTTGCCTGTGTCGGGTTTTTAGGGTCTCGAGGATGGCCGATATCGTCTTTAAGGCGCTTATCTACCAAGGCTCTAAATTTAGAGAAAGTAACTGCAGATTGGTCCATCGTAGGACTCAATGCTTTACGTCTTTCATCTGGAGATTGGCCACCGAAAATACTATTATCATTCTCATCGTTGTATTCAGGAGGTAATGGGAATTCCTGTCCTGCATTAGGATGGTCTGCATATTTAGCTTCACCCGTCACTGAATCGAATTCAATATTTTCATTCGAATCTAAAACTGCAACTCGGTCAGGCCAAACATTAGGTAATCCATCAGACCAACGATAAGTCTTTAATGTATTAATAATGGTTTCAGAATGCTTCAACGTAAGACCCACGTTAATGAACATTGTCAACAAAGTTATACCAACAAATCCAAATCCGACTGGGTGGACGAATCGTAAAACATCATTACGATAACGTGAAGTAGGTAAGTTAGACTTAATCTTCATCACGTAGTAAGAACGACTACGATTAATATAATCTATGTTGTTAGAGAGCAATTCTTTACCTCTGACACCTTGGACAATCATACCTTTAAATCCTGTCATTTCTGACTTGATTTCTTGGCCTACAATAAATCTGCCTAAAAGGTTATGAATCATCAGACGCCACTGCAATTTACCTTCAGAGTAAACGCGTTCTATATAAGTGACATTACTACGACCTGTAGGAGTGTAAACTGTTCGTCCAGCTAAATCTTCACTGATGTTTTCAGATTCAACAATAACACCATACTCAGTAGTATTTTTAGATTCGATATCTATTTCAACATCTTCGTTATAAAGAACTTTAAACAAGAACTTATAAGATTCTTCGATACCTTTTGTTTTGAAGAAGTCTGATTTACGAGCTTCAAAGAATCGAGTCACTTCATCTCGTTTTTCTTTATCAAGATAAATGTTACGCTTAAAGATTTCGGACCACAAATATTCCCAAGCATGTTCTTCACGAGGATATTTGTTACGAATAAGATTCAACAGATTGTTATAATGGGTGCCATATCCATCAGAGATGAATTGGAGGTAATATTCACCAAACTTTTCAAAATTAGAATCTTGAAGCAAATATGTGTCAGGAACCATACGTGTGATTAATGGCCGTAAATCAGGGTCGCGTTCTTTGTTATTCTCTTCTGGAGACCAAGGGACTTCACGTGTCTGATTTTGGAGATATGCTTTGAGCATAATCTCTTTTGGTTTCCAAATAATACGGGCTTCATCTCGAACTCTATAGTCGAATTCAAAATATCCAACAAGCTCACCTGTATTTTTGTGTACTAATACACCGCCAGCATATTTTTTGAACCCAGAGAATTCTATATTAGGGGAAGTAACAGTACATTCACCTTTGTTCCAAAATTCATGCATAATACGTTCAGGAGACCCAGAACCAAAGCGGTCTACCACTTGAGTGTACAACTTATCTGCATAAACAACCATGCATTTATTTTCTGTTGTAATCCAGTTTCTGTTCCCAGAACGGCGCATCCAAGCAAACCAAGGTTCGGCATAATACCGCATACGTCTAGGTTTAAATGATTCCCAATTACTCAATTCATCCGAACGGAAACTCATCATGTGATAGTGTTTATCATGATGGAACTCATTTTGTGGGATATATTTTAATGCATCATTTAAAGTAGGATGTTGGTCTAAAAGAGCAGTATCTTTTTCGAATTCCAGATATTTGAAATTACTTGAACTAAAGAATAATTCAATTCCATCAGTAGACATACTTGTGTAAGTGTGTTCAATACGACGTCTTTCTTCTTCAGTATTACCAAACACTCTACGCCAAGTATCTTCTTCTAAAACGTATATACCTTTAGATTCTGAATCAATGACATTATTAGGGTCTGTAGGGTCTTGTTTTTCTTCTTTCACTTCGCCTGTAATTAAAGCAAATACACGTCCACCAACTGAATCCATTTTAAAACAAACAGCTTTAGGATTACCTGTGATTGTCTGAACTTCTTTTTCAAACAATTTTTCGCCGAAGGTTGGAGAAGCCGGGTCTAAATCAATAGGAGCATCCTTAAGCTTCGCGTAGCGGACTTTATCTCTAGCTACCACATAAACATATTCGTCATTACATGTAATCGCTTCTGCGATACGAGAGACGTCCCCTGGCAGTCTGGCGTAAGTACCAAAGATTTCTACGTCAAATCCTAATTTCAACTGGTCGCCAATTTTAGCGAAAGTATAATCTTGAGTACTGAATTTAACATCGTCAGCAGACCAACGAAGGTCGGTAGAACGACGACCATAAAAAATTCTGTCATAACCTAAAACATAAGTCGTGTTTTTAGATTGATAATGAGGAATTCTTGAAACAGGATTACCTACACGATCATTAAACAGTTGAACATATTTCCAGTTCTGTCCTTTATCATTAGACACTTTAACCATAGGCTGGAATCTTTCAAACAGATAAAGAACTCCATCTATTTCGGCTAACATAATACGTTCTAAATCAGGGTTACAAACGTTTACTATAGGCCCTTGGATTTCGTGATATTGGTCTTCATTAAGAATAAAGTTTTTAACTGATGAAAGATCTTCAAACGAAGGGCTAAATTGGAAGTCTTCGCTCATTAACGAAGCTTCTATAGAATCACGGTTAAAGTCTATGTAAGTATTGTTTTTAACAAACTTTTCATTAATGAATTTATTGACTAAAGTAAATTCACGCATATGTTCAAAAGTATATGCGTTATTTTCGAATGATTGGAATTCTTCTGTATAAACCCAATCAGATTGTTCGAACCCTTTGGCAGCTACGCCTACGCGCATTTTATAGAATGAAAGAGGACGAATATACGTATCTTCAAACCAGTCATTATCCGAGGTATAACCCAGTGCTCTCCACTGATAACGAGAAGGGTCCATAGGGACCCCATTCACGTCATGTGTTTCAGCGAGTTCTACAAAATAGTAGAAATTAGCACCAACGTCATCCCAACGAATGTGAACCTGGTTCGCAGACAGTTTATCAATTCGTAAACTGGTAACGATAGGTGCTTTTACAGTCATTGAGCAATTGGCTCCATAGTGATAGATGTGTATTGAGGACGAAGATCATCTTCAAATACGATAAGTGAACCATCTTTTGTAAAGATATTATCTTCTGTAGGGTCAGCAGCTAAATCAATCGTCTGGACTTCAAATTGAGCAGAAGTCAAATCGATTTTACCGATGTTCCAATAGATATAGTCAGAGAAATAGTTCAATTCGCCAATGACATAATATTTTGTCTGAGCAGGAAGTGCGCCAGGCATTTTGTCAAAATCGGTTCCAACATATGGTTTGATATTAGCATTTTCTTTAACATCACCATCTTTAAACGGTCCAATAATCATTAGACCTGCACCGCGTTCATCTTTATCAGTAGAAGCAATGCGAACCATATATGAATCGCCGGTAGTAGGAACAAATTCGAATTGACTAGAAACCACAGTTCTAGGTTTATATTGATTATAGTATTTAATACCTGCATCTGGCGTGGCTGCAAAGTTCATAACTTCACGAACCATGCTAATTGACGCTGTAGAACCTAAGATACTATGGTCTGAATCATCAACATAAGTAAGCATTTTAGATTTTGCAAACCCATGATTAAAGATTTCTACTTCTTCGGTGTAATATCTGTCTATTTGATTAATAACTTGACTTCTCAACCACTGTTCAGATTCTTGGAGTTTATTCAAAGCATACGACACTTTGATATTATGTTTCAAGAACAAATAATTTGGTGAAATTACAGAAGGAGTAATAGGAGCAAGGTTGTAATCATTCAAATAGTTCTGAATGTCTTCACGCTGAACAGCCGTAAGATATAGTCCGGACTTAGGTTTAATTGCAATAAATGCATAACCTGGTTTTTCAATATCTGTAAATGTTTGAACCGCCTGAACAATAGAACCAAAACGTTCTGAAACGAAGGTATCATAGTCACTTGCAGTTACACATCGCATCTGCGCTTCACGCTTAACTACTGCTAATTCTCGAATACGTTCGATATCTTCAGGGTCACCACCGCCATCGGCTCCGACGTAATCAGGATTCTCATCGTAGTTTTCAGTAATTTTATCAACTGTGACGTATTGCAATGTATCGGCATAACTGAATTCGGTTGCACCATTAGCTTTAGCGCCGTCAGTACGAAGATATTCAATAACAATGCTTGAGTTAGTAGTTGGTTTTAAACCTCCAACATAATTGGCTTCTAAAACACCACCGGCAACAGCTTTAGATTGAACACCTTCACCAAAGAAGAATTCGGTGTGTCCATCCACGGTTTCTCGCATATAAAAAATTGTAGAAGTAGAACCAGCGTGAACCATTGATTTATTAGTCCAATCGGTCCATTCAGCGCCGTTAACAGACAACTTAACCTGTTTACGATCAATATTAGCATCTCGAATTAAAATAGGCTGAGTTGGGTCATAAAGCAATTCAGTACGAATTAATCTACCCTGAGCCAATTTAACAATAGGCTTATATTGATTTTTTGAATCTTTGATTGCGATAACATCTTCTAAAACAACAAATGAATATGGATCAGCCGACGTATCACGTGCATAAGCTAAGAATCTAGTCCCTCGAGGGATTTTAATATTTGATGGATTAGTTGCATGCGAACAAGTCAGTAACAAGCTAGTTTGAGCTGACGAACGAGAACTAGGAAGATATCCATTATCCTGAGCAGCTTGAACTACTGAAGACCGTTGGTTTGCAGTTCCGATAAAACTTTCATAAATCGCAGTGTTAGCAAATTGCTGCATGTAAAGAGTGTTATAAGCCAGAAGGTCTAAAAGAACGTTAATTCTGGCTCCTTGGAAATCATAGTCCTGGAATTCTTTCTGACCACGTAGCCAGTCTGTTAAATTCTTTTTAATTTCATCGAACGTTGCACCCACAAATGCTTCTGGGATAGCGTTCACTGTACGTGTCAGTTGGTAGTTTACTGGTTGATTAGCCATTATTTTATAAAAACCTTACTTGATGATTGAGCTACAGTGTCACCACAAGAAATAGGGTCAGCCATTTGAACTGCCTTTTTCCCTGTCACATACACTTTAGACGTACTTGGTTGAACAGAACCACCATGTGTGTCATATGGCTTAACTGTTTTAGTATGAGGTGTAATTTGGTCACCATCTACTAAGACGGGAATACCGCCTGTAAATACTTTACTTTGCGATGCATTAACTGCTGTAGGAGGATAAGCACTATGCCCAGCAGTCACACATTTATCAAAACTTAATCCAGCCATTAATTACCTGCCTTGACATAAGCCCTAAGTTGTTCAGCCCATTTAGACCAATTACCAACAATACGCTTTGAATAAACCTTTGTTAGTCTCTTTTCAACTGCAGGAGGCGTGGTAGTTCCACCCTCTGCTCCGCCTGGTTCACTAGGAGCCTGATACATATAGATTAACTCAACCGTATAAGTAAAAGTCCTCTCGAGTGAAGAGGGGGCTTTCCAAAGAAATAAATCGGCTTGATTAGGGTTAGGAAGTTGTTCCCAAGCAGAAGCAGATTTTATTTCATCTCCTTCGCGATATTTTAAGGCATCACCAGAGAAAGAAAATACACTTTGATATGTTCCATGAACTCTGGCTCCATCTACAATTATTCCTAGAGTAGGTTGATAGTCTACTATATTTATTGAGACTAAAGTTTCTCCGGTCTCAAACTGTGCAGAAAATGTCACGTCTATTGTACTACCCTCGATATCTTCTTCAAGGGTAGTATTTGTTGGGAGTATTTGAGCCATTAGCCGATATCGATACGTGAACCATCGATTGTATATTGACCTGATGCTTTAGAAGACATAGAAGCCATTGTTTGGGTCCAATCACCGCCAACTTCCATATTCACAGTACCAGCAACTTTCCATGAAAGGTTTCCATCAACTGTGAGGTCTTGGTTTCCTACTACATGAGTGGTTGCATCACCTTGAACTTCTATTTCAGCATTTCCTTCAACAACAATTTTAACGTTACCCTTAACTAAAAGGGTTCCATCACCTTCGACTGTACAAGTATCATTTCCTCTAATAAAGATTTCTTGGTTTCCGTCAATTTGTTGACGTCTATTGGCCATATTATAATAAACTTCATCTCCGCCAACGTTAACCTTATTGTCGCCAGAAACAAGAGTATTCCCATCACCATTTGTAATGAAATAGCCATCAGAAACAGTTTTAATTGTTCTTCTGCCATCAGGGGCTACTTCTTCATAACTTCCTGTAGGATGACTTAAACGATATCTTTCTTGTCCTGGGGTATTATCAAATTCTTGGATATGTCCACCTTCAGTTTCCATACTTTGGACATAAGGATATTGTCCTTTATATGAACTTGTAGGTTCTTTAAATAAAATGCGAGAATCTTCTGGGGTCCAAGGGTCACTAGGGTCTGTTCCAGCTCTTTGGGTGGCAGCCGCAGACAATGATTTAGGCTTAGATGTAGAAACAGGAATACCGTAAGATTCCATATTACCGGTAAGAATAATCATTGAAACTCTTGATGCCCTACCTTTAGTTTGATTAAACCAAGTAGAATCCCTTGCTTCTTTATATGCAGTCTGCCAATCACCAATAAACATAGCTGACAGCATCTTACCGAATTTAGCTACGCCTCCTACACCCATTTGGAAGCTCATATTTTCAAGAGCCATTTTACGAGATGTATTCATCTTATTGTAAACTGGTCCAACTGTACTATTTTTCTTAATGTCTTCCTGCATTTTCTTCAAATCTTGTTGGAATAATGCAGCAGCTTCATCCATTGTAATAGAACCAGGATTACCACGGACTTCACGCTTGATTTGATTACTCAATGCTTTATTGATTTCATCCATATTACGCGTTTTAGACGCAATAATCAAATGCCCTATACCTATTGTAGGGAAGCCTTCAGAATCCCAATAAACTTTTAATCGAAGCCCTTCATCACGTCGAAGCATTGCTTCAATAGTGTAATTTGGATTATCATCTTCTGGGATATCAGATAAATCAGTATCATCAGGATTAATACCTGTATCTAAATTAGAATCCTGAATAACGTTTGCTGTTGAATCAGAACCTGATTCTCCGCCACGGTTTAATGGGTTTGTATCATTTCCAAGATAACGAGGATATTGACCTGTTGGGTCACAAAAACCTTCATTAGGGTTAGGACGAACTTTAGTATTAGCTGAATAAGTCCCTATAACAAGACCATTCAAACGATAAGAATCAAGCCAGTGTCCATATACATGAGTTCCTTCTACCATTCCAGTTACGGCTTGGCTTACACCTGAAACGGCTGCTGATGAAGTTGGTTGTAATATAGACATCCACGGCAATTCATTAGTAGGAATACCAGATACACTTCCTTGAGTTTTTTGGTATGGGTGGAGTCCGTAAACTCGAACTCTAACACGACCTTGTTCAAGTGGGTCCATTCTGTCTTCTACTACGCCAACAAACCAATCGACATTAGTGTTCATGTTTATCATTATGCTTTTTCCATTTCTCTAATTAATGCTGAAAGAAAAGACTCAATATCTCTTGGGTCAATGATTTTAATCTCACGAGCAACTTCATTCTTACGAATAGCATCTTCATAAGTATCTACTGCCGCTAAAGCCCCTTCATATTGTTTATGCTTCATAAGCTTGTCGCCTTTATCGTACCAACTTCCAGGATTATTAGGGTCCTCAACTAAATTATACCAGATTTCACCGTCTTTGTCTATATGGTATAAAACTTGTTCACCACCAACATCCTTATATCTTTGGATTGCTGATTGGTATGAAGCTTCTTGTGATTTAATCCAACCATGGAAAGGGTCATAATTATTATTACACATCAGAAGAATCCAATAAAGCTGTGTATTGTCGTATAAAATATATGCTAATTCTTCAGGTCTTGGGGCCCCACTGATATAATATGTTTTGAGCTTGTATTTAGCTGCAACTCTATCAAAGTATTCTTTGTAATTTTTGAAAATGTCTGTCAATTGGACTGACGATGCATTCTTATCAATCGTTTTTGCCTGGTATTTGACCGGCTCGTAAAATGAAAAGAGCATAAGGCCTCCATTTATAAATAGTATATGAATATTTATAAGGAGGACATATGGCGTATAGTGGTCGCTTCATGCCAAATAAATTAGAAAAATACAAAGGTGACCCTCGCAAAATCACTTATCGATCTTCTTGGGAACACTTTTTTATGAAATGGTTAGATAACAATAATGAAGTAGTTCAATGGAACAGTGAAGAAGTTGTCATCCCGTATTTTTGCAATGCCGAAGGTAAAAAGCGTCGGTACTTTATGGATTTTTGGTTTAAAACACAAGACGGTAAACAGTTCTTTATCGAGGTTAAGCCTAAAAAAGAAACTATGGCTCCACCTAAACCGAGTAAGCTTACTACTGCAGCTAAAAAACGGTACATTAATGAAGTTTACACCTGGAGTGTGAATCAGGATAAATGGAAAGCTGCACAAGCCACAGCAAATAAAATGGGTATCATTTTCAGAGTTCTAACTGAAGATGGATTGAAGAAATTAGGTTGGAGAGGATAATGGGCATATTTCAATTAGTAAATGAATCTGTAGCCAAACCTATGAGACCTGCTACTAAATCAGAGCAGCAATGGGTTAAGATAGGTGTAGAATATCATAAAGAAAAACGTAAAGGCAAAACAGCTAAACAGTTTGCTGATGAACGTGGTATCAATTATGCTACATTCACCAAATCGATGTCTCGATACGCTTCGCGAATAAAAGTTGCATTGCAGGTTTCTGATTTAGAAAAGAAATCTGCATCTAAATTAACCAAACAAGAACGTCAATTGATACTGATTAACAGTTTCCGAACTTCAATTCGAGAAAAACTTAGGAATGAAGGGGCAGCAGTCAATAATAAATCAGCACGATGGTTCGCTGAAACAATTAAGAAAAATGTACGTGGTCATCAAGTAACCAAACCTACCCCTGGTAAGTTATATGCTTACATCTATGATGCCAAACATAAAGACACTCTTCCTTTCTGGGATAAGTATCCGTTAATCATTTATCTAGGACGAGGTTCTGGTAACACAAGTCATTTAATGTATGGCTTAAACTTGCACTATATTCCACCTAAAGCAAGACAGCAATTTTTAGAAGAATTACTTAAGCAATACGCTAACACTCCGACTATAACTAACAAAACCAGGTTAAAAATTGATTGGTCTAAGGTAAAAGGATTCGCTGGCGCGGACAAGATGATTAAAGCCTATATTCCAGGCAATATAAAAGGAAAGATTGTAGAGATTAAGCCATCTGATTGGGCTAATGTGGTTATGTTACCTCTGCAACAATTTATGTCTAAAGGTAAGCGTTATTCTGCTACCAAAGTCTATAGTTCTTAACTTAATCATTACCCTGAACTAAAGGACCTGAAACCATTATACCAGACTTTCAATTTTAGCAAACAGGGTCGTAAGGCCCTGGAGGACTCATGTCATTACATAACCAAACTAACACTACTAACTTCATTCTCGAGATAGCCGATTCTGGCTTAACAGAGACGTTTAAAATGAACGTCCAGATGGCAATAATCCCTGGTATTCATATTCCACCAAGCAATCTTCCATCTGGGACTCAAGGCATAGGTAGAGCAAATCTTCCCGGTTCCACTTTAGAATTTGACCCTTTAGTAGTTCGATTCCTAGTGGACAGGGAGCTCACCAGTTGGCTCGACATCTACAAATGGATGTTATCATTAAACAACTATTCTACACACGAGAGCAAAGCCTGGCATCCAAAGGGACAGCCAGAAGCGGTAACCCTTCATATCTTGAACAACAAGAAAACTGACATAATGATGTCTATTCATTATTACGGTGCTTGGCCTTCAGATTTAACAGAAATAGAGTTTAACTATGCTGAAGATGGCGACCCAGCTATAACTTCAACAGCAACATTCCAGTACAAATATTTCGAAGTTGAAATTGATGGTAAAATAGTACAAGGCCGGCCACAGATTGACTCTGCGGCTCAAGCGAACATCGCTTCTAAAATGTCTATGCATCCATCAATGAGGTAATATGAAACTCTTAGTGATTGTAGGTAAAAAGCGTAGTGGTAAAGATACTACTGCTGATTACATCAATGAACATTACAAAACTTTAAAATGGCAACTCGCTATGCCTATTAAGTATGCCCTCTATATTGCTTGGCAACGTACTCATATGAATGAACTCTATGAATTGCGTGGTGAAGATTGGGAAGGTCAAGGTATAGATCGAGAAATGATTCTCCCTGTAAATAATGAAGATGTCTTTGATATTCTTTGTGAATCAATTGAAGTTCTTCACGAAGTTTTCAACTTCAGACATAGCAAATATGACAGTAAAGTCCAAGACGCCATTTCTTCTGTATTAAATAATAATGTAGAGGAATGGTCAATCCGACGTCTCATGCAGACCCTTGGGACAGATGTGGTTGTCAATAAACTCGACTGTATGTATTGGGTTAAATTATTTGCAGAAAATTATCTTGACAATTTCTATTCTGGGTACGATTACTATATCATTCCAGATGTTCGTCAAGTGCACGAAATTGATACGCTCAGGGCGATGGGTGCTACGATAGTTCATGTGGTTCGTCCTGAAACCGATCAATCTAACAAAGACTCGCACATAACTGAAGCAGGTCTTCCAATTTCTCCTGGTGACAGTGTTATAATGAACACTGGTACTTTAGAACAACTATTTGAACAAATTAAAAAGGTAATATAATGTCTGACGTTAAAAAACAAGTAGCTCAACTCGAATCAACGGTTGCAACTCTGAAAGTTCGTGTATTCGATGCTCAAGAACTTGCAGGTCAGTATAAAGAACAAGTTGAATCTCTGTCTGGGTTGGTCCAGCAAATTGTTCAGATTGCAGGTGTTGAAGCCGTTGATGAACAAGTGACTTTTGATTCAATTCTGGAACGTATTAAGGGTCTGGCTCTGCTTGAAGCCCGTGAAGACGACTCCGAAGTGGAAGCTGAAGTAGAAGGCTAATGCAGTTTAAAGATTTTAGTACAGGACTATATGTTGCGGCTAAATTCTCAGAACTAACTCTAGATGCGTTGGAAAACCTCCAACGCATCCTTAAAGTTCCTAATCCAGTTCCACGCGAAAAATTCCATTCGACGATTTGTTATTCTCGGGTTAACATTCCTTATACTACCGCTTCTGGTAGTTTTGAAGTTGCTACATCAGGACATCTAGAAGTCTGGGACCATGGCGAAAGCCCTGTTCTTGTTCTAGTGCTTGATTCAGAGTACTTACGTTGTCGACATGCTTACGCGCGTGCATTAGGTGCAACACATGATTTTCCTGACTATACCCCACACATTACACTCTCGTATAATGTTGGTCCTGTAACACATAAGGGTACAGTTCAGATTCCGGTTGTGTTAGACCGCGAATATAAAGAACCATTAAAACTTGATTGGGCTGATGACCTAAAATGAAAACATATAAAGAATTCTTGGCTGAAAGTCTAGTACCAGGTGTCCTTAAAGATAAGGAAGGAAGCTTACAGTTTGGGCTGACTACTAATGATGATGGGGTCTATTTCCAGATAGGAAACGAAAGATTCCAAAGCTCTAAGTCTACTAAAGACGCCATTCTAAAAATTATGAAAGGCGATGGTAAATGGCAGGGTGGTGGGGCTGCTGGTGGTAAACAAGCAGGTATCTCTATCAATCGTAAAGAAAAGTTAGCTTACTTTAAGATTGGTGATGAGTCATTCATCTTAAGTAATCGTGCTTATTCTGATTTTTTAAAGATGTTTAAGTAAAGTGTTTACATCTCCATTTGAACATGGTATAGTACTCCTACACCAACAAATGGAGATGTAAAATGAAACGCTGTGAACTGATTCGTAACATTGCAAGTGCAGTAACATTGGGAGCTGTCGGTACTGCAATCTTCGCTGGAAGCCTTGGAGTTATCGATACTAAAGAAACAATCCTCGTTCTAGGTGTAGCATTTACATCTGGTGTTGTATCATTCATTATGGATAAAATCGCAAATGCAAAAAATTAATGAACTGTTCCTGAAAGCCAAAACCTGGTTCAACAAAAACTATGAAATCCCAGATGAACTTGGTAAGTGGGACTACGCTATTTTAGGTATGGCTACAGGTTCTGTTTTATTGGTTATCAATAGCTTTATCTTATCTGTGCTGGTTGGACTGTTTATGCTTCATAAAGCATGGGAACGAAAAGATGTATAAATTATTTTTGTGGGATTCCTATTATCCAGCAGGTGGGTTAAACGATCTTGAAGGTGAATACGATTCTATTGAAGAAGCTATGAAACCTGTTGAAGCTAAACAAAATGAGCGCTATGGATGCGGCGGTGGGTATCAAATTGTTGATTCTTCATTCAAAATTATTCAAAAAGGCTATTGGTAATTTGCTTTAAGTTTTAAGTGTTATTATTAATACATGGACTTGCTTAACAAGTCATGCCGAAGACGATGTCGAGAATATCGATATAAATATTAACGTCTTCTTTGCGTTGATGACCCGAGTGGCAAAGGGTGGAGACTGTAAATCTTCTGCTTGTAATGAGCTTCGTAGGTTCGAGTCCTTCTCGGCGCACCAAATTCAGGACCTATAGTTTCAGCGGTTAAAATACTCCCCTGTCACGGGAGCGTCACGAGTTCGAATCTCGTTAGGTCCGCCAAATTGCTCTGTTCGTCTATCGGTTAGGACGCCTGCCTTTCACGCAGGAAAGAGGAGTTCAATTCTCCTACAGAGTACCAAATTCGGGATATTAGCTCAGTTGGTTAGAGCACCGGACTTTTAATCCGGGTGTCCATGGTTCGAGTCCATGATGTCCCACCAAATAAATGGGTAGTTGGCTGAGCGGTTTAAGCGGCGGACTGTTAATCCGTGTCGAAAGACAACGTAGGTTCGAATCCTACACTACCCGCCAAATACGAGGCAGTTCTTGAAGATGAGTTAGAGTCCTGTAAGTAAATGCCGAGGACGAAGTAAGTTGTTCCCACTTTATGTGTTCTACATCGAGCTACTTGTTTGTACTTCAGGAATCCGGATAGATGCGGGTTAACTTCAGTTGGTAGAATGACGGGTTCATATCCCGTTACGCGATGGTTCGAGTCCATCACCCGCCTCCAAATTGCTTTAAAATAATATGTTATTATGTAAACTCCAACAACAAGAGAAATGAAAAATGATGAAACATACTATCGCAGTTATGACCCTGGTAATGAGTGCTTCTTCTTTTGCAGCTCTGCCTCCAATTGATTTCGACGCAGCTTCAAAAGATAACTCTTATCGAGCTGGTGCTTTAAATACAAATGCACAAGTAACTAAAGCCCGCGAATATGCCGCTGCTGGTGTAGCTGGTGTAGCAGCCATGACTAATATTCCAGTAGTTCCAGGTCATCAACTATCTGGTGGTGTAGCCTTTGGTGGTTTTGACAGTGAACAAGCATTAGCTGCTGGTATTAATTTTGTTCCAAACGATGCTCCTGCTGCTTTTAAAGCTTCTGTTGCAGCAACTTCTGAAGAAGCTGTATTCGGTGTAGGTGTGGGCTTCGGTTTCTAAAATAATTAGGGTATAGCCAAGTTGGTAAGGCAGGAGATTTTGATTCTCCCATGCTCTGGTTCGAGTCCAGATACCCTAGCCAAATTAATATTTTCTCTGAGTGTGTAAATGGTTTGAATACGCGATTCATTCTAATACATTCTGACAACGCATCTTGATTGCAAGAGAGAATATTGATGTGGCCGTAGTTCAGTTGGTAGAACCCCTAATTGTGATTCAGGATGTCGTGGATTCGAGTTCCACCGGTCACCCCAATTCGGAAGATTGGCAGAGTCTGGCTAATTGCACCACACTTGAAATGCGGAGGTCCTGGTGACAGGTCCCGTGAGTTCGAATCTCACATCTTCCTCCAATTAAAATATGGTGAATAAATAATTATGAAGACATTGTTAGACAAATACGGTAAAGTTATTACAGTAGGCGATTTCGTAATGATTGGCTTAAAATGTAATAGCATGGGTGATGTAGGCGAAGTCCTTGTTTCCAAGGTAACTGATATTAATGGCTATGGTGCTTTAATTGAAGGCAATTATAATCGTGTTAAAGTTGCTCATCGTTTAACAAAAGTTTCTCCTCTTTTTGCTAAAATGTGGAAAGACAACACCATATTTGATATAAATTAATCTCCGTGTAGCTCAGTTTGGTAGCAGCGCCTGGTTTGGGACCAGGAGGTCCAAGGTTCAAATCCTTGCATGGAGACCAATTCGCGAATATAGCTCAGTTGGTAGAGCAACCGCCCGATAAGCGGTAGGTCCCTGGTTCGAGCCCAGGTATTCGCACCAAAAAAATAGGGACAACCACGGACTAGAAATAGTACCCTAACTTCCAGCAATGGTTTGGCGCGATGCCAGTAAAGTTCTCGTGGATCTGGGAGTTTAGCTGAGATGGATTAGCGCTTGCCTGAAGAGCTCGAGAGGTTGGATCGTTACCAACAGCTCCCACCAAACAATAGGTCTCTCGTATAGTGGTATTACCCTGAGCTCCAACCTCAGTGACGTGGGTTCAATTCCTACGGGGCCTGCCAAGCATCCATCGTATAGCGGCTATTATGACTGGCTTCCACCCAGTAGATGAGAGTTCGATTCTCTCTGGATGCTCCAAATTTCAGCCATCTTCGGATGGCTTTTTAGTCTCTGAACGGTTTACGCTTCAAAATAATCGTGTTATTATTACTACATCGAAACAACAAATGGAAATCAAAATGTCTGAACGTATCGTAATCGAAATCAACACTGAACTGCAAGCTCTGGCTACCGGCGAAATCCTGCCAATCGGACGAGCAGTGGTTCGTTCAAGTGCAATCGTTGGTCTGACTGAAGACCTGTTCGGTCGTGTACGTATCACTATTAAGGCAACTCCTACGAGTGAGCCTAAGTTATATTACATTCTGAATAGCTTCGATGAAGTTGCAGAATTTATGTGTAGCTAATACCCTCTGTCCTCTCTTCGGAGAGGGCTATTTTCAAAGCAACAATGTTTTGACAATGGCCCTGTAGCTCAGCGGTAGAGCGCTCCCCTCATAAGGGATTGGTCACTGGTTCGAATCTCAGTCAGGGTCACCAAATACATGAGGAAAATATAATGCAACAAGATTTTGTTATCTATTGTCCAGTTAAAAAAGCCTATGCGCAGTACGTTGATTGTACTGAATTCCCAGGTTGGGCCTTTGACGAACTCATTGAGGCCACAGGCTTTAATGATTTAGAAGAAGCCTTACGAACTGTTAATGGATTCGTTCTCCCTTCGGGTTTTGTAGTTCGTAAGAAAGACCCAAGGTTCGATGGATGTGTCGTTCGTAAACGCACTGTTATGGCTCAAGTAGAGGACATATGAAAAAATATCCTTTAGGCTTTGCTATTATCAAATGGAAAACTGGTGGACACTCTGAAGCAGTGATTTACCAAGACTCAATTGGTAATCAGTGCATTCAATGTGCTAATTGGATTTCATCTCCAAATGAAATGAATTGGCTTTGTAATTTTGAAGACCAAATCGAAAACATTATCACAGATATTGATGATATTCACATGTTTCTTGCTAATGGAGACTATTGATGGATATCGGCTCAGGTTCGATGTACCCAAGTTGTGCATTAAGCAACTTTGCTCCTCATGCTTTCGAAATTGATGGTGTACAATGTGCATCAATGGAAGGTTTTCTTCAGTCTTTGAAGTTTTCTTCTATAGAAATGCAAGAACATGTTTGTACATTAGTTGGTAAGAAAGCTAAGTTCAAAGGTAAGAAAAAGAACTGGCGGCGAACTCAAACATTGTATTGGAAAGGTGTTCCTATGCAGCGCCAGAGTCCAGCCTATGCAACTTTAATATCTCGTGCATATCATGCTATGGCTTTGAATGAAGGTTTCAAGAGAGCTATCCTGGCTACGCGTAACTCAACACTAACTCATAGTATGGGTAAAAATAAGAAGAATGAAACTGTTCTAACAGAACAAGAGTTCTGTTCTAATCTTTATCGCGTACGTGAAATGCTTCAAGCTCAATGATATAAAATTAATTGTTCAGTGATGAAATCGGTAGACATATTGGCGAACTCTATTTGAAACGCTGGTTTAAGCACCCAGCTGAGTAAGAGGTAACCCGACGAGAGGCTGCAATCTTGGAGGTTCGAGTCCTCCCTGAACATTTTCGAGGCATAGCTCAGTTGGATAGAGCAGTGGACTTCTAATCCACCGGTCGAAAGTTCGAATCTTTCTGTCTCGACCAAATTTGCATCGATGGTGGAACTGGTATACACAGGAGACTTAAAATCTCCCGCCGCAAGGATTGAGGGTTCGAATCCCTCTCGGTGCACCAAATTATGAGGTACTTGGCTGACAACACCCCTTGGCTTCCAACGCGTGGTGGGGTGCAGAAGGTCCTCGCCAAATTCTGAGGAAATTATAATGGCCACTCAAAAATTAATGTACTTTAGCACTTTAGGTCGCACTTACTATATTGACGCAAACAACTATGTTATGAACGTCTCCGAATTATCTCGTATGTGTGATTTCATCTGGACTAAAAATGACTACGGTCACTGGCAGTTCATTAAATCACGACATCCTGATGTAAATACAACTGATGAGTACTTTGAGCTTAAAGATTTGCTTGACGATATCCCGTTGAACTCAATGTACTACAAACGCAGTATGCTTAATAAATGTAAACGTATCATTAATTCCGAACATGCTCAGGAAGTCATCAATGGGTGGATACGAGCACGAAAAAGTGACGACCACTTAAGAACTCCATGGTACGAAGAATAAAGAATGGCACCGGATATTACACATGAAGGTGCAAGGCTGGCGAATGACCTCTGGGTGTAACTACGTCATCAGAGCCGAAATCTTAAAGGATTCTACTTCGGTAGGACCCTTTAGGGTATCTGAGCAAGCGGCGAGCACTGGGCGAATATGATAAATATAAAAATAAACCTAATTCATATTTAAAGGAACCAAAATGTTAAAATTCAAAGAATTCATCTCAGAAGCTACTGAGCGTATGACTAAAGACAAGTGGCAAGCTGCTTATGATTCGATTAAAGGAACTAAAACCACCACTGAGTTCTTTAAAGCAGTGAAAGACATGTATGGGTTTAGTACTGATAATCAAAAAGACTATTATAAAGCATCTAAAGCTTTTAAAGCTATCATAGCTGGTGGTGGTACTGCTAAATCTGCTCCAAAAGCGACTCCAGCACCTAAGTCTGCTCCTGTTGCTAAAGCAGTTGTAGCTCCGAAGGCTGCCCCATCGAAGCCAGCTCCTAAACCAGTTGCAGGACCTAAGTTTAACTTTGATACTTCTTCATTAGTTAAAAAGTATAAGCAGTTATCTTCACTGATTAATGAGATTGAAAGTGAAACTAACGTTCTGGTTCGTGAATATGCTAAGCTGCGTAATAATCAACACATGAACAACCTTGAAACTCCAGACCTTTACAATCTGTATCTAACAATTGAAAGTTTGCGTTATACTCAGCCTCTGCATAAAGAAATCAGCAATAAGCTTCGCAACGCTGGTACTCTGGCTGCTGACGCTGCTCGTTACGAAAAATCACGTAAATAAAAGAGGGGACTTAGGTCCCCTTTCGGGGGTTTACACAGTCGAAAAGACATGATAGTATGTTCCTACACTTACTGAGGAGAACGTTATGAAAAAAATTGAACTTGAACCATATACTGGTCCTAAACTTACTGAAGAGCAAAAACGCGCAGCAGACGAAGTAATTAAAGCATTCCATGGTGCATTTGATGAAACCGATTGGGCTGCTCTCTCAGCCGCAGATGCTAGACGTAGACAAGAAGCAATCGATCAGGCTGATTGGGTTGTCGAAACTAAACTTTCTGAAAACAACCGATCTGTGGAAGTGTCTGCCGTCATTAAAGGTTCTCATGGTCACACTTCATGGGGTTGGCATGATGATGGTGAAACGAAATTCGTAGTTCTTAGGGTTGAATCTCTTTATCAAAAAGTACCGGTAATGAGTTCTATCATTAATCTAGCAGAAGATGAGGCTCGTCGAATCTGCCGAGTTAAAAATAAGTAAAGTGTTTACAAGATGGAAGCAACGTGTTATGATGCTTCCATCGAAACGGAGTTATATTAAAACCCTAATCACATAAAAGGAAATATCATGTCTATTCTGAAAAAAATTGTTGAGTTCATCCGTGCTAAACTGGGTACTTTCATCTCTCACAACACTTCTATCGAAGACCAGTACACTGTGGCTGCAAACCGTATCATCGATAAAATCGATCAGCTGCGTAAGCGCCATGTAACTTCTAAGAAGGAAATTATTCGTCTGAACAAACTGGCTGAAGAAAAAGACCAGAACGCAGCGACTAAAGAACGTGAAATTCGTCATATTCTGACTACTTCACCTTCTACTGATGTTACTACTCATGCTAAACTGGGTCTTCTGTATCGTCGTACTGCTGGTGCTCTTCGTGTTAAAGCTACTGAACTTGTAGCAATGCAGGAAGAAATCGAACGTACTGTAGTGGCTCTTGATGACCAGCGCGCTGACCTGGCTGTTAAGCTTGAGTTCATCCGTGAAAGTAATGCAGCTAACTCTATGGGTCTGTCTACTGCTGAAGATATCGTAGAAACCGCTGAACTGGCTAAAGTTGATGTTGATACCATTATCTCTCGTATCGATACCTTCAATGGTAGCAATGCGACTGGTGTAGAAACCACTAGTGCTGATGTTGCAGAGTACATCGAATCTCTGAAAGCATAATATAAAGAGGGCTTCGGCCCTCTTACTTGGAGACGTAATGAATATTTTCACTAAAAATTACTGTGTGTTTTTCACAAACAAGATAAGCCAAGACCATATGTTAAGTGTTGGGTTTATTGATAGCATGTTGAATGATAAACAACAGTTGGACACCTTAAGTCCTGAAGTAGTGAAAGCACTTGTTACATTAAATCAATTACCTTTGAGTGAGAGAGATAATATGTTTTATGAAGGTGATGGTGTTTGGAACGATGAGTCTGGCACGGATAAATTTAAGATTCCATCTCGCATGAGTTCAGGACAAACTCTTCAGTTGCAGCAGTTAATTGAATGCGGTGCTCCTGATTCATTTTTAGATTATATTTCTGGACATTTGTCTAGTCAGAGTGTAGATAAAGTTCGTATGCATCCTTGGGCAAAAGAAAATAAAATACCTGCACCTGTATTTGTAAAAAATACTAAAACTTTTTATAAGGTTATTAAAGAAATTTCAAGTATGTCCGAAGGAATTCGATTCCTTGGTCTTAGAGCGTATAATTACTCTTTGATGGCATATAACGATTCATCAAGAGATTTCATCAAAGAAGATGCTTCTAGCTTTAGTTCTGAATCTCTGTATGGTGCATGGTTTGAAGCCCGCATGGACAACAAAGTTTTCCGTTTTGCGATGTGCGTAAACATCTTTGATTTCGAATCAGCCCGTGGAAGTTACAGCGATAAAAACCGTGTATGGTTTATAGACGACTTAAGTGCTAAAATGAAAAGTTTTCGTGACCATGACAAAGGTGTAAACATTCTTGCTATCGACGAGTTTGTTAAAATGTGTCGTACTAAGCATACCGAGGTGAACAATGGCTAGATATCGCTCTTGGGACTTTGAGAAAACTAAATTCAACACAGAACAAGATGGTGGTTTAAAATTTATTCTTTCTATGATGATTGGATTAGGTTTGATGATGAGCTTTGCGCTCATCATGGTCATTATAGATGTTATGTTTTTTGGTGGTCAACTATCTGATAAAACTGTTCTTCCTATTGTTTTTGGCGCTATGCCTGCAGGCATGCTTTTGACTTATATTGGTCCTCATTTAGTTGGATTGGTATATTTCATGCCAGCACGAAGAAGAAACAAAGCCAAACGTCAGGCTATAAAAGACAACGAACAAGCCGAAATCAATAAAAAGACTCGTCTTGAAATTGAATATTTTATTAAAGAGTGTAGATAATGAAACTTGTAAATCCAGTAACTAATACCAAAATTACTAATGCTAAAGAAGCTTCGGCTGCAATTCAAGCTCTGATTTCTGAAGGTGAACGTCTTATTGATGTTGAAGCAACTAGTATTGCTGATGCATTTGGTGTAGAATTCAGCGTGGGCGATTATGGTAGTGGTCGTACATATAACCCTAAAGGTACTCCAAAAAATGAGCTTAGCTACATTTACAGCTACAATGATGGATTTGACGAAGAAGGCAAATCACTGAGTGGCCATTGGGTCTCTTCAAGCGAAACTTGCTAATGGCTTACCCACATAACAACACTGTAACTGAAGGAAATACAATGTCTCAACATAACGAACTAGAACAGGCTGCTAAAGAACTCGCTCTTCTGTTCAACAAAGTAAGTAAGCTGGCTTCTGAAGATAATTTTGGTTTTGAATTCGATACGTCAGACGGCTCTATGCGTTTCGATGACTGGCTGAACAGTTCTTGCTACGGCGAAGAAGCTGGGCGTGAATTCAATGTAGAAGCCGATGGAAGTATTTGGCAACCATCTTCCTGCTAAGTGTTTACAACTACCTAGGGTCATGTTATAGTGACCCTAATGGGATAACCTAATGAGGAAAATATTATGATGTTAGTTATTGGTTCACGAGCCCTCCACAATGCTGGGTTAATCGAATCACGTGACATTAAAAATTCGGACTGGGACTTCATTGCTGATGAATGTTCTTGGGATGAGTTCAAGTCCCGTATGGGTGGCTTAGAAGTTGAAGTCAAAACTCCTGATGTGAGTGCTTTCAAATGTATGCATAATGGTCGCGAGACTTATTTTGAAGCATACCTTGTGCCTGAAGGATATAATACTAATTCGAATGCAATGCTTTTGAATTATGCTGAGTACTCTTTGAAGAAAGACAATCTTACCGGGTTCTATTGGGCTTCACCTGCCATCTGTCTGGCGATTAAGATGTCACATCGTTTCAAGAAGAATAATCTATTCTTCCGTAAAACAATGCAACACATCCGCTTCCTGCGCAACAAGGGCGCAACTCTGGACTCACGTCTTGAGTTGATTATGAAACAACGCGAAAAAGAGACATTGAGCTATTCTCATCCTGTGTTAGATACGTCTAAAGACAAGTTCTTTAAAGACGACATCTATACATATGACCATGATACTATTCATGAAGCTGTAGCTCTGACTGGTCGCCCTGCTTATACTTTCTACATGAAAGACGGTAGCCAAGTAATGACTTCTAAAGAGAAGTTCTTTGCTTTACCTGAAGAAATTAAGCTCGCTGGTGTATACGAAGAAACATGTGTACTTGCTCTGGAACGTTCTCAGATTCCTAACGACTTTAAAAACGTTTCTTCCGAACATAGTTTCATGATTGCACTTGAAAAAGTGTGTACATCAATCACTTCAGGTTGGTTCCGTGAATATGCCTGGGAAAACTATCACACCGTTGTAGCGATGTATAAAAAGCTTGGCGTAAACGATTATATTAACCGCTTTAAAAAGAACCAACACCTAGTTAAGCCTTTTGTACGAGGTGAATAATGGTTGTCCAGTATCATGACATCTACCCAAGTCGCCCTGGTTATAGTGACGACTGTGATTGTACAAGCTGTGAAAAAACTCGACACTTCGAAGAAAAATATGGCTTTGTTAGTGTTCGTTCTGCGACTGAAGCTGAAATAGAAGCTAAACTTCGCAGAAAACAGGCTGAAATGGAATTGGCTGAAGAACACGGGTTCATTTATGAGGAAAATACTATGGGTTATATTGTGAACGGCTATCAGCCAAGAACTGAAAAGCCTAAAGAAAATAAAATTGATAGAGTAGTAGGTTTTATCACTTTAGGTATGGTTTTCCAAGCTAACTATTGGTTGTATTTGGCTTCTGATAAAGGCAATCTTTTTGAAGTTATTTTTGGTGGTCTTTTAATTAACTTTACTTGTCTGATAGCTTCTATTTTTACGACTTGGTTGGATGGCTGTCTTTGGTACGCCGTCAAAGCTCCTTTTGTGAAGCATAAAGAAAAGAAATATCAACATCAGAAAAGCATCTCAGACTTCATTAAAGGATGTAGAAAATGATTAAGACTATTTACCGTGGGTATAAGAAGTCTTCTTACAATGAAGAAGGCTGGATTTTCTTGCTGATCGGTGTTATTGCAGCGAGCTCAGCAATTTTAGGATTTGGCACTTATTTCACTTTGTTCTTCTTTAGTCCAATTTATGGCGGAGCTCTGATGTTCTTAGCTATCTCTGCCGCAATAACAAGCCCAGTGTTTATTATATCAAGATGGCTTATGTTTGTTAGCCAGTATCAACGTGGAACGTTTGATAAAGAACCAGTAAAGGAAAAAGTCATCTCTAAAAAAGATGAAGCTCTAGATTTTATTCGAGGTATTCGCTCGTAAGAGGTAATAAATGGCTGTAGCAGTTCATGTTAAAATGGAAAACTCTGATAGTTATCTGATGTGCTTTGAAGATTCTTGGTCTTTAGAAGAAGTGCGTAAAGATATTGTTGATACCGTGATGTACAACGGTCCTATCTGTGATTGGAAAGTTGAAGGTTCTGCTAATGCAGAAGAAGATCGTGAATCTCAAATTGATGATATCATGGAAGACCTTCATTCAGAGTCTTGGGAATCTAGAGATGAGTAAGACAAAAGAACTAAGTGCAGGTATTCTGTTCTTCACTGAAGACCAAGAACTATTTATGGGACGTGTAACAGGTTCAGGAAAACCAGGCTTCCCTTATCGTTGGGACATTCCTAAAGGCCATATAGAAGAAGGCGAAACCCCTCTTCAAGCTGCTGTCCGTGAATGTACTGAAGAAACAGGTTTCACCGATTATAATCCTGCGTCCCTGGTAGACCTAGGAAGACACGACTACTCTAGCAACAAAGACATACATCTGTTCTATTATCCGTTCCCAGTGCGCCACGAGCAGTTCAAGGATTGCGTTTGTACTGCATACCATACTGACGAAGACGGAACTAGTTTCCCTGAGATTGATGCATTTGCTTTAATCAAACAAACACAATGGGTATACGTAATGGGTCCATCTTTGTTCAGTGTAATACAAAAAGTGACTCGCAAGCCTTCTGTTATGGTATATCCCGAATAATAAATACTCCTATATTAACGTATAGGAGTTTCTATGGATATATTTGGAATGCTTCGTATCGACGAAGGATACGATTCTAAAATTTATAAAGATACCGAAGGTTATTGGACTATCGGAATCGGTCATCTTTTGACCAAAAACCCTTCTCTGTCAGTAGCTAAAGCAGAACTCGACAAACTTGTTGGTCGTTCTTGTAATGGACAGATTACTCAAGATGAAGCTGAAAGTATCTTTGCTAAAGATGTTGAGAAAGCTGTTAAAGGTATTCAAGGCAACAGCGTTCTGAAGCCTGTGTACGATTCTCTTGACGAAATCCGTCGAGCAGCACTGATTAATATGGTGTTCCAGATGGGTGTAGCAGGCGTCGCAGGATTCACTAATTCAATGCGTATGCTTAAAGAAAAACGTTGGGACGAAGCAGCAGTTAACTTAGCTAAATCCCGATGGTATAATCAGACTACGAACCGTGCAAAGCGCGTTATTTCTACTTTTAAAACTGGCACTTGGGGTGCATACTAATGACTTTACTTGAATCTTATCTTCAAACTTATACTCAGCCTTTGACTGAAAGCGAAATGGACGACACCCTGCGTCGTGTAACTTTCCAAGCTAAAAAACTTGGTTTTGAAGTGACTCCTGTTAAAAAAGTAGGTGGCTACTCGTTTAAAGTTGGTGACTATACTTTTGGCAACAAAGGCGATGGTCAATGGCAGATTGTTAACAAAGCAGGTAAAGAAGTAGATTATCTGTTTGGTAAGAAATTAGGTGACGTAGTCAAACTAATGGCTGACTACTCTAAAAAGTAGTTTACAACAAGATAGTACTGTGGTATGATGTCTTCCTAAACTTTGGAGGACATCATGACACGTATTAACTTAACTCTCGTTTCTGAACTTGCTGACCAACATCTCATGGCTGAGTATCGTGAACTCCCTCGTGTATTTGGTGCTGTTCGTAAGCATGTTCAAAATGGCAAACGTCTCAAGGATTTTAAAATTGCTTCTAAGTTCTTGTTAGGCACTGGCCATGTCACGTTCTTCTATGACAAACTTGACTACTTAGTTGATCGTCAAACTCAGTTGATTGCTGAATGTCTGAAACGTGGGTTCAATATCAAGGATGTTACTGTTCAGGATATCAGTGACATTCCTAAGGAATTTCGTAATCATTACTGTCCGTCTTTAGATGACATCATGTTATCTCAGGCACGTCTTGATGAAAAAATTGCTCAAAAGCCTTTATGGTACAAACATTACGGTAAGGCTATTTACAACTAATCTTCAAACAAAAAGCTAACCTGAACCTCTCCTCATGAACGTCGTGTCCTCTGTGTGAAGTGGCTTCTGGTACCTGTAAAAAGGTCAAGCCCAAGCGCGGTAAAGCCAGTTACAATCAGGGTCCCACCAACAGTGGTGGCTGTAGCCCTCTGAGGCATATCGCAGGATGCCACTAGACAGCAAGGATGCTGCCATTCTTAGACTGAGTAAACAAAATGAAATATCTAACTCCCATCTATCTAACCTTGATGCATGCGTTCTCAACCCGTGCAGACAATCGTTTAGAAGAACTTAAAGACCAAAAGCTTTATCCTATCTCGCTGATGCAAGAATATTGTACTCTTCGTATCGATGGTGGACGTCAATCAGGTAAAACTGAGGCTGTAGCTCAATTCACTTCAGAATGGCTGGAACGTGGTAACTCTGTTGTAGTCATTTCAGATACATCTAGTTTTGCTGAAATCACTAAGAAGCGAATCATTGAAGAACACCTGAATCAAAAACGTCATCGCTATTCTGCTCATGAATTAAAACGTGATATTATTACAGTCTCGATACGTAACTTCTTAAGTGGAAATTGCAATAGTTTCCGTGGAATCTCATTGTCTCGTGTTCTCTTTATTATAGATGAACCTATTCGTCTGCCAGAGATGCACAAGTTCTACTCCACTTACCAAAAAGAAGTTAGCACTGCTGTGTTGCGTACAACTAACGAGCTTCCACTTTTCTTCGTGATAGGATTACAATGATGAGATATATGATTATGAACGGCCCATTCCAAAAGTCTGTTATTGAAACTGAAGCAACTCTAGAAGAGCTTAATTCAAAACCTGACATCCAAATTACTTTTGTTGCTGGGCCTTTTTACGGCCTGGTATCTCGTAGCTTGATTTGTTACGATCGTAAACTAGTACGTGCTGTTCAGATGTTTAAAGACCCTATTAAGCTAGATATTTCTATTCGTTATGTACATAAAGGTGGCTATTATGGCTCAAGTTATAATCAAAGGTAGTGAAAAAGCTATTCAAGCATTTTGCGATTGGTTCAGCAATTCAGGTGAACAAGGCCTAATGGAATGTTGGGCTGACGTATCGTCTTGGGACCCTGTCAAAATGACTTATGGTCCTGTTAAAAGCTATCTCGGTACTGAAGGTTACGGCATCACAGAACCTATTCGATTAGTCGAATACAATAGTGAAACTGACGAGGAAATCCCTTATGCCGATTGAAGATATCAAAGGCTATCGCCCACATACAGATGACAAGATCGAAACTGTAAATCGCATCAAATCTCTTGAAGCCGAGCTTGGTAAACTGTTCACTGAACTTGAAACTAATCTCGTCAACGAATGGTCTATTATCCATGCAATGGACGAAAGCCTAGAAGCCGATGCCGCTTTTGATGACAACTCTGAAAGACATCGTCAGGTTGCTACAGCAAAAGAACGTCTGAAAGAAGCAAGCATGTGGGCTTGTCGAGCTGTTTTCCGCCCAGAAGAATTTTACTAGTTTACATCCTCATTTGATTGTGGTATAGTACTCCTACACAAACAAATGAGGATTAAATAATGACTATTAACGCAGATGTTTACATTCGCAGAAACAAACTCCGTCGTATCTTTGAGACAGAGTTCAATAAAATCAATGCTGAAATCAAAGCAGCTTGTAAAGCGGCAGATGTACAGGCTTTCCACATTAAGTATTCGTCTCATCTTTTGGACCGTGCTATCCAACGTGAAATCGATGAAACTTACGTGTTCCGCCTGTTCCATAAACTACATCAACATGTGGAAGAAGTTGTCGAGTTCTTAAAATTGACTCCGCTTCCAGATGTAGAAGATGAAATTCTTCCAGGAGTAGAATATCGTCCACTCCGTCTCGAAATTACCGACCGCAACTTGTGGCTTGGTATGACAGTAGACAAGAACCGTAACGGCTCAGCCTACGGGTTAATGTGTCGTATGGCATTCGTTAACAATAAACGTCTTGAAGGAAAGATTAGCACAAAAGTTATAGACTTATAACAGAGGTAATCATGAAAAAAGTGATAGCAGCAGCCCTATTAGTCTTTAGTTCTATGGCTATTGGGTCAGAGCCTAACTTCAGTAATGAACAACTCGATAATTTACAATATGCGTATGCTTTTGGTGAACAATTCCAGAAGTCGGGTAAGTTCAAAGAGCACAACGCTCGATACGATAATAACGGCCTTGGATATATTATGGCTGGATTGGCTTGGCAAGAATCTTCGGCTGGAACTCTTATGGGTAAGTCGAAGGAACATCATGCGTATGGAATGTTTCAGAATTATCTTCCTACATTACGCAATAGGGTTAAACAACTTGGTTGGAAAATGTCTGATCAAGAAATAATTCGTATGCTTAAAAAGAGAGAAAATTCTGCGACATGGGCTTATATTGAATTGAGTTATTGGCTTAATATTCATAAAGGCGATATGAGAAAAGCATTATCTAGTTACAATGCAGGCTGGGCTGTAAAAGCTGGTAACAAGTATGCTTCAGATGTTCTATCCAAAGCTAACTATCTTAAATCAAATAAGATGTTACATCAAACGGTGGAATGATGCTAAAACAGACAGTTCTAATTCTTGGGTTAATTTTAGGTTTGGGAGTTCATGCAGCAGAACAGTCGACAGAACAGACTGAGGTATTAGAATATGTTACCAGAACAGCTAAAGACTATTGTTCTCCTACTAATATCGACTGCATTAATACGTTTTCTTTACAAATGATGGCTTCATACAAAGACGGTGAAAAAGATTCTAAATCTCGTTTTAAAAATGATACTCTTATTCGTCGTTATGAAAACCGATTGATGACTTTAGAATGTATACCGGCACAAGCTAATTATAAAGACTTATGTACTTCTATGGTCGATAGATTAGTAGATGCTTATAACCGTGGATTGAGCAAAAGATGATTACAAAATATATTAAAGGCGACTTGGTCGCCTTATTTCTTTCAGGTAAAAACGTAGCTCATGGATGTAATTGTCACCATACAATGGGTGGCGGAGTAGCTGGTCAATTGGCTAAGGCCTACCCACCTATTGCTGATATCGATAAAACTGACACTTATCTTGGTGACCCTAATAAATTAGGCACATTCACTCGAGCTACATTGAGCACTAAATTCAATAAACAAGAAAATATTTGCTTTAATCTATATACACAATTTTATCCTGGCCCTGATCTTCGTTATGGTGCTTTAGTCGATTCTTTGATAGAATTGAATAAATGGGCTGAGAATCAGATTTGTATTCCTCAAATTTATATGCCTCGTATTGGATGTGGTATTGCTGGTGGTGATTGGACTAAAGTCGAAGCTCTGATTAATATGTTCACACCTAATATTGATATAATTATTGTTGATTGGGAAGCATTATGAATGAATTCTTAGATATATTAAAAAAGTTTGAAGACTCAGTAAGAGCAGCCGAAGAAGCTAATTGTGATTGCGAGATTTCAATGGATGAATGGCGTACTCGTGAAGCCGAAGCAGATGTTCAACGACAAATTTTAGTTGACTTAGTAGGTAATATTAGCTGTTTATTACAAGGCAAATAATATGGCTCAACTTTATTTTAATTTTGCTTCAATGAATGCAGGTAAAAGTACCGCACTTCTTTCAGTAGCTCACAACTATAAAGAACGCGGTATGGGTACACTAGTAATGAAGCCTGCTGTGGATGATCGAGATTCTGCAACAGAAGTTGTATCTCGTATAGGTCTTAGACAAGAAGCCAATGTTATTCATAAAGGAATGAATATTCTTGAGTTCTTTAAATGGGCCCAAACACAACGTGATATTCACTGTGTGCTGGTTGATGAAGCCCAATTTCTTGAGCCTAATCAAGTTCTTCAGCTGTGTCAAATAGTAGATATCTACCATGTGCCTGTGATGGCTTATGGGCTACGTACGGATTTCCGTGGTGAATTGTTTGAAGGTTCTAAAGCTTTGTTGGCGACAGCGGATAAACTGGTTGAGCTTAAAGGTGTATGCCATTGTGGACGTAAAGCAACTATGGTAGCACGTATTGACTCTGAAGGTAATGCAGTCAAAGATGGGGACCAAGTTGAACTTGGTGGAGAAGACAAATACGTCTCACTTTGTCGCAAACATTGGTGCGAGATGTTAGGTGTTTATGACAATTAGTACTAAACAAGAAGCCCTTGAAGAGCTTCAACATGTTCTTCAAACCCAATCCGTAGTATTAGGCTGGGCTGAAAAACCTATTACTTTTGAAGAACTGATTCGAGCTCGTTTAGGCGATGATTATCTAAACAAAATCTATGAAATTATTGACAGAGGTTAATATGTTTAAATCAGGGTTTTATTACCATTGAGGTACTTTAATGTAAACTCAAGAGGTAATTATGTCAAGAACTATCCGTCGTAAAGGCTGGCACGTGACCACTTCATCTAAATGGCACGACCAGAAGAATAACGAATTCGCTTATATCAAACGTTATACCGAATACGTTAAAACTAAGAAAGACAAAGAATATCAACAGAAATATGTTGATAAACAAATTGCAGAAAACATGGAAAGACCTTTAGAGCTTGCTTCTATGATGAAAGAGCGTCATCGTGATTCATTTTGGAAGACTCTGCGCTGGATGCGATATGCTTCACCGATTCCTCGTGTATTTCACAAGATGGAAATCAAAAACTCGTTGAGAAACGACACTGATTATAATTGGGACGAGAAAGCTGCTCGTAAATATGAAAAAGGCCTAACCCAGATGTTGTGGGATTAAGTTAAATTTTTCTACAATTTGTAAATGAATAAATACTTGTGTAACTAACCTAAGAGGTGTATATGCAGCATTTAAGCGAAAAGAAACTTCGTAATCTCACTGTGGTTCAATTAGACGAAATTCGTCATGAAACCGGACATGCTATTGCACGTCTTCAAGAAGAAATTCGTTTGTTAGGTTCTAAAGCAGATTATACACGTAAACGCTCGCTCGACAAATACCTCGCTACGGTTAAGGCTGTTTTGCAGCATAAGAAAAATACAGGGCAGAAATAAGGAGTCCTTATGGGCCTTATTCGTGTTTTATCAACAACTATATTAATAGGGGCTTGTTTGGCCCCATCAGTTTCATCAGCGGAAGACGCTAGCTTCAACCAATATGTCGAAGGCGCACTAACTGTTTACTCAAAGTTTAAAGAACCTAGTAAACAACAATCTGAAAAGTTCTTTGCTTTTATTCAAGCCAAATGGCAAGAAAAGGATGGTGTATGCGACCGAGATTGTTCGGTTGATGGAAAACATGCAGGCATAGAATATGCTTATAGTATGAAGGTTCCATTAGATAATGAAATTCAATGAATTTATAAAAGATGGTAAGGTAGAGCCAGCAGACCGTTTTACAGGTTTACTTCTGGTATCAGCATCTTATTTCCATTCAACTCACTTCGAAACGAAGAACTACTCACGTCATAAAGCTTACAATAAGTTCTTTGATGCTATTTCTGATTTAACTGACAAGTTTGGTGAACAGTGGCTTGGCTTCAGCGGTCGTAAGTATACCCCGTACCAAGTCTCCCAATCTGAGCTACCTACAGACACTGTAAAAATGTTAGACATTCTCATAGAAGAAGCTGACAAAATCTATAAAAGCATGCCACCGGCTATTCAAAGCACGATTGATGAAATCGTAGGTGTATGTTATCAAACAAAATATTTGCTTTCTCTCGAATAATTTAAAGGCACTTCTCATTTGAGGGGTGCCTTTTTTCGTAAAGTGTTTACATCATAAAAAGATCGTGTTACTATACTCCTACACAAACATGAGGAAAATATTATGAAAGCTCAACTTAGTGATTTCGTTCCAGGCCGTGTGTTGTATCATGTATATGGTGTCAATCGTAAAAACACTGTCGTAGATGAAAGTGAAATCAACAAGCTCATCATCACTTCACATCCGTATGAAGTTGAGCTCTGTGGAAGCCAAAAGTATCTGTTTGTCAAACTGATTAACTGTTACATTGATTGTTCTGGCAAAGAAAGTTCTTACAAAACTGAAAGCTCTTTGAATGACATGGGTGTTGACACAGGTACTAACCGTGGTGTGTATAACCTGAACCGTGCTTATACTTCTAAAGAAGCCGCCATGAAGTTCTTGGCTGAACTGAAAGCTGATGAATTCAGTGACCCGGTTGACCAAGCTTATGCTAAAGGTTTTACGCCTGAAGATCAAGAACGTGAACGTCAGGAATGGCGTGAAATGGAAATGTACTACGATTACTAATAGTTTACAACACAGAGAGGGCATGATAAAAGATGCCCTCTCAATCAGGAGAACTTATGAAATATTTACTTATTGCTGGATATCTTTTTGTCCAATATCATAATCCACTGTTCACTTACAACTTAGTGAATAATCTTATTGACTTGGTACAGAAGAGCATCTGATGAACGGTTGGGGTCCAAGTGATGAAGGTTTCGCTACCCGTGAAGCCGTAGTAAATGATGCAGTTGACTGGGCTCGCCTAGAGCTTGAGTTAGCTTCAAAACGTGAAAGTGCTGAATTCTGTGAGAAGTGTGATGAACCTATTCCTTTGGCTCGCCGTAAGGCTGTTCCTGGTTGTTTACTTTGTGTTGAATGTCAAAGTAAGGCTGATAACGTGGTTAAAAGCTACTACAACCGTCGTGGTTCAAAAGATTCACAATTAAGATGAGGAAAATATAATGCAGACTGTTCCTATGATGTTTAATCGTGGTGAAGTCAAGACAGGCCAATTAGTTCAAGGCTTTACCCAGAACGATATTAAAAATGCACCTGGGTTGTGGAATGCTTCAGTAGATGTGGCTATGAACTTTGGTGGAGCAATCACTCAGGCGGCGCTAGCATCAATGAACTTAGGTATGGACTATAATCATATTACGGTTGACGTAAAGACACACCTGCTCCAACCAGGGATGTTCCCTGCTATTCCAGGCTGGCACACTGATGGTGTACCACGTGGTGGTTCAATGAGTCCTGCTCGTGGAACTCCAAATATCTTCAAACAAGAAGAAGGACGCTCGCCACGTTATCATTTGATGGTTCTTGGCTGTGATTGTCCTACAATGTTTGTAAAGAATCGTAATATTGAACTCAACGTTCCCTGTCAGCCTGACGGTTCTTTGTACAAACGTGTTTCTGAACAAATGGCTCGAACTCGTCGACATCTCGAAACCTATGAAGTGATTCCAGGCATTATTTACGAGTGGGATTGGTGGGAACTTCACACAGCTCAAGCGGCACGTTCTGCAGGTTGGCGTTATTTGATTCGTGTCACTGAATCTGATTATCTCGAACCGCAGAAAGATTTGAATGAAATCTTTCGTAAGCAACAACAAGTGTTTGTAACTTCTGACCAATTTGGGTGGTAGTATGTCAACTAAACTTGAAGTGGGCGATCTTGTTGTCACCCGTCAGTACGACAAGTCTGAACGCGTAGAGATTTGCCAATACAAAGGCGCAACTGGTGCTTTGATGTACACTATGACCACATGCACTACTTATGAGCTAGAACGGTTCATCAAAACCACTGAATCTCTGCCTTATTGCTCTCGAATCATTCGAAAAGGTTCTGAACAGTATAGCAACTACATCAAGTAGTTTACATCCTCTAGAATCATGTTATAATGGCTCTACGTTAAACAAACAAGGTATAAAATGACAAATTTACAATGGCTCGAACCTGGTAAAGAATGTAAAGCTTTACTCGTGTCTGATATTACTCCAGACCACGGTGTTAACTACGACACTGAACTATCTGTTCGTCGTGATGTTAATATCGAAAAAGGTGTTTGCTGTGATTTTGTGACAATTATCCAACGCGACTTAAGCGATATCGATGAACTCGCACTAACAAAAGCTGAAGCTGAAGCTTTAGTCCGTTACTTAAACTCTGTTATCCTATCTTTGAAAGGTCTATAATATGCAAATCTATCGTAACTCTTGGCACTTTAAGTTGAACAAATTCTATTCTGGTAATGAATGGAAAATTCCTACGTCGTTATGTCCGTACTTCTGGAAAACGGCTTTCTTTACTTTGTTTGCATTTATTAAAGCGGTGGGTGTAGCTTCTTTAGCCTGGATGTTAGGTAATGGTTTGACCGTATGGCTTCTTAGTGTAGTCGGTATCACAACTGGCTCTGTAGTTACTGCTATTTCTTCTGTGTTTGTTGGTTTGATTCTAATTGCAGCTATAGGTGCAGTTTGTTTTGGTATTGCATTTGGTGTACACTGGCTTACTGAATGGGTTAAAGATTATTTAGAAGAACGTAAGTATCAAAAAGAAAAAGAACGACGTGAATCAGGTATACCGCCTAAAGAACCATCATTGATGATGTCTTTTATTAAAGCTAAAAAGTCTAAATTCTGCCCTTCTATTGAATTCGTTGACGCAGAAAAGTCTGAATAACTAAAAGGGCCGAAAGGCCCTGTTTTGAGGAAAAAGAAATGATTGGTACTAAAAAGCAAGTAGCTCAAACTAAACTAGTTGAATTAACTGTAGGTGATGATATTTTTATTAATCGTGGTGGAAGCGTCACTAAAGAAGTTTTCAAATACATCATCCGTATGGTTCACAAATCAGATAAGAAAACTCTTATTTACGCTCAGCATATTTCCACCAGTAATAATCATCTGCTTATCATTGACTTATTAGGTAAAACTTACAGCATTGTTGGCGAAACTGACATCACCTCATGGAACCTTTGTGAAGTTTATTCTGATGCTGGTCATACCGAAGTTATTTTCAATGATAAAAAGATTCCATGTCGACATAAACGTGTAAATTCAACTGTCTTTAGTCCTGTTGCGACTAACGATATATTGTGGAAATGTGGAAAAGGATATACTGTTGTAGGCGTTGCTGGCGATGGTACTCTGTTCTTAACAGACCCAGAGGGTAAAGCTTCTATGTTGAACCCACGAGATAAATCGGCTCTCACTGCGTTTGGACTTGAAAATGCTTAAAGACTACGGTGAATATACAATAAACGGCCGAAAGGCCGTTTTTAATTCCTCAATCGAGAAATCTTTAATGTCACTACAGCCTATAGCTATTTTTACTTTCGAAAATGGCGAACAGATTAAAGTTAGACATAACCTTATCTCTGGTAATACATCTGTATTTGAAGGTCGTTTAGATCTTCAATCGATGGTTCGTTATCGTAATGGTCAATGGGAATTTATCCGTGGATATTGAAATCATAACAACTAAAAAGAAGCTTACAATGAGTATTGTAAAGCAAATGCCTATGGCTTCTTATTCTGATATTACGTTCGCATTAATGGACCGTGCTTCTCGTATTTTAGGTTATATTAATGACTATAGTTATGGTAAAACCAAAATATCAGTAGCTATTATCAGAACACCTTCTGATTGGGCTATTTGGCCAATGATTGAAACTTCAATAAGAAGCACAGTAGAACGTGAACAACATCCTGATGGTGAAATGTATCATACGCATGATGTTCAATATTTTTACACGTACAAGAAAATTGGACAATCCCAATTGACTTCTAAAAAGCTTGCAGATAAAGAAGCTATCGAGGCTAAAGTTAAAGCTGCAAACGATTTAGTCAAATTTGCTAAAGGAAGACATATTTACTTATGAAAACAGTAATGAAAGGCTATTTTGGTAGTCATCTTTATGGGACATCTACTCCTGAGTCTGATGTAGACTTTAAAGAAATCTTTGTTCCACACCCTCGAGATATCCTAATGGGTCGTGCAATGAACCATACTAATCTGAACACTAACAACACTGCTTCGAAAAATAGTAAGGACGACGTTGACCATGAGTTGTACAGTCTCAAATATTTCTTTGAGCTCGCTTCAACAGGAGAAACTGTTGCTCTTGATATGCTTCATACTCCTGCTAATCTTGTAGTGGCTTCTGATTTACCTGATGTCTGGAAGTTTATTCAAGAAAACCGCTCTCGTTTCTACACTACTGACATGAAATCCTATCTAGGTTATGTTCGTAAGCAAGCGGCAAAATATGGTGTCAAAGGCTCTCGTCTGGCTGACCTGCGTAAAGTAATAGATGTTATCAAAGATATTCCAGAATGGAAGTATGATGATCGTCCTCAGCAGAAAGGTATTAACGAGCGTTGGAAAGTTCAAGATATCGCTGAAAAGCTTCCTCTTGGCGAATTCTTAGAATGGACTGATTTTGTTGACCATAAGTCAGGTGTTCAGAAGTTTTATAACGTGCTAGGCCGTAAGTTCCAGACAACTATCACTATCAAAGAAATGAAGCATTCTCTGATGAAACTGTGGGACGAATACGGTGAACGTGCTCGTAAAGCAGAAGCTAACGAAGGTATAGATTGGAAAGCATTGAGCCATGCTTATCGAGCTGGCGTTCAATTGAAAGAAATCTATACAACTGGTGATTTAGTATTCCCATTACGTGAAGCTGGAATCATAAAACTGATTAAGGCTGGTGAAGTGGCTTTCAAAGAAGTTCAAGAACTTCTAGAAGATACAGTCGATTTGGTTGAAACCCTAGCTATCAACGCTGAACGAAATGGTATGCGTAAAAAGGTCGATATGACCTTTTGGGACAACTTCATAGAGAAGGTCTATCTTGACAACCACAACGCTTATTACAACCGATAGTATAATGAAAACATGGGTCTCTTACGGGAGACCCCATCCACGAACAGGCAGACGTTGGTATCTTGAAGCAGTTTGTCGAGAAACAGGATTCAGGGTGAACGGTAAGTTTGCTTGTAAACCTACCAAGAAACAACTTCGGAAATTTAAACGGTGGGCTCGTCATCAGATAGAGTTCAAGCTATATTGGGACGCAATATGAGTATAACTTTTATGGTGCTATTTGCTTTTATCCTTGTGGTCTACTTCACAGTGGGCTACATTATTACTCGCTACATGATTAAACGTGGTGCAGTTGATACTGCAGTTGATTTCTGGTTCTTCTTAACTCTATGGCTCTGGATTGGTGTCTGTGTCTGCGTCATGGGTCTCTTGAAAGCCATTTGGTCACTGCCTAAACGATTGGCAGACCATCAGATAGACAAGCACTCATAATGAAGGGACCTTCGGGTCCCTTTCGGGCATTTAAATCTTTTTCAAAAAGGTATGTACATCTGCTTCAAACATGTTATTATAGCTGCATCGAAACAAAACAAGTAAATGGAGAAATAAAATGTTCAACGTTCAAATCAACAAAGGTACTTACCGCGGCAATGACATCAATGGTAAGTTTGTTGCAACTAAGACCTGGTTCCCAGAGGTTGTTCCAGTTCACGAAGCACACCTTGGTGACGGTAAAGTGTTCATCCAGGTTGATGGTAAAGAACGTGGAGTATGGGTGTTCAAATGTGATATCGAAATGGAAGGAATGGAGGTTTCTCCTCTGACTTCAGTTGAATCAGAAGAGGAAATGAAACAACGTATCAACAAACGCTTCACAGTGATGAATATGATGACTAAAGGCATCATTTCTGGTAATATCCGTTCATTAATTATCTCTGGTGCTGCAGGTATTGGTAAGACATACACTTTAGAGAAAAATCTGAAAGCTGCTGACGAACGTGGTGAAATCGTTTTCAAAAGCATCAACGGTAAAATCTCAGGTATTGGCCTCTACGAACAGCTCTGGAAAAATAAAGAAGAAGGTTCAGTTCTGCTTCTGGATGATGTTGATGTGTTCAGTGACATGGATATCCTGAACCTTCTGAAAGCTGCACTCGATACTGGTGAAACTCGTAAAGTTTGTTGGAGCACTGCTTCAGCTTATCTTGATGACAAAGGCATTGATAAAGAGTTTGAGTTTGCTGGAACTATCGTGTTCATCACTAACGTCGATATCGACCGTGAATTAGAGCGTGGTTCTAAACTTTCTCCACACCTTCAAGCTCTAGTATCACGTTCTGTTTATCTGGACCTTGGTGTTCACTCAAACGAAGAAATCATGGTTCGTGTTGAAGATGTAATTCTCTCTACTGACATGATGCAGAAACGTGGTCTTACAGATGCTCAGACTTATGAAGCTCTGGCTTGGATGAAAGCTAATGTTGCTAAGCTTCGTAATGTATCGTTACGTACTGCGCTTTATCTTGCTGACTTCGTAGCTACAGACGAAAATGGTTGGGAAGAAATTGCTGAAGTAACTTTGCTTAAGTAAGTATTTACAACAGCCATCATACATGTTATGATGGCTTTACTGAAACGAAATGAGGAAATTATAATGGAAACTATCGTATTTGCTTTTTGGTGGGTTGTTAACTTGTTCATCGACCGTGAAGGTGAGAAGTTTGTGGCTTTCTTCCGTATGCGTATGGAATGGCTTGATTGGTACCAAGCTCTAAACGGTTTCTTTACTGACCCGCTGTTAATGGTTATGACATTCGGCGTTGTAGCTGCAATTGTTGTTCTGGTACATGGTCTGGTAACTGGAAATAAAGAGGTGAAAGCATGAGTGCTTTAGTGAAATACGAAATCAAATTCAAAAGATTTGTAAATGGTATTTGGGACGAAAAGTTTCGTGTATCAACGGTTGAAGCTGAAAATGAGTTCCAAGCAGTATGGCATCTTGGAACGTATAACGATGACCAGAATATCGAAGATGTTATTGTAATGGTTTCTTCTAAAAATGGTAACCCGTCGTACTTCACTAAAGGCTCTAAATTCATTACTAATGGCGGCGAAGAAATCATTATTGAAGGTATCACTGGAGCTGGCACTTCATATGAAACAGCGTATGACCAACATGGGCATCATCGTTATTCTCGCCGCGATGTAGGACGTGCTACTGGTTCTTCTGGTAATGCTCCTCATAATATCAATATGGGTGTATTCTGGATGCGTTATGATATTGATGACCCATATGATTTTATTATGCAACGTAAGTATTCTGATAATGGTAATGGCGTTCCATCTAAAGAAACGGTGAAAACATGTCTATCTTAATGAACAACTGGGTTCAAAACACTAGCATCTATCCTCCGGCTCATATCTATGCAGGAAAGCCACAAGGAAAGCAAGAGAAAGCGGCTGTACGTATTTGTGAAGAGCTGTATAAGTTTAATCACGGTACAAAACCAAACACCCTGGGTGAGCTCAGGAGCGCCTGGCGAGAACTTATTATCACTGAGAAAATGGAACAATCTGGTCCATCTCATATGTCTATTTGTCCTGAATATTGGGCTCAAGTTATTGGTACATTTCTTTATTGGGCTCGTGAAGCACGTCGTGAAATGGACTCAGTCTTTAAACAACACCAAGATGTCTGGGCTTATTATAAACCTTGGGCTTTGAAAGATAAAGAAATTGTTCAATGGGTTTATGACTTCACTATTCCAACGATTTACGTAGAAGCTATTAAAGTCCATGATATATTACAATTAAAGTATCAACCTAAAGAGGTTTCAGATGACTAAAGAAGAATTGAAAGATTATCTAAAAGAAAATTTAAGCTTAAACGTCGTGCCACCAAGCTATAAAGATTCAACTTTACGTATTGAACTCTGGCTTGAAGGTGAAGAAATAACTACGGCATCTATCTGGGCTGATGACATCCCACTTCCACAAAAGGACTGGTAATGAACATTGCTGATATCCTCATTAAAGAAAAAGTTGAAGCTCTCAAGGGAGCTAAACAAAAATTCTGTCTGGCAATGAACAAAGCTATTGTGAAATATGATAATGAAAGATTGATTACTGATGTTATCATGGATGAAGAACGTCTTCAAACCGAATCAGGCGAACTGACTCCTGAGCTAAAACGCTTTAAGCTTAAATGTAAAGCGCAAGACCTTATAGAGATGGATAAGGCTCAGATTGAAGCTGCTACAGACTGGAAGCTTGAAAAGATTGGTATCAATGTATCTTTTGACTTAGCTGAACAGGCCCGAGCTATTTCAACTTCAGCCTGGTTTACAGGCGAACCTTCTAACAGGACTTTTTACTAATGACTCCTTTAGCTATGGCTTTACTTTATGTTGTGTTTCCACTCTCATGGATGATAAGTGGGCTTCTGGTAGCTGCTGTAACTTCAGGATGGGTCAAAGGCAAGAGCGCAATAGAGCGGCTGCCTAAGAACATTTTGATTATCTTGTTTTGGCCTGTGTGGATAGTATACATCATTAACACGAAGTAGTTTACAACGGTGTAGGAACGTGGTATTATGCTCCTACACCAACAACGGAGAATCAAAATGTTAAACGAAATCATCACAAACATTATTGAAGAAAATCGTAACGCTTACCGAGCGCACCGTGCGAAAGTTGAAGAACGCGCATGTGAGTTGAATGCTGGATGGGTCAAGACCCGCTACGGTCGTGAAGGATTTGATAAAGTTGTTGCTCCTACCTGGGGTAAAGATGATCGTCCACATGCTCCTTTCGATGGGTACTTGTGGGAAAATGAATTAGGTGAAGTAGAAGCATATCACGCTGGTAGTTATCTTCCATATACCACTGAACTTGAGCAAATGGACAAGCCTGAGTACACAGGAGACCATGGCTGGTGGAAGCTTCGTTTGACTTTTGATATGTACTTAGAGCTTAAAGCTTTTGAGTATATCGAAATGAAAAAGCCTTATAAACTTTGGGACCTTGGTAAAACTCGAGTTGGTATGGTCGAAGTTCGTGCACACAAAACCATCCTGAAAGCTATTCAGGAGTTTTCTCAGAAGTGGTTTGATGATTATTATACCACACTAAATGCCGACAAAGGTGAAGCCCCTATGGGTAAATTGACAGTTAAAGGACGCGTTGTCTCTGTTAAAGATTGGATGGGTGATTACGGCCCTGTCTTTAAAATGACAGTTCGTTTAGAAAATGGTTCCACGGTTTATGGTTCTCTGCCAAAGGCAGTTCCTGCTGATTATCGTGGTGAAATCGAATTCAAAGCTACGTTTGAACATGCTAAAGATGATTCAACTCATTCTTTCTTCAAACGCCCTTCTTCAGTAACTATTGAAGAATAATTGCTTTAGGAAAGTCGTTGGTATAATGAATCAAGGACTTTCCAAAACATCCTATTTAATCCGGCGATAAAAGAACCTGGCTCTGCCAGAAGGTGAGAAAATGATTATTAAGACTGATAAAGAACTGCGCAAATACGTATTGAACACCCTCCGTGATATTCTCCGTGGTGACATGGCGAAATACATTAAAATTGAATATCCATTTGATGCTAATATGGATACGGTATTCCGTCCTGTGACTCCTACAGCTATGACATTTATTGGAGCTTCATTTGTCAATAAAGTGGCTGAAGATTTCCCTGTTATCCATCCGTTTAAAGCAAAAATCAAGTTCCATTCTATGAGCCTTAATGCAGAAGATTTTTACATTGCATTACGTCGTTCACGTGCTGCTGGCGCTATTAAAGCTCAAGCGAAATTAAAAGAAATGCCTTTAGAAGATATTACCAGTAGTGGTTATTATGTTCGAAACACTGGCACAGTTGATCATTCGATGAGTTTTGCTGCTAAGGTTCGAACTAATTTAGCACTGAAGCTTGATTGGGTTCTAACTCAAGGCGCTAAACTTCTTCCTGGTGACCTTCGTCAGAAGTACCATTATTCTCAAAATGGGAATCGACCTGGAAGCAAAATCACTTCAGTTACTTTAACAACAGTAGATAATGAAGTGATCCGTGTTCATATTCAAGCTCGTTCGCCAGTACTAGAGACTGATTTTAATTTGACTCGTATTCGTGACCGTTTTAAAGAACAACTGAATGCAGCATTTAATCAGATGGATTTCATTGCTGACGTTGAAATGAAAACTATCTCTTCTTCACAAGCTGAGTTTATTCTGCGTCCGAATCATAAGGCCAAAGGTCTTCATGTTAAAGAAAGTGTTTACGAGAATCTCCCTAAAACTAGCTATTTGGTGCCATTGACAAAAATGCAGACATTTGAACCGTTAGAAACCAAAATTGAGATTCATCATGCTAACCAGCTTCGTGATTCAATTCATGTGATTGATGCTCAATTAGAAGCAAATGGGGCAGAACGTATTGAAATTGAAAAACGTCTGCAAGCTCTTGCGAAGCAAGATGTTAATCTTATGACTCAACGTGATGTGCTTAAGAAAGCTATCGAGGTGTTAATTGGCTAGAACACAACAACTCATTGATAATCTCGAATCTTCTGGTGATGAAGAAGTATTTGAAATCGACTGGAAAGCTTGTATGGAAATGGTAGACAGGCGCGAAAACGCCTGTAAGCAAGTGTCTCCATGCCCAGAATGTGATAGTATGCAAGTACAATTGGTTGATTGGCGAACTGATGTATTAAAAATGAAATGTCGTCATTGTAAGCATAAATTTGAGAAGGAATTAAAATGAATATTGAAGTTAAAAAGATTTACGCTGAATCAGGCGATTGTGATTTAGGTTGTTGGAACTCAGCCGATGGCTATCTAGTTACTATTGACGGCGTAGAATACGATGACCTGCGCCCATATGCTTCATGCTGTAATAGTGATAGCTTTAACGAAGGCGATTTGCTTAACTTTATTATGAGTAAAGTAGGTCGTACTGATATTCATATTAATTTCGAGGATTAAAAATGATTAGCATGTCTTTAGATACACACGCTGTGCGCCAACTGTTCCCTGAAGGTACTGAAGCTCACGCTCAACTTCGTCGTTCAGTTATTCAAAACATCACTAAAGACCTGATTCTGAAAGATACTCGGAATCGTGTGTCTACTTTGATTCAAGAAGAAATCCAGAATCATCCTGTTGATTTGCCTTCTGTTAAAGAAGAAGTTAAAAACCAGATGGACAAATTGCTGAAAGATAAAGGTTGGTCTGGTATTGAGTCAACTCAATTAGTTCGTGAAAAAATTCGTGAAGAAGCAGAGAAAGTTGCATCTAATGCCATTCAGAACTTCCTTCATGACCAAACTCAACGAGCTAATAAAAAGCTTGAAGCACAAATCGACCGTGTTATCAAAATGAATGAGCATAAAATCGACGAACTGATTCGTGCTCGTATCAATAATGCATGGACTTCTATTCTTGACGAAGCTATTAAGGCTCGTATCAATCAGGTTTTTCCTGAGGTAAAAGATGCAAACTAAAACTTTAGCAGGAAATAACACACCTGAATTCATTAAGTGGATGTCTGAAAAAGCTATTGCTTTTGAAAAGGCTTCATTAGACCTCTTAATGGCTGCTTATGAAGATGGTGTCGATACAACTCATGTTAAAGATTATATGGGTTCTATTATGGAAATGAATCGTGTGATGATGGCCGCAGGCGTATTCCACCGTGTGAATGTAATGAAGTCTAAAGACATCAATTTACCTGAATCTGAGATGGTTGCCGTAGCTGCTCACGAAGTCTATAAAGAAACTTTAGCTCGTCTGGAGAAATTCCGTGGCAAAAGCGAAGCGTAAAGAATATCTAAACGTAGCCGAGCGTTTGATGCTTGAGCTACTAGTAAGTTATTATAAAGAATCTGGGGAATTCCCAAACTCCTCTCAAATTAAGCGTACTTGTACTATGGCTAGAAACGCTGCTTATGAAATGATTATGAGTGATGTCCATAGACGAGTTCAATCGCCTAAAGGTCTCTGGGATATCCAGAACCATCAAGATTTTAAAGCCGGATTGGCTGATACTATTAAGGAATTAGAACAAGATGTACACGATTTTTGGTTACGACGAAAGCATCCATAAATGCGTCCCATGTATCAATGCTAAACGTCTCCTGGCCGCAAAGAAAATTCCATATAAGTTTATCTCAGTTGTGAGTGGTAAAGGCCCTGACGGTCCTCTGTTTGACCCTGAAGTTATTTCTGAACTGTTGGTGCGACTGAATCGCCCTTCACAGTCTGGTCTGTCAATGCCACAAATCTTCGACCCAAAAGGTGCAGCAATTGGTGGATTCACAGAACTCAGAGAATACCTCAAATAAAAGACGCCGTCCTCGTGACGGCGTTCGCTTAAAACGTATCGAGAGTAAAATGACTCATCAACAGCTTCGTGAGTTTATCAATCATGCAGCTAAAGTTAACGATGTGATGCGAGGAAAGATTCATGGTTGAAGGTGTTTGTTTAGCTGCTTATATTATTATGGGTATTGGCTATACTAAAACGTTGACATCTCTTATTAAAGAGAATGATTTCGGTATGTGTGTTTTGTCGTTAGTCTTCTGGCCTTTATGGCTTGTAGTAGCTTCATTCTGGAACTTTAAAGATGATTAAAATCGATTTAGTTATAGTCGCTGGTGACCAGGTAGATTTAGAATCTACCTTCACTGACCACATGATTCAACGAGCAAAAGATAATCCTTCTTTTGCTTTTAATAATCAATGGGGCGAATCTAAAATCCTTCAAGGTAAAGAACTTCATACAATCCAATGGTCTTATGTAGGGATTGAAGAAGAATATGATGTAAACGATAATGTTGTAGGACATCGTTGGGAATATGGTGAACCTGATTTCCAGGTAGACTGTAGTTGGTGTGATGATAAAAACTATCAAGGTGAATAAATGATTGTTACAGATAAAGAAGTACTCATTAAACTTGACGAACTAGAACGCCTTCAAAAGATTGAAGAACTGCTGTGGGAAGTGGAATGTGCTTTACCATCAGGTCTTGAGTCATGGATTGATGACGAAGAGCTTCAAAAGCTTCGAGGTTAAATGAACGACTATCGTGGTTCTCTTTTAAATGTTGGTGACACAGTCGCCATTTATTATGGGTATGGTTCGCTTGAAACAGGCGTAATCATGAAAATTAAAAATCATAAAGCAATTGTCGAAGTCACTTATACTAACGGACATAAGGTCATGAGTAAGTGGAAATACGGCCATTGTATGGTAAAACTAAATGACTAATGTAGAAATTCTGAACGAAATCTTAGATGACCATAATGGGCGTTCTGAGTATTACGATTTTGAAGATTCTGATTATTTGGACGTAGACGAAGCAGAAGAGTGGACTCAGAACCACAAGTACCAATACAGACAAGTTGTTTATTGGTCTACAAAGCATAATGTGCATGTAGCCGTAAATGAGACCCGATCTGGTTCATATCATAGCGATTGGTACTACAGTGAACCAGAAGTAAGCTTGGTCGAAAAACGCCAGCGAGAAGTGACAAAGACCATAACAGAATGGATTACGCTTTAAAACCATGGTATGCGGCGCGGTGGGAAACTGTCGAGCCAGAGGAGAACTTTGCTGAAGAAAACCCAGTATATGATGACCCTAGTGAAAATGAACTTTTAGATTATGAGGATCGCTATGGAACTCCGCACTTTGATTGGCAAACAATTTAAAGTAGTAAAAGAAGACCCGGAACTTATCACTCAGTTCCCTGAACTTGTTAAGGGATTCAAATTTCAAGTTATCAGCGATGACAAAGAAAATCGTGGATGTTCTGATGCTATCACAGGTGTCATTTGCTTAAAGACTGGTAAATTTATCACAATCAAAGATAATCCTAACAGTTGGTTCTGGTGCTTTTGGTTCAATGAATCAATTGATACAGAACTTGAAGAAATCGGTTCGGGCGATCCTATTGCAGCACGTAATGAAATTAAGCTGAATCATTTCGGTGGTAGAATCGTTCCTCTTACTCTTGCTCTAAGTTCTTTTGCAGCACAAGAGAATTGTGACTCTGAAGAGTATGATACTATGCAGAAAGCTGCAGAATACATCACTTACTTAGAAGGTATCGTAAATGAACGGAAGTAAAATTCTTGTAACACCAGTCTTCAATACATATACTGCTCGTAAAAGACTTGAAGCCTCATATAACTTGTTAAACAAGTATATCGAGCCTGGTGATGAACTAACTATTATTGCTGGACGTTTTGAAGACGTGCCTGGTGGGGCTTATTTTGGTGCACAGCGTGTTCTAATTGATAAGCTCAATATCATTATTGACGTCAAAGACGTAGAAGAACGTTGGGCGCTGTTCACTGATTCTCATATTGATGGCTGTTCTAAATGTGAAGACCCAATCTTTCTTTTGATTAAGTAACATAAATAAGTTCATCTTATATTGAGGTGAACTTATGTTATTAACTGGCAAACTGTACAAAGAACAAAAACAAAACTTTTATGATGCACAACATGGTAGATGTCTTCTCTGCAAAAGAGAACTTTCTTCAGATGTTCAATCTAATCATCTTGACCACGACCACGATTTAAATGGACCAAAAGCCGGTAAGGTTCGTGGGTTGTTGTGTAATCTGTGTAACGCTGCAGAAGGTCAAATGAAGCATAAGTTCAACCGCTCTGGTTTGAAAGGTCAAGATGTTGACTACCTCGAGTGGCTTGAGAGTTTGCTGACCTATCTGAAAGCCGATTATTCTAAAAATAATATCCATCCAAATTATGTTACTGATAAAACCAAATGGTTTTCAAGATTAGGCAAAGATGAAATGATTGCTGAAATGAAAGCCCAAGGCTTCATCTTCAAAGAGTCTGATTCTAAGGCTACCTTGGTAAAAGAATACAAGAAACAATTTAGGAAAAGCATTAAATGACAATTGAAAAAGATATTCTCTCGGTCATTAATAAGTCTAATAAAGACCTTCTTAATGAAAATGCGAATAAAGACGGCAACGTTTTTCCTACGCAACGAGATTTAATGGCTGGTATTGCTTCAAAGCATATTGCTAAAAGTGTTCTGCCTAAAAACGTTTTATCTGCACATGAGCAGGGCTTAATTCATTTTCATGATATGGATTATAGCCCTGCTCTTCCGTTTACTAACTGTTGTCTTGTTGATTTAAAAGGCATGTTAGAGAATGGATTCAAACTTGGTAATGCCCAAATTGAAAAACCTAAATCAATTGGTGTAGCAACTGCTATTATGGCTCAAATTACAGCTCAAGTTGCATCTCATCAATATGGTGGGACTACTTTCGCTAATGTAGATAAAGTTCTTGCTCCTTATGTCGAAGCCACGTATAAAAAACACCTCAGTGATGCTCGTAAATACGACATCTATGGATGTGTTCCATATGCATTCGATAAAACCGAAAAAGATGTGTTCGATGCTTTTCAAGCATACGAATATGAAGTAAACACATTGTTTAGTTCAAATGGTCAGACTCCTTTTGTTACAGTTACATTTGGTACAGGTACATCTTGGCCTGAAGTGTTAATCCAAAAAGCTATTCTTAAAAATAGAATCCGTGGATTAGGACGAGACGGAATTACTCCAGTTTTCCCTAAACTTGTTATGTTTATTGAAGATGGGGTTAATCTTAAGCCTGAAGACCCTAACTATGAAATTAAGCAACTTGCGCTAGAATGTAGTGCAAAACGTATGTACCCAGACATCATCTCAGTAAAGAATAATAAGAAAATCACTGGTTCATCTGTTCCAGTTTCTCCCATGGGTTGTCGCAGTTTTCTTTCAGTCCATAAAGAAGAAGGCAAAGAAATCCTTGATGGGCGTAATAATCTAGGTGTAGTAACGTTGAATTTACCACGTATTGCTCTTGATGTAATCAAAGAAGAAGGGCATATGGATTCAGTTAAATTCATGTATCGTTTAGATGATATGCTTAAAATCTGTCATGATGCTTTGATTTCGCGTATTAAATCATTAGAAGAAACCACCGCATCAGTAGCTCCAATCTTATATCAAGAAGGCGCTTTTGGTGTTCGTTTAAAACCTACTGATAAAATCATTGATATCTTTAAAAATGGCCGATCATCTATTTCATTAGGGTATATCGGTATTCATGAACTAGAACTTTTGACTTATGAAGGCTTTGGTAAAACAACTCTTGATGTAATAAATGACTACCTGAATCTTTGGTCTAAAGAAACAGGATACGCATTTAGCCTTTATTCTACACCCGCAGAGAATCTTTGTTATCGATTCTGTAAGATTGATACAAAAATTCATGGGCTCGTACCAGGCGTCACTGACAAAGGATGGTACACTAATAGTTTCCACGTTTCAGTAGAAGAAAAGATTTCTCCTTTCGAGAAGATTGACCGTGAAGCAAAATATCATTATATTGCTAAAGGTGGTCATATTAGTTATGTCGAACTGCCTAATATGAAAGATAATCTTAAGGGCTTAGAAGCTGTTTGGGATTATGCTATTGAGAAGCTAGATTATTTTGGTGTCAATATGCCTGTTGATAAATGCTTCACATGCGGTAGTCATGACGAGATGAAACCCACTGAAGAAGGATTCGTCTGTCGATACTGTGGGGAGAAAGACCCTTCTAAAATGAATACTGTCAGACGCACATGTGGTTATCTAGGCAATCCATCAGTTCGAGGCTTCAACGTAGGTAAGAACAAAGAAATGGTGAACCGTACAAAACATGAACTACGATAGAATCTATCCTTGCGATTTTATAAATGGTCCTGGTTGCAGGGTCGTTCTTTTCGTTACTGGATGTTCGCATAAATGCGAAGGATGTTATAATAAAAGTACATGGAATCCACGCAACGGGACAGAGTTCACCGGAGAAACTATTGAAGAAATCAGAGAGCTTTTAAGCAAAGATTATATTCAAGGAATCACTCTTACCGGTGGAGACCCACTCTATCCAGATAATAGAGAGACTATAGAATCACTTCTAAAATGCTTACATACCAGTCATCCTCATAAAGATGTTTGGATGTGGACTGGCTATAAATTTGAAGACATAAAACATCTTGAATTGCTTCAAAATGTAGATGTTATTATTGACGGAAAATACGAACAATCACTGTCAACTCAAAAGGCTTGGCGTGGTAGTGATAATCAACGTTTGTGGGTAAACCACAAAGGTAACTGGACTGAGGAAATTTAAATGCGCTTTATCCACGAATTAATTGAATCCATCTCTGAAATCCAACACGACTTAGTTGTGTCTCTTGGTGAAGAGTTCCCTGTGATGTACACTTTTGTTTTCTTCTTGGCTTACTAAGGTAAATAATGAAAAAGTTCTTTGATAAAATTCGTACTGGTATCTCTTTGACCCTCTTGGCTATTGCTCTTCTGTCAGGGGTTATTTGTCTTATTCCTATTGGTCTTGTTATTATGCTGGCTGGCTTGATTAGTCCATCTGAAAGCAAAACAATATCTAAAGAAAGAGTCGAAGCTCTGACTAAAAAGATTGAAGATGCTACAAAAAACTTTGACAAAACTGGTAAATTTGAAATCAAAATCGAAGGTTAATATGAAACGCATAGAAGAATATGTAATCTTGAAATGGGCTGGCTGGGACGAACTGGATGACGGTATGCAGTTCGAAAATTGCAAGCTGAATCCAGATTTCTTTACTCCAGAACAGATGCAAGAATTTGAAGAAGCTTTGGAAGCCGAAGATACTAATGACATCACTGTCTCTATTCAATGGGCTGAATCTGGTTCTGTTATTGGTGTTTATATTGGCGAACAATACTGGGATTTCCAGTATGGGTTGGTGAACCTTGGCCGAATTGAAAGTTGAAATCTACGGCATCCCTGAAACAGTCTGGCGTTGTCCAGGCTGTATCACTGCTACTAAGCTCTTAAAAGAACTTGATATCCCTTTCACCTTTTATCCTGTTGTGTGTGAGACGGAGGAAGGGATAGTTCATGATAGACCTCTTATTGTTACATTAGCCCGCAGAGCAGGGTTCCCTACGCTCTCTATACGCTATCCTGTCATATTTGTCAATGACCAAAAGATGTATAACATCAAGTACTTCAAAGACAAACTCATTGAACTCGGCTATGACCGAGACATCATCGAAGACTAATCTTAAAAGGGTGTTTACAAGCACCCTATTCCATGATACTATGGCTCCTACCAACTACAGGAGAACAAACATGGTAATCGTATCTAAAACCAAGAAAACTGAATTATCTATCTTGATTCGCTCTGAATCTCGTGGACAAGAACAATTACGTATTGAAATCGACGACACTGAAATTGTTTTAAGAGCTCGTTCTTGTATGACTGGAGTTTGTGCTGTACAAGCTCACATGTATCCACAACGTGTAGCAAACGCGTGTAAAGCTCTGATTCCAGATGTTTTCTCTTCTGAGCTAGATATTTTGGTTCGTGAAATTCTTAAACATTTGATGTAATTTGCTATAGGCATCTATGATAAGATGTCTATGTCAAAAACAATCAATGAGGAAAATACTATGTCCCAAGCTATTAAAAACGTTCTGAACTCTTTCGTATTCCCTAAAGTGGACGTTATGGCTGCAGACCTGTTTAAGAAAGACACTGTTACTCCTAAACTCCTTGATGCTTGGGAAATCGAACTACACGGTACCATGAAAGAGAACGACCAGAAAATTGGTAAGGCTCGTATTCGTGAACTTGTTGTAGGTTATATTCTGTCTGAGTTTGGTACTCCTGCCTTTGGTGTTGGCGAATATAATCCTACTAAAGGCGAAATTTCTGATAAGACTATCCGTCGCATGAAGAACCAGCGTAAGAAAGGTTTCTGCGATCTCAAAATTGTTAAGAATGCAAAATAAGGTATCTCATGACTAAACAAGAAATCGCAGACTTGCAATTAGCCGGTCTGTTAGTTAAAGAACTTGAAGACGGACGAGTTCTAGTCGAAGGAACTTCTCCTGCTGGGCTTGATTATCTTCTCGAAGAAGATTTCGGAATCTGGTGGGTATATGAAGCAACTGCAAATGGTGACTATACTTCAGTTGATGCCTTCGGTCTTTTTGATGATGCGTATGAATGCGCTAAGAAGCTTTCGTAATGGAAATTAATCAAATTTCTATGGTTGTCACTGGTGTTGGCACATTTACAGTAGATAACTATATGGGTGTTTGGTTCGATGATGAAGAAGGTGTGTACTGGGAAACCCATGCTTCAATGTTGAACATCAAACAATATCCGAGTCTTTACGATAATTTTAAAGAAATCGCTAAAGAAGAAGGTACCGAATACAATCTTTCTTTTAAAGAGTTCTGTAAGATTCTTGAAAAAGTGTTTCAGATGTATCAAGTTATTAAAGGTTAATGCTTTAAATTGCTTCCGCCTTTGAATGATATAATAGATATTAATATTGAGTGACGGAAGAAATAAATGGCAAACTATGTAAATAATAAAGAGCTTTATCAAGAAATTTGTCGATGGAAAAAGAAATGTGCTGAAAACCCAGACAAACTTATTCCAATGACTAATGAAATTGGTTTAGCTATCATGCTTATTTCAGAAGGGCTTTCAAAACGTTTTAACTTCTCTGGATATACCCAATCCTGGAAGCAAGAAATGATTGAGGACGGTATTGAGGCCGCAATTAAAGGTCTTAAAAACTTCGATGAAAATAAGTATAACAACCCACATGCGTACATAACCCAGGCTTGTTTTAATGCATTCGTTCAGCGTATCAAAAAAGAACGCAGAGAAGTTGCAAAGAAATACAGCTATTTCGTTCACAATGTTTACGACAGTCGTGACGATGATATGGTTGCGTTAGCAGATGAAACCTTTATTCAGGACATCTATGATAAAATGACGCAGTACGAATCATCTCTAGTTAAAGTACCAGGGTCTGATACAAAGGTCTTAAATCTAGAAGATGATAATGCATTGGATTTTTTGTATGAGGCTCAAACTTAACCTCAATGGGTTCCTAGAAGAAGTAGGCGACCAAAACGCTATTCCTTATTTGCTTAAAATGTATTTACGGGATATCGAGAAGTTGCCTATTATTATTGACCCCAAGAATCCTGGTTTTGAAGAGATAACAACCGAATCGGGAGTTCTTTCTTACGAATACCAGGTTACGGACGAAGGTTTCTTCGTTGAATTAAATTACAAACCGGAATAATTATGACTCCAGAATATCAGAATGGCCTGGCGCCAGGTGAAGCATTTCGTCAAGAACTTGAACAAGATGACGAATATCAAGAAGAAATTGCACGCATGCAAGAAGCAGCTCGTGTAGAAGCTATTGCTAAAGCGCAAAAGATTTATCGTAAGAACAAACGTGAACTTGACCGTCTGAACCACCATGCTCAGACTGCTGTTCTGGAAAATAATTTCGAGGCGTACAAATACGCGATTGAAAAATCTCGTACTATTTTACGTCAACCGTTTACAGACGAGATTATTCTTACTGGTTGGAACACCACTCGTCGTCAGATTTGGGAAATCATTAATGATCATTCAAAAGGCGTTTAAACGTATTAAAGTGAACGCAGGGTTCACTTTATCTGTGGCTGATGGTGTTATGGCTGTTAAGGTCTCTGAGACCCACTATCGTGTTCTAGGCACAACTGTCGCTCCGGTTAAAGCCAACCGTAAAGAACTGATGTGGGTAGATAGTGCACAGGTGAAACCATGGTACAAGTGGTAATTGCTAAATCAGATTTTGTTAATCGTGATGGTGTTGTCTATTCTAAAGAGGCCTTGGAAAAGGCCGCTGAGAATTATCATCGTACAGAAAAAGGAAAACGTGTGATTACTGAAATCATTGTCAAATCAGCCGAAGATGTGGATGTTTTTGATGAATATGACGGTTTCTAACCAATGGCGTAATGTGAATGATTGGCCTGAAGGATTCTATTACGGTAAGTGTTGCACTTGCTCTAAATCTTATACAGGTCCGAAACGTTCTATTCGATGTTATAAGTGTGAGACTCAAGTTAAAGAGTCTCCATCTGACTTTGAAGCCATTCGTAAAACAAAAAGAACAATGATGAAGAAATTTGAAGAAGCTCGTAAAGTAGCTGAAGCAAATGGATATATCTTAGTTAAAAAAATCTAAAGGGCTTCGGCCCTTTTTTGCTATCTATACAGGAGAATATAATGAACCTATTGAGGAGAACATTATGATATTGTTTTTAGGATGGGTCGTATTATTCATGGCCTTCTATACATTCACACGAGCTTGTTGGATAGGGTTCTTTTCTACTCCTGACGGGTTCATCTCATTAATCTTATTTTGTATTGCGATGACGGCGCTTGATATATGAAAATTATCCACTCTGGGGATTGGCACTTAGGTGTAAAAGCAGATGACCCTTGGGTCCAAGAAATCCAATTGAAAGGTATCAGAGACCATATTGCTTATGCTAAAAAGCATGACATTAAAAATATTATTCAATATGGCGACATCTTCGACGTTCGTAAAGCAATCACCCATAAATGTATGGAGTTTGCTCGTCTGATTGCAACAGAATTAGAAGAAGCTGGTATTCATCTAGTTACTATCGTGGGAAATCACGATATGCACTACAAGAACACTCTAACTCCTAATGCGGCAACAGAAGTTCTTGGTAAGTACAAAAATATTACTGTAATAGAAAAACCTGTTACAATGGATTTCGACGGGACTTTGATTGACTTGATTCCATGGATGTGTGATGAAAACACAACCGAAATTTTAGAGCATATTAGAACATCATCGGCTGAATATTGTGTTGGACACTGGGAACTCAATGGCTTTTATTTTTATAAAGGTATGAAATCTCATGGCCTTGAACCTGATTTCTTGAAGAAGTATAAGCAAGTTTGGTCTGGGCATTTCCATACTATCAGTGAAGCCGCTAACGTGAAGTACATCGGTACTCCATGGACACTAACTGCTGGCGATGAAAACGATCCACGTGGTTTCTGGGTACAAGACACTAAGAAAGGAAGTTTTGATTTTATTCCTAATGCTGTAACTTGGCACCGTAAAGTGTTTTATCCTAATGATACTATTCAAGTTGATGATTTCAAAAACTTAGCAGTCCGTGTTATTGTTGAAAAGGTTGACAAAGACCTTACAAAGTTTGAGTCTGAACTTGAAAAGGTAGTTCATTCTCTTCGTGTTGTGTCTAAGGTGGATAACACTGTAGAATCAGACGGTGAAGAAGAAATCGAAGTTAAAAGTTTGCTTGAACTAATGGAAGAGTATATTGAAGCTCTGCCTGATGCATCTAAAGAAGATATTAAATCTTTGAAAGCATTATCTAAGCAACTTTATGTTGAGGTACAGAATCAGTGAAGACTTTTAAACTCAAAAAAGTCAAGTACAAGAATATTATGTCGGTGGGCCAACAACCTATCGAAATTGAACTTGATAAAGTACAAAAGACTCTTATCACAGGTAAGAACGGTGGTGGTAAGAGTACGATGCTTGAAGCAATCACGTTTGCTTTATTTGGTAAACCTTTCCGTGATATTAAGAAAGGGCAATTAGTAAACAGCTCTAATAAAAAAGAATTATTGGTAGAACTGTGGATGGAATTCGACGGTCATCAGTTCTACATCAAACGTGGACAAAAGCCTAATGTCTTTGAAATTGAACGAGATGGTGCAAAGCTTGACGAGTCCGCGAGTGCAAGAGATTTCCAAGAGCAATTCGAAAAGCTCATCGGAATGTCATATTCATCATTTAAACAAATTGTCGTACTTGGAACAGCAGGATATACTCCGTTCATGGGCTTATCAACACCTGCCAGGCGCAAGCTCGTTGAAGATTTGCTCGAAGTGTCTATGCTGGCTGAAATGGACAAACTGAATAAATCTGCTATCAGAGAAGTGAACAGTCAAGTCTCTGTTCTTGACACTCGACATGACGGTCTAGTGCAACAAGTAAAAATCTATCAAGATAACGTAGAGCGTCAAAAGAAATTGTCTGGAGATAATGTTGCTCGTCTTCAGACGATGTATGACGAACTAGCTAAAGAAGCTAGAGGGTATAAGGTCGAAATTGAAGCAGCAACAGAGCGTTTGACTTCTATCGTATTAGACGAAGACCCTTCTGAAGCATTTAATAAGATAAGTCAAGAAGTAGTTCTCATTGATTCTAAAATCAGTGGGTATAACAGAGTTCTTGGTCTTTACGAGAAAGGTGGGCATTGTCCTACTTGTATGCAAGACTTACATTCTAGTGGTCCTATTATCACTAAGATAAATGACCAAATCCATGAATGTAATCGTACCTCCGAGAATTTAATCGCCCATAGAGACAACCTCAGGCTCTTAGTTGATGAACATAAGGCTAATGTTTCAACTCAGCAGAAGTTAGCTCAAGATATTCGTTCATCTAAAGCCGCTATGGTTTCTACCGTAGAGAAAGCAAAGAAAGTTAAAGCTGCTATTGAACAGGCTTCGGCTGAGTTTATTGACCATGCTGATGAAATTGCTAAGCTTCAAAAAGAACTTGATAAAATTGTCAAAGCTAAAACATCTTTAGTAATGGAAAAATATCATCGTGGTATCATTACTGAGATGCTGAAAGATTCTGGTATTAAAGGTGCAATAATTAAAAAGTATATTCCGCTGTTCAATAAACAGATTAATATGTACTTGAAAATTATGGAAGCCGATTACGTCTTTACTCTTGATGAAGAGTTCAACGAAACGATTAAATCTCGTGGTCGTGAAGACTTTAGTTATGCTTCATTTAGTCAAGGCGAAAAAGCACGTATCGATATCGCTCTTCTGTTTACTTGGCGTGATATTGCTTCTCGTGTTTCAGGTGTTAATATATCTACCTTGATTTTGGATGAGGTTTTTGATTCTGCTACAGATGTTGATGGTGTAAAATCTATCTCTACTATTTTGAATAGTTTGCAGAATACAAACGTGTTTATTATCAGTCATCGTGACCATGACCCACAAGCTTATGGCCAACACCTCCAGATGATGAAGGTAGGTCGCTTTACGGTGATGCAATAATGATAGAAAATCAACATTTAATATGTGCGCCTGAAATCAGGCGCTACAAATTAGTTTCACTTGTTTCTGACTTAGAGATAATGGTTACTGATTCGATGTTAAAGGAAGGATTCAAAGATAACCCTTCCGAGTTACAAAAAATATACTCAGGACGTTCACTCGCCTGGTTCCTTGAAGAAGTATTTGAATAAGAGATATTATGATGACTATTACTGTTAAAGACATTCAGCCTAAAAACGTACGTACTGATTCTAACCCAAACAACGATAACAAAATCCGTCGTTCCTGGGTCCTGCAGATGCCTGAAGAAATTCAAGCACGTATTAAAGACAAGCTGAAAGTTGCTGAAGTGCGTTGGGCTTATTATGCCGGTATCGATGAAGCTGTTAGTACTAAATGGGTTGAAATCATGCGTAAGTATTACGAAGATTCAATTGCAGCAGGTGCTAAACTAGTAGCTGACCCTTATGGCCCAGATCGTCTTGAAGATGAATTCTGTGTTGATGCAGACGAACATTTAATTGAAGCTGCATTTATTGTCGTGAATGAAGTCATCTCTGAAATGGCTTAATAATTTTTATTGTATAATTAAACTTCTTCTTAATAAGGTATTGAAATGAAACTGAGCAAAGACACACTGAATATTCTGAAAAACTTTTCCACTATTAACTCAGGTATCATGTTGAAAAAAGGTAATTTCATCATGACTCGTTCTGTTATTGGTGCTGTTTACGGTGAATCTACAATCTCTGATGAGATTGATATCGAAGCAGCAATTTACGACTTACCAGGTTTTCTAAGTATTCTTGGTCTTGTAGGTGAAGATGCAGAAATTTCTGTATCTAAAGACCAAACAACTATTGTTATTAAAGACCAGCGTTCTACAATTCATTGGCCAATTGCTGATGCAAGTACAATTGCTTTCCCAAGTAAGCCTATTCCATTCCCAGTCGCTAAAGTTATCTTTGAACTGAAAGGTGAAGACCTTCAGCAGTTGATGCGTGTATCACGTGGTCTGCAAATTGATACTCTGGCTATCACTAATGTTGACGGTCATATTGAAATCCGTGGTTATAATGCGGTAGCTGATTCTGCTCTGACTAATGTTCTGTATACACTAGCTCTTGGTGAATATAATGGAACTAACAATTTCAACTTTGTTATCAACATGACTAATATGAAAATGATTCCAGCTGATTACAAAGTAATGCTATGGGCTCAAGATAAGAAATTTGCATCAAAATTCGAAGGTGCTCAATCTTCTTATGTTATCGCGATGGAAGCAACTTCTACTCACGATTTCTAAGTTATAATGAATTACCCGGTCTTCGGACCGGTTTCTTAATCTGAAATGAGGAAATTATGTCTGATATTAAATTGTCTGTAAATAAAAATGAGTTTATGTTCGAGCAGAAATATCGTCCAACAACGATTGATGAATGTATTCTCCCACAACATGATTATGAAGTCTTTAAAGCTATTGTAGCTAAAGGCACAATCCCTCATATGATTCTCCAGAGTAATTCTCCAGGCACAGGTAAAACCACTGTAGCACGAGCATTATGCAATGACATTAATGCTGATATGCTGTTTGTTAATGGTTCTGATTGTCGTATTGACTTTGTTCGTGGTGAGTTAACTCGTTTCGCTTCTTCTCTTTCGATTGAAGGCCGACGTAAAGTTATCGTTATTGATGAATTTGACCGTAATGGTCTTGCTGAATCTCAACGACACTTGCGTTCATTTATGGAAGCATATTCTTCCAACTGTTCAATCATTATCACTGCAAACAACCTTGAAGGTATTATTGCACCACTTCGTTCTCGTTGTGATGTAATCAAGTTTGGTGAACCTCGTCCAGAAGATGAACAACGTATGCAACGTCAAATGCTGCAGCGTTTAATTGCAATCTGTAAGAACGAAGATATCAAAGTTGAAGACCCTAAAGTTCTGGCTGCATTAGTTAAGAAAAACTTCCCAGAATTTCGTAAAACGATTAATCAGCTTGACCATTATTCTAAGAAAGGTGTAATCGATGCAGGTATCTTATCTGTAGTTATGAATACACAAGGTTCAATCGATGATGTTGTTCAAGCTCTTAAATCTAAAGATGTCAAAACTTTGCGTTCGCTGGCTCCTAAGTACTCAAATGACTTCAGCAACTTCATTGAACGTTTGTTGTCTGAAATGTACACTAAAGTGACGCCACAATCGATTATCCGAATGTACGAAATTGTCGGTGAGAGCAATCAGTATTTTGGTATTGCAGCTAATATCGAAATTCATCTTACTTATATGTTCATCCAACTAGTGGTGGAAATGCAATGGCTTTAAGTCTCTTTGATGAAGATGTTCAATTAAACGAACATGAAATCGCGTGGAAAGGAAAGGACTGGAACCAAGTCCAATCTTTAAGTGATTCATTCAAAGAGAAAGCCGAGAATGAAATGTTCTCACTCCTTAATGATATTACTTTCGGTAAACGCGAACGTTATCTAGGCCAATCCGAGAACTATAGCAAGTTCTGGGTTGACACATCATTAAGTCAACATGTTGATTGTATGATTGCAGTTAATGCTATGAATTTAGTAGGTTCAGGCTTAAGTGACCAAGCCCATTTTAACTATTATCTTCATTCAATACCTAAAGGTAAAAGATTCGGTAAGTGGGCCAAATTTGAAGATAATTCATCTGACAAATTTGTTATCCACTTATTGATGAAATACCATACAATTAATGCTGATGATGCTCGGATGTATCTCGATACTTATAAAGCAAAAGGTCATCTTGCTTCTCTGTTAAAGAAAATGAAAGGGTTGGTTACTGATGAATTTGTGAAAACAGTGACTAAAAACGTGAAAGAACAAAAACAATTTAAAAAACTAGCATTGGAATGGTAAAATGATTGAAATTACATTGAAACAACCTGAAGATTTTCTGAAAGTAAAAGAAACCTTGACTCGTATGGGTATTGCTAATAACAAAGATAAGGTATTATATCAGAGTTGTCATATCCTTCAGAAACAAGGACATTATTATATTGTTCACTTCAAAGAAATGTTGAAGATGGACGGACGTCAGGTTAATATTGACCTTGAAGATACTATTCGACGTGATTCGATTGCTCAACTTCTGGAACAATGGGGTCTTTTGACTCTTAATAAAGGCCAGACAGTAGCGGTCATGCAGAACAATTTTAGAGTTATTTCTTTCAAGCAGAAAGATGAATGGACTTTGAAATCTAAGTATACTATTGGTGCTTAATAAGTAGGGAGTTCGCTCCCTATCTTTCGGGGTATAATGAAGAGACCAATTACTCGGTCGTTAAACTAAGGAAATCAAATGCAAGAATTTTATCTGACTATTGAACAAGTCGGTGATACTCTATATGAACGTTATATCGATTCTTCCGGTAAAGAGCGTTCTCGTGAAGTGAAGTACGAACCTAATCTTTTTATGCATGGTCAACAAGGACAAGCTTCGAAATACGAAGATATCTATGGTAAAGGTTGTGTTAAGAAGTCATTTCCTAATATGCGAGATGCAAATAACTGGATTCGTCGTATGGAAGATATGGGTCTTGAAGCAATGGGTATGGATGACTTTAAGTTAGCCTATCTGTCTGACACTTATCCGAATGAAATCCATTATGACGATCGTTTGATTCGTGCGGCTAACTGTGACATCGAAGTAACAGCTCCTGAGTTCCCAGACCCATCTCAGGCACTTTATCCAATTGATGCCATTACACACTATGACTCAATTGACGATCGTTTCTATGTGTTCGACCTGTTGAATTCTCCATATGGTTCTGTTACTCATTGGGACCCTGTTTTAGCTGGCAAATCTGAAGCTGAAGGTGGCGATGCAGTACCACAACGAATTCTTGACCGAATTGTGTACATCCCGTGTGAAAATGAAGAAGAACTTCTGCTTCAATATTTGAATCTTTGGACTGAAAAGACTCCAGTTATTTTCACTGGTTGGAACACCGAATCATTTGATATTCCTTATATCTACAACCGTATTAAAAACGTATTTGGTGAAAAGACTGCAAACCGTCTGTCTCCTCATCGTCGTACTAAGTCTAAAATTATTCAGAACATGTACGGTGAACGAGAAGTAATTCAGATTTACGGTATCAGCCATCTGGACTATATCGAGCTGTATAAGAAATTTAGTTTCACGAACCAACCATCTTATTCTCTAGACTATGTCGCTGAATATGAACTTGGTGAAGGTAAACTGCCTTATGACGGCCCGATTAACAAACTTCGTGAAACAAATCACCAACGATATATTTCTTATAACATTATCGACGTTGAACGTGTACAACGAATCGACCAGAAACGGCAGTTCATTAACTTGAGTCTGTCAATGGGTTATTATGCTAAAATGCAGATTCAATCTGTGTTTAGTCCTATTAAGACTTGGGACGCAATTATTTTTAACTCGCTTAAGAGTAAGAAAAAAGTAATCCCACAGTGCCGTTCTCATGTTAAACAAAGTTATCCTGGTGCTTACGTTAAAGAACCTGTTCCGAATAGCTACAAATACGTTATGTCTTGTGACTTGACATCTCTGTACCCAAGCATCATTCGACAGGTTAACATTAGTCCTGAAACATTGGCTGGTCAGTTCCAACTTCATCCGATTCATGATTACATCAATAAAGTTGCTCCTCGTCCGAGTGATGAATATTCTTGTTCTCCAAATGGTTGGATGTACGATAAGTCTTACCAAGGTGTTATCCCAGAAGAAATCACTAAAGTATTCTATCAGCGTAAAGAACACAAAGGCTATATGCTTGGTGCTCAACGTAATATGGAATTGATTAAAGAAGCTCTTCATCATGATACGTTCGGTTCTGGTGGCGTTCCTGATGTCGATGTTCGTAATGACTTTGATGATGAAACCAAAGCTCTTTTGTCAACTATGTCTAAAGAAGCTTTAAAACAATTCTTAGACAAATGCGACCGTGCAAGTATTGCAGGTAATACAGCACAGATTAACCGCAAGTTGCTTATCAACTCTCTTTATGGTGCACTTGGTAACGTATGGTTCCGTTATTATGATTTGAGAAACGCCTCAGCAATCACGCTGTTTGGTCAGATGGCTATTCAATGGATTGAACGTAAAATCAACGAGTATATGAACAAAGTGGTTGGATTAGAAGACCACAAGTTTGTTATCGCTGGTGATACAGACTCTGTTTATATTTGTGTAGATAAGTTGATTGATAAAGTAGGCGAAGATAAATTCCGTGATACAAACCATCTTGTCGATTTCTTAGACAAATTTGGTAAAGAAAAACTAGAACCTGCGATTGATTCAGGTTTCCGTGAAATGTGCGAATATATGAACAACAGAGAACATTTGATGTTCATGGACCGAGAAGCCATTTCTGGTCCCCCACTTGGTTCTAAAGGTCTTGGTGGTTTCTGGACAGCGAAGAAACGTTATGCACTGAACGTGTGGGACATGGAAGGTACCCGATATGCTGAACCTAAACTCAAAATCATGGGTCTAGAAACTCAGAAATCTTCTACTCCTAAAGCATGTCAGAAGGCATTGAAAGAATGTATCAGACGTATGCTTCAAGAAGGTGAAGAATCACTTCAGACATACTTTAAAGAATTCGAACATGAATTCAAACAGCAAGACTATAAAACGATTGCTGCTGTATCGTCTGCAAACAACATCATGAAGTACGATGTTGGTGGTTATCCAGGTCCGAAATGCCCATACCATATTCGTGGAATTCTGACTTATAACCGAGCAACCAAAGGTATGCCTAACGTTACTGCTATCACTGAAGGTGAAAAGGTTATGGTTCTTCCATTGCGTGAACAGAACCCGTTTGGTGATACATGTATTAGTTGGCCGTCTGGTTCTGAAATCACACCAGAGATTCGTTCTGAAGTTCTGAAGTGGATTGACTATCCTGCTTTGTTCAACAAAACGTTTGTTAAACCTTTGACATCGTTTACAGAAGCGGCTAAGATTGATTACGAGAAAAAAGCATCTTTGTTTGACATGTTTGATTTCTAAGTTTACAATACCACAAGGATGTGGTATATTAGATAAAATTCTGAGGAACATATTATGAAAATGAAACTTGCTATCATTGCTTTAACTTTTGGACTTACTGGTTGTGCTGGGATGAATCATCCTTACGTCGGTAACTTAGTTTATAAAGGTGGGACTGGACTAGTCTATCAGAGGGTCTCAAACCAGTGTGGTGGTAATTGTGACAAATATGCTACCATGAAAGTAGAACGTGTAGAATTTCCTGGCGAACGTGAAGCTTTAGAACGTACTATTAAAGCCGAAAAACGGTCAGCCATTGCTCGTAAGTGTCAGCAATTCTTAGACCTTGAATTAGCTAAAGTAGAAAGTAAGTATTATTCTTCTATTGAATCTGGCGACTTCAAGACAGCTGAAAAGTACAAAGCCAAATATCAAAAAGTTGGTGATAAGTACTATTCAATTATTAACCAATGTGTGGAAGAAAATATCAAATGACTTCAATCGACCGTGCTAAAACAGCTCTTGTCTTGCAAGCACAAGCCTTAGATAAGTTGTCTTCTATTATCAACAATGGAAGCTCTCATTATCTTCGAATCCTGCAATGCTTGCGACGCCCAGGACTATCCAATTATGAGAGTCGTATAATCATAACAGGCGTAGGTAAAAACGCTAACATCGCCACTAAGGCTTCAGAAACAATGGCCTCATTGGGTATTCCTAGCCTGTATCTGAACACTGGGCATTATTCTCATGGTGACGCAGGCTTCATTGGCCCTAACGATGTTCTGATTCACATCAGCCGTTCAGGTAAGACTGAAGAGATGCTTAGACTCGTCAAACACCTTCGTCAAATTCGTCCGGGTGTAGAACAGATTCTACTTCATTGCAATCCAGATTTGAATACTGGCGTTTTAAGCATGTTTGACTACAATTTCTGTACAGGCAAGGCGGTTGAGATTGATGAGCATAAGTTGGCACCTACGATGTCCACAACGTTGCTCTTGGCTCTGATTGATACCTTTGCAATTAACCTTTCAGCCGAACGTGGGTTTACTCCTAACGACTTCCTACGCTTTCACCCAGGTGGTGCATTAGGCGAACAATTGCGTGGTGCTCAATGAAATATCTAGACACATTTTTATTATTGCTATTCTTCGGTGCAACTATTTACTGGAGCATCATGACTCCAGTAATGATTCCAACTCTTATCGTTGCTTGGGTCATGCTCTGGCTACAAGCCAAGTTCCAGTGCTTTAATTAAATGATGGTACAATGGATGTACTTTAATGAGGAAATCATATGAAAAAGGCAGTTATTCTTGGAGCTGGGTTGGCAACTCGTTTATATCCAATTACGCACCATATACCTAAAGTGTTAGTTAACTATAAGCAACACACTATTCTCAAAAATCTGCATGACATCTATGCAGACCTTGGTGCAGATGAAATTATTGTAGTCGTGCATTCAAAGTTCGCTGAAATGGTTCGTGCTTATGCTCAGCAAGAAGGCCTGAATATCACTGTCCATACCGTAGATGAATCATACGGTTCTGCTTATGCATTAGCTACAATGAACCATATGTTAGAAGGTCACAACGTTATCGTTAACTGGTGTGACATTATTCCCGACTTTGGTTCATGGTGTTGGGAACAAAATACCATTTACACTAAAGGCAATCAGTGTCGTTATAACTTTGATGGACAGTATATTTCTAATGTTGGAAGTACTGGCGGCAACGTCGTAGGAATTTATCAGTTCTTAGACTGGGAATTCTATATGGGTGATACGCTTGAAGAAATTAATGAACAATGCCAAGGGCAAGATTTTGTAGACTTTTTGTACGGCAAATCGTTCAAACAGTCGGAGCTAATGAATATCATCGACCTTGGTGATATGGATAAACTCCATGAAGCTCATAAAGAACGTGAACTGAACCGTAGTTTTAATGCTGTAGAAATCACAGAAGATTATGTCGAAAAGTTCGCTTTAACCGAGCAAGGCAAAAAGCTTCAACGTGATGAACTTGAATGGTATCGTCATGTCAAATCTCAGTCAATACCTAAAATTTCAGGTATCAATGGTGAATCATTCATCATGGAACGGATTAAAGGACTTCCGGCATTTGAATGGCTGTATGGGCTTCCAGCATTTAAACAGTTTGATAAAATCGAAGAAATTCTTGATGCTTTGAATTTTGGCCATTCCGTTTATGCGACTGAAGAAGAAATTGAACTAGATTTCACTAAAGAATTCTACACAAAAGTAATCGACCGTTGTGATTCAATTAAAGGCTTAATTGAATCGTTTGGTAAAATCACCCATGTTAATCATGTTAAACTTGGTCATCTGAAACCGATGCTTAAACAAGCATTAGCCCATTTGATTAAATACCATCACGAGACCCAAGGGCGTAGTTATTGTGTTATTCATGGTGACCCAAACTTTAGTAATACCATGATTCAATACGATGGTGTAGTTAAATTCATTGATCCACGTGGTTATTTTGGTGAGACTAAAATCTTTGGTCCACAGTTGTATGATGAAGCAAAAGTCCTTTACGCCATTTCAGGTTATGATAAGTTTAATTCCGATCATGCTTGGGGTGGTCTTATTATTGATGAAGGGCATTGTTTTGTTAATATTCAGCCATTGGTTCATAAGTACGAGAAATGTGATTTGTTCAACGACTATCATCATCTTGCAGTTGCTATTATCTGGATTGCATTAGGTGGTTACTTCAAGAACAATCCGTTGAAAGCAGTTTCGGCATATTACCATGGCATGATGCTGCTTACTAAACAATTACGTAAAATGGGCCGTCTACTCCAAGATGGCTCTGTTTCAATGGACATTAGTGAGCCTATTACGGCGACGTTAATCACGAAGAACCCTGGTAAATGGGTACTGACTGATAAAGAAACAGGTGTCTCCTATCGCCCTATAGGTGGCGATATCACTCATCAGTGGGAACGAATCAATGAAGTTAACGTTTGACATCGACGATACAATTACGTTCTGGAACAATGACCGTGATTATGTGAACTTTAAGCCGGACACCGTAATGGTGTCCATGATTAACAAGCTGTACGATGAAGGTCATGAGATTACGCTTTATACTGCTCGCGGTATGAAGTCAGTAGGTCCTGGTCGTATTACTTCAGAAATTGTTCCTTCTCTTATTGAGAACTTGAAACGTATTGGCTTGAAGTATCATAATCTGCTGACACATAAACCTGTGTATGATTGGATTATCGACGACAAAGCTATGCGTCCTGACGAATTCAAAAACCTTATGAATAAAGGTGAATTCAAATCAAAGAAATCGTACAAACCAAACTTATGATTCATTGCGTGTACAAAATAACGTGCACGTCTGAAGAAGATGTTAGATTCTATATTGGTAAGCATAGTACTTCTAATATAGAAGATGATTATATGGGTTCTGGAGTAAAACTTAAAGATTATATTAAGTCCAAGAACCCTAAAATCATAAAAGAGATTTTGGCCACATTCGACATAGAACAAGACGCTTACGATTATGAAGCCAAATTGGTTAATGAAGACTGGTTAAAAAGGCCTGATGTATTGAACTTGAAATTAGGTGGAAATACAGCATTTGCGTATAGCAAAGAATCTCGTGATAAAATGTCAAAGTCCCGTAAAGGACGATTCACCGGAAAAGATAATCCTCGATACGGTGTAAGTTTGTCTCCTGAAACAAGAGCTAAATTATCTAAAGCCATTACAGGAAAGCCAGGACCAAATATCGGAAAGGTATGGTCAGACACATCGCGAAATAAAATGTCTGAAAGTCGAAAGACTTGTACTGGCGAAAAAGCTTCGAGAAAATCACCTGTTGAAGTAAATGGTGTGGAATATTCCACGATGAAATTAGCTTATGAGGCTATAGGATTAAGTCGAAGTGCTTTTTATACTCGGCTTAATTCGCCAAAATGGCCCAATTACGTAAGGTTATAAAATGCATAAATCTACTTTTAAGGTAGGAACGAATTTTGATTTGGCTCTTCTTGATAAAATTGTTGAGCTGAATGCTAAAAACCCTGATTCATTAATCAACGAAGTCTATGGCTCTACTCGAGCTATGGCGTTTGTAGCTGCGCGTCCTGATTTCCGTCTTCCTGATGTTAAAGACGAAGAGCTGGAAAAATACGTCGCTCGTTGTAATGAATTAGGTATTTGCTTCAACTATACCTTCAACAGTATTAACCCAGGCACCAAGCGTGAATTAGACGAGTGGAAAAAGAAAGCCATTCAAGAATATGTTCAGTATCTGTGGTCTATTGGTGTTTATCGTATTACAGTAGCAAACCCAATTGTAATGCAAATCGTTCGTGAAGTGAATACTGAAATTGAATTCGAAATTTCAACTATCCTGCACGTAGATGCGGTAACACAGATTAAGTATCTTCACGACCAATACAAAATCAAGAAAGTCTGCTGTGGTATTCATAAGAATCGTAGTGTTTCATTCTTAAAGCAAGCTGCTAAATTCTGTAACGATAATGGAATCATCTTTGAAATTCTGGTCAATGAATTCTGTTCTAATGCTGGTAAAGGCTATACCACTCATTGTAGTTATCGTGACTCTTGCTATATTTTCCATAGTACCGACACTACACCAGAAGATGCACAGTCATTGGATGGTTACCCGATGCAACACTGTATCAAAGCCCGAGACACAGACCCATTCAACTGGCTCCGTACACGTTTTGTACGTCCACAAGATTTAAAACTGTATCGTGATATTGGTATCACTCAGTTCAAAGTGTCAGGACGTACAGGCTCAACAGAATACATCATGAAAGTTCTGGAAGCTTATTCTTCAGAGAAATTTGAAGGTAATCTCCTTGAGCTCTGGAAGCCACTGGAAACCATTTATAACGATGAATCAGATGCTAACTACCAACATACGGTTAATATCGAGACTTCATTACTTGATGGGTTCTTGAAAAAACGTTGGTTCAAACATCCTGATTTTGATTGTGCAAATGAAGTATGTGGTTCAACTTGTACCTATTGCGAACGTTATTATAAACGTCAGCTATCTAAGAATGACATGCCACTGAATTCTATTCAGATTGTATCAATCACAGATAATGCAGACGACGCAACGAGGTACCCAGAATGAGACGTATTAATCACACTATGAACGAACTAGTTATCAAATCACGTCGTATTCAGCCGGGCGAGGACCCGGCAACTTATAACCCATTCAATGTCAAGCCAAGTCCTTCTCGTCTTCTTGACACAATGCGTTCTGAAGTCGAAGATATCGACTATGAAATCTATAAGTTGTTAGAACGTCGATTTAAAGTTACTGATATGATTGGCTCTCTGAAAAAGAAACATAATATTCCTATTGAGAACCTTGAAGTCGAAGCATTTAAACTCGCTGCAGTTCCAAATGAGTTAAAATCAATCTATCAATTTATTTTTAATGAAAGTAAAAAACGACAAGAGGTATTATGATTGCAGTTAAAGCGTGGACGTTTGAAGAAGCATTTAAAGAGATGAATGAGCTCATCTTGAAGTCACCTGAATTTGTTGTAGAATCACGTATTGGTCATTGTCATGAAATTGGCTCTGCGGTAATTGAAGTATTCGAACCAGAATCTGCTATCTTCCAAGACGAACGTATCAATCGTATTGATTACGATTATGCCGAAGCATTCTGGAAGTTCATGATTTCTGGTGGCACTGACGCGGTAGAAGCATTTAAGGAATATCCTAATGTTGCTAAATTTATTTCAAAACCAAAAAGTGACGCATTGCCTGCGAACTTCAACACTTTTTATGGACCTCGTATTGTTGCCCAGTTACCAACCCTTCTCAAAGAACTTAAAGAGAAGCCTAACTCGCGACGTGTTGTGTTCCAGATTCTCGAATCAAGCGACCAAGCACTGCTTGACAGTGATGAGACCCTAGAATACCCATGTACTGACTCTGTGACTTATTACATTCGTGATGGTCGTCTTTATACACATTGTCATATGCGTTCTCAGAACTGTGCCGTTGTTATGCAGCTGGACTTCTATTTGCAATGGAAGTTAATGAACCTAATTGCTGAAGAATGTGGTGTTAAAGTAGGTACATACACTCATTCTATGGTGTCAGCCCACGTCTTTGAGCGTGACTTTGATTATGTTAAAGGGTTCTTAAAATAATGGCTAAATTGATTGTTCCTATCTTTTCAATGCGTTCTTACGAAACTGGTAATTACGCTATTCTTAAAGACGGTAACTTTCAACTCCAATTACACCGGGCTAGTCCCGGTGATGTCATTTGCATTCCAAAGAATAATGATGACGAAGCAGAGTTGAGAGAACTGTTTCCTGAAGTAATGTTTTGTCCTGTCTGGTATAAAGATAACGCGTACGAAACACGTAAACATTTCTGGGAAGAGAACTGGTTCGTTATCGACTCATTGATGGATTACTTTGATTGTGCTCATCTTGTAACCGATATCACAGGTTATCCTGGTAAAAATGAAGTAATTTACAACTTCAATATCACTAAAGACCCAGAAGTTCCACGTTATTATATTGATGAGTTCATTGATAAAGATGTTGAATCAGTGAACCAAAGTCTTCGCACTTTTGTACTGAACGAGTGTCAGAAAGACATTCTGGTGGCTCATGGGGCTAATGAAGATAAGATCATAGTCTCACAGCGAGTAATCAATCCTGACGTTATCCTGACGTTCTCTCGCAATACGGACCCAATCAAGTTCAAGGGTGTATTCCATCCGTTCAGAATCAGTGATAAATGTTATAAGTTTAAAAAGGTTGTTAATACTTGCAAGAATCTAGATATTGACTTGTACATCACAGACCCGAACGACACGTTTGTTGCTGCTGAATATAATTATGATAAAATACACCTTATCAAACTGAGTAAGAAAGAATATTATCGTGTCTTAAAGGCTACTCCAATTATCCTGTATCATGAAAATCCTGAAAAGGTATTTCATCCTGGATTAGCAGAGTTCATCTACTTTAGATGCAATATTCATTCTCCTTACAATATCCCTAAACGTGAAGACGTCATTATCGAAGGTGATTTGTGGCTAAAATAATTTATGTAGACGGACCTGATAACGCAGGTAAAACATCATTGATTCGTGATATCTGCGAAATCTCAGACCGTTATGAACTCATTGACTTCCCAAAACGCACTGATGATGGTCGATTCGATATCAAAAGTCGTAATGAAGTAGCTTGTTTCGAAACAATGCTTGAATATCTTGACCCTAAGAAAATCTATCTGCTAGACCGTGGATATATTAGTAATTGGGTTTACGGTATGATTCGTGGTGAGTTGCTTAAAGAACTAGACCGGTTTGAAGTTGATTTCAATCGGCTGGTTGACAACCATAAAGTTTATACTTTGATTCTGACTCGTAATGAAATGACTTCTGACTTTGAAGATGATTTGATTTCTCTTAGTCCAGAGGGTTTCAATAAGGTTATCTCTTTATTTGAAGAATTCGCTGATAATCAAGACCTTCCAGTTCATCAAATTTTGAATCACGACGGTAGAAATAACATCCGTGGTGTTAACGCTGGCGAACATCAAGCAGTTATTTCAAGCATAATTAAGTGGGCTCGATAAGAGCCTTTGTGAGGAAAACATGTCTGTTGTGAACGATAAAAGTAATGTGGCCTACAAAATCTATCAGGCTACAGAATTCCGTTGTTATAATTGTAACCACATGCGATTTGTTCATGAAGGGACATGTGGCGCTGATGGATTCAATTGTTGGTGGCATGGCTTTTGTGAGAAGTGTCATAAACATTACGAAATATGTGAATCCACTTCAGTAAATCCTACCGGTGAAACATATTCACAATAACGCTATATAAACCAGGGTATATAATTACTCTACCTTTAAACCTGTGAGAAAAATATAATGGAGACATATGGAATATAATGAATGGCACTCGCTGACCTGAAATCTCGTCTGATTAAAGCTTCTACCTCTAAAATGACTGCTGAACTGACCAAGTCAAAGTTCTTCAATGATAAAGACGTAGTTCGTACAAAGATTCCGATGCTGAATATCGCAATCTCTGGTGCCCTTGATGGTGGTATGCAATCAGGCTTAACAATCTTTGCTGGCCCGTCTAAACACTTTAAATCTAATATGGGTTTAACGATGGTTTCGGCATATATGAACAAATACCCAGAAGCTATTTGTCTGTTCTATGATAGTGAATTTGGTATCTCTGAAGCTTATCTGCGTGCAATGAAAGTTGACCCGGAACGTGTTATCCATACACCAATTCAGTCAGTTGAACAGCTGAAAATTGATATGGTAAACCAGCTTGAAGCAATCGAGCGTGGTGAGAAGGTTATTATCTTCATCGACTCAATCGGTAACATGGCTTCTAAGAAAGAAACAGAAGATGCTCTGAACGAGAAAACTGTAGCTGATATGACTCGTGCTAAACAGCTGAAATCTCTGTTCCGTATCGTTACTCCATTCTTCAGTATTAAAGACATTCCTTGTGTTGCGGTTAACCATACCATAGAAACTATGGAAATGTTCAGTAAGACTGTTATGACTGGTGGTACCGGTGTGATGTATTCTGCTGACACAGTATTCATTATTGGTAAGCGTCAGATTAAAGATGGTACCGAACTTCAAGGCTTCCAGTTTGTATTGAACGCAGAGAAATCTCGTGCTGTTAAAGAGAAATCTAAGTTCTTTATTGACGTTAAGTTTGATGGTGGTATTGACCCATATTCCGGTTTGCTTGAAATGGCTCTCGAATTAGGTTTTGTGGTTAAACCTAAAAATGGTTGGTACTCACGTGAATTTCTTGATGTAGAAACCGGTGAAATGGTTCGTGAAGAAAAATCATGGCGAGCAAAAGACACTAGTTCAACTGAGTTCTGGGGTCCTATGTTTAAACATGAACCATTCCGTGATGCCATTAAACGTCATTATCAGCTTGGTGCAATTGATTCCAATGCGACTGTTGACGCTGAAGTTGAAGACCTTATTTCTTCTAAGGTTGAAAAATTCACAGCACCTGATGTTCCATTGAAAGCTTCAGCGGCTGATATTGAAACCGAACTTGACGACTTTGCAGGTTAAGATGAATAATGTTACTGAAGCTGATTTAGAAGACCTCAGTAATTTTGAAAAAATGGAGGAATCCTCTGATGAGGATTCCCGTTTCTTTGAAAGGTCTTTGAAAATAATTAAAGAATCAATGGGTAATGTCAAACAAGAAATATTGCTTACCCTCCCTGATGAGACTCCACATATAGTTTATGTGACCGGGATTAATATCTCTCCTAAAGGAGAATGTACGGTTGATTTTGGAACACCGTCTGAAGAACGAAAAGCCGAGCTGGCCGAACATGTTGAAAAATGTATTATAATGCAGATTCAACAGGCGTTAAGTGAAATAAAACCTAAAAAATGGTATCAATTTTAATATGAGGTCAAAGTGGTAGAAACAATCCTAGCTCAATTACTCTTTAACAGAGAGTACTTTACAAAAGTATGGCCATATATGGCCGCGGAATATTTCGATTCTGGGCCAGCTCAGACTTTGTTCAAAGTTATGAAAGACCATGTATCAGAATATTCTAGTATTCCATCTAAAAATGCTTTAGACATCGCTTTAGATAACAGTACTGCATCTGAAGTAGAAGTTTCTGGTGCTAAAAAGCTGCTCGGAACATTAGCCCAGACTAATGAAGACCAAGAATGGCTAGTAAAAGAAACTGAAAAATATGTTCAAAAAGCGGCTATGTATAATGCCACTTCTCGTATTATTGAAATCCAGACTAACGCAGACCTTCCGCTAGAAAAACAAAACAAAAAACTTCCTGGGGTAGGAGCTATTCCTGAAATCATGCGTGACGCATTAGCTATCTGTTTTGATGCTGAGCTTGGACATGATTGGATGGACGATTATGAAGAACGTTGGATGTCTTATCAAAACAAAACAGCTAAGATTCCATTCCGTTTGAATATACTGAACCGTATCACTAAAGGTGGTGCTGAGCGTAAGACACTTAACGTATTGATGGCAGGTGTTAACGTAGGTAAGTCTCTTGGTCTTTGTTCTTTAGCTGCTGATTATCTTCAATCTGGTCTAAACGTCCTTTATATCTCTATGGAGATGGCAGAGGAAGTATGTGCTAAGCGTATCGATGCAAACCTTCTTGACGTATCATTAGATGATATTGATGATGGTAACATTTCTTACGCTGAATACAAAGCCAAGATGGAAAAATGGCGTTCAAATAATTCTCTTGGTCGCTTAAAGATTAAACAGTACCCAACTGGTGGTGCTAATGCTAATACGTTCCGTGCGTATTTGAATGAACTGAAGTTAAAGGCTAACTTTGTTCCTGATGTTATCATTATTGACTACTTAGCGATTTGTGGTAGTTCTCGTATCAAACAATTTAGCGAAAACAGCTATGCGATTGTTAAAGCGGTTGCAGAAGAACTTCGTGGACTAGCAGTCGACACTAACACTATTTTGTGGACTGGTGCTCAGGTTGGACGTGGCGCATGGGACGCAAGCGATATTGATATGGCGGACGTAGCAGAATCGGCAGGTCTACCAGCGACAGCAGACTTTATGTTAGCCATAATTGAAACAGAAGAATTTGCTCAAATGGGTGTCCAACTGTTTAAGCAGATTAAATCTCGTTATGGTGATAAGAACTATATTAACAAGTTCCAAGTAGGTGTTAAGAAAGGTAATCAACGATGGGTTGAAGTTGAAAACAACGATTTGCCTACTCAAAGTAATACTGTGAACGAAGCAGCTGGTGCAATGCAAAAACAAGCTGAACAAGGTCGTCAATCTAGAGTTGACCGCAGTGACTTAGATAACTTAGCTGCATCACTTAAATTCTAAAAGTTTACAACACCACAAGGATGTGGTATTATGTTCCTTACAAATGAGGATATCAAAATGAAACGTATCGTTGTTGCTCTAGCTTTAACTATTAGTTCTTGTGCTCCTGCTTACGCTAATCTTGACAAAGATATGTGCGAGTGGTCTATGACTGAAGACCAAACCCAAGTGGAAGCCCAAATTCGTGCTGACGTCCGCAAGAATGTAGAAATTCATAATCCTGGTTCGTTGAAAGCAGTTATGTCTGCAATAAGCAAACCTGGTCAAGCAATAAACTTAAACTACAACATGTATTGTGACGAAACATTTGATAACGCTGAATTAGCCAAATGGATTCTTGGATAAATATGATAGGAGGTGTCTATGTCAGCACTTAAAACTAGCATTGATACCGTATACGCCTACAAATTTATTCGACTTATGCAGAAACCATTCACTGAATGGAAGGCTTATGAGGCTAAAATAATTGACGAACGAGGTTCAGTGTTAAAGCGCCCATCTTCACCTGAAGAAAAAGCAGCTTATACACCGTTCCATGCATCTGTACGTTCTATTAAACGTATGATGACTACTGTTCCGGGTTTAGCTGGATTAGGTTCAATGATGTCTGCTTGGTCAGCTGTAGCGTCGCGGTATAATATTACGGAATCAGAACAAAAACAAATATTTGAAGCAATTCCTTTATTTGAAGAAATGGTAGCAGGTGATTCTGGTGGAGACGCAGAGAATATCGCGTCTGGTATAACATCAGGTGCAATCACTAATAAAGGGCCTAAAACTTTAGGTAAAACTAAACGTAAGCGCTTGAAAATTAATCTTGAAAAGTTGTGATATTATGGGTCTCTAAATGAGGCCCATTTTAGTATAGGAGGCTCTATGAGTTCATGGGTTGACAGAGAATATGCTGAACGGGTGTTTAGTATATTACCAAGATTCAGACGTGTTACTGGTTCAGAATTTAAATTAAACGCAAGATGCCCAATTTGTGGTGACTCACTTCGTGACCAGCATAAGGCTCGCTTCTGGGCTTATCCTGCAAATGACGGGGTAAGATTCCATTGTTTTAACTGTGATTATGATTCATGGCTTTCACAGTATCTTAAAGACTATGATGAACCTCTTTATCGAGAATATCTACTTGATAAACGTAAATCTGCTATTTCTGAAAAACCAGTTCAAAAGAAAGAAGAACCTTTGTTCAAGGCTAAACTTCCTAAAATTGAAAAATTAGAGTTTTGTGAACGTCTTGATAGATTACCAGAAGACCACCCGATTGTGAAGTATGTAGAAAACCGTTGTATTCCTAAGAAACGCTGGAACAGATTATGGTTTACAATGAAGTGGCCTGCTCTAGTTAACACAGTTAATCCTGGGACTTATGCGAATGAAAAGAACGAACCACGTTTGGTTATTCCTATCTTCAACAAAAACAAGGAAATCGAATCATTCCAAGGGCGAGCTCTCAGAAAAGATGCACCTCAAAAGTACATCACAATTAAAGCACATGCGCAAGCTACCAAGATATATGGAACAGATACAGTTGACGAACGTAAAGATGTATACGTCATGGAAGGTCCAATAGACAGTTTGTTTATTGATAATGCTATTGCAATTACTGGTGGTAGTCTTGATTTAAATGTTGTGCCTTATAAAGACAACCGTGTCTGGATTATGGATAATGAACCACGTCATCCGGATACAATTAAGCGTATGAACAAACTCATTGAAGCAGGTGAACGTATAGTTTTCTGGGATAAAGCTCCTTGGAATTCTAAAGACATCAACGATATGATTAAAGATGATGGCGCAACTGCTGAAGAAATTATGAATTATATTCAGAACAACACTGAACAGGGCCTAATGGCCAAAATGAGGTTAAGTCGTTATGCAAAAGTTTGATCAAAGTGTTACAGTTAATGCTGTTAAAGTAGAAAGAACAGATGTTAAAGTAGAGCTGTCTAAATTTGAATTGCTTAAAGCAGCTAAAACTCTATCTACTCATGATTTGTGCTCTATTCTTTTATCTCGTGTAGATGATGCTATTCGTAGTGATGCTATTTCTAAAATAAAATCTCTACAAGGGTCTACTCCAAAGAGCTATCTTTCAGTATGTGTAGAATCTGGTAACGCTAGTATTCAAAGTCATTTTGATAAGAAAATTTCTAATTATGAAATTCCTGAAAACTTCAAAATTATTATTGAATCTATCAAATCAGTAAGAGGTGTTGTATGAATAGCTGTCAGCACGCTTTAATCAAATTAGGCGAAGAATGTAACGAAGTAGCCCAGGTATGTTCTAAAATAATCCAATTCGGTATGGATTCAGAATATAATGGTGAAACTAATCGTGAACGTCTGTATTTCGAACTCCAAGATGTTCTGGCTTGTATTGAATATCTTAAAGCACATTCGGACTTTAAATTCAAGCCTGATGAATATCATATTAGGACTAAGATTGACAAAATTGAACATTTCAAAGTAATTTCTGAACGACTTGGCTATGTTGCTCCATAATTCAAATGATATAATTACTTTCTGATTACAAATAAAGGTTTTGATATGACTGTAAAATTTACTATTGATAAAGATGCTTTTTATGCTGAACTTCGCTCTCTTAGGCCTGACCAGGGTACTTGGTCTGGTTGGGGTCGATTCATTAAAACTAATAACCAGGCTCTAATCAATTTTGTAGATGAATTCTTGTTCATTGAATATGAAAATCTTAATGGTCGTCCTGACGACTCAGGTTATGCTATCGGTATTTACCGCGATGTAACTGATGATTACTGGGACTACAACCTGAATAAAAAAGCTTATTGCGATCTTTTCACTAACTTGATTAAAGATGCAATTAACAACACCGGTATTTACGAACGTTACAATAATAACTTTTAAGGAAAAATAATGGCTCACTTTAATGAATGTTCTCAATTGATTTCTGGTTCTGATGTAGCTGAAGCTCGTTATGCAGGTATTGTTCGTTCTGTAGGTGGTGACCCACTACAGACAATGATCGATATGCAGAAGTCATTGCAGATTCGTCTTGCTAATGACAAACCAGAAATTTGTTATCATCCAGATAAGCTGAAAACCGCAGGTGAAGTTGTTGCCTGGCTTCGTGAACAAAAAGACTGCATCGATGACGAATTCCGTGAACTTATTACTTCATTAGGCGAAATGCATCGCGGCGATAAAGATGCTTCAGCTGTTTGGAAAAAATGGAAATCTCGTTATTCGGAAGCCCAAAGTAAACCAATTTCTGAAATGTCCCACGAAGACCAACTCGAAATCAAATTCGAAATGATAGATATTCTGCATTTTGTTCTGAATATGTTCGCAGGTTTAGGTATGGACGCTGAAGAAATCTTCAAACTGTATTACCTAAAAAATGCGGAAAACTTCGCTCGACAAGACCAAGGTTATTGATATAAATACACCTGTAGTTTAAACTAAAAGGAGAAAACTATGGGTGGTTATGTAAACATCAAAACTTTCGATCATACTACTTCTGAAGGCGAAGTAAAAGGTAAAGAAGTTTCTATTGCCTTTGAACTGTACTCAGATGTTCATCGTATCGCTAATGCTCATTACCAGACGTTCCCTTCAGAGAAAGCTGCTTATGCTACTGTGTTTGAAGTGACTCAACGAGATGAGTGGATTGCTGCTAACGAAGAAATGTTTAAAGCAACTCCTGCACCGGAAGATGACGCATAAGTTATTGGGAACCCTTGTGGTTCCCATTTTTGCTTTTTATAGAGATGATAGAATATCATTGAGGAGAAAAATATGATTCAGTGGATTAAAGATTTGTTCAAGCCTACTAAACCAGGTGAAGGTATGATTCCTATTTCGGCGAATGATATCGAACGTGAATACATTTATGTGGGTGATGGTATGATGGAAGAAGTTATCCGACGCCCTGAAGAGCGTAGAACTACGCCTGAGCGACGTTCAGATACAGGGTATGTTGATATGCAACCTTTAACTTATATATCAACAGGCGGCTATTCTAGTCCCTCTTCGCACTCAAACGATGGTGGTTCTTATGACTCAGGCTCATGTGACAGTGGTGGCGGTTCCTGCGACTAAGTATGATAGGCCTACGTACAAAAGCCCTTTAAAGAAAACACATTTTGATATGTGGTATCGAGGTATGAAGGCTGCAGCATTTTTAACTATTGCTGCGCCAGCTTTAATGAAGATATCTGACGACTTCTTCCGTGAAAATCCTGATTATGTAGAAGGTGTATGTTGTGGAAAGCGCAAAAATTTACAAGATTAAAATTTGTACTGCTCGTTCAAATGAATTGTTAAGATTAGAAGCATTTAAGATCGGACAAGTCTACACCCAGTATAAAGAAAACGAGTGGTATCTATAATGGATTTATTCGATATGCTAGTCATTCCAGACCCTAAGCCAGAAGCAAATTGTTCTGAAAATGATATTGCTTCTGAAATCACTGTTCTGGCTCAGAAACATGATATCGAAATTCCTGAATCATTTGCTAATGAACTAGCAGCTATCTTTAAAGACCCGCCGCCTTGGGCTCCCTGGGCATAGTTTACATCTCCATTTCAACATGATATAGTCTTCTCGAACTAAAAGGAGACTATCATGTTGTATCAAACAGTTGAATACACTGAAGAAAATCAAGCTTACTACGAAGAACTTGTTAACTCTATGTTCAGCGACTATGAGCAATCTTTGCTTTGGCAGTGTATGAACGACAAGACTTGTAGTAACCTTCACAAAGACTTATCCAAAGTTGTTTCAAGACATTTGTCTGAACACGTGCCTGTAGAATTGTATCGTGGTATCTCTAAAACAACTCTATATCAAATCCAAGATCTTGCTGTAGGTGAAACTTTCGAGCTCAATCGTGTTACATCATTCAGTAGTGATTTTGCTACTGCTCGTCAGTTTGCTGGGACTTATTGCTATGGTACAAGAGTAATCTTTTCATTACGTAATGCTGTTAAAGCGTTTAATTATCAAGAGCATATGATGAACATCTTGCTGGCTGCTCCAGAATCTGAGTTTATGTACAATGAAAGTTATGCAGATAATGATGAGAGGGGTGATAAGTTAGATATGGTGAATGGCGAAGATGAATGGATGCTTCCTATCGGAACACGATTGAGAATTGTTAACATCGAAGATGTACAAAATGACCCGCTGGCTCCAGCGTATGTTATGTATCATTTAGAGATTGTTTCTATCTAACTGTTTACAAGCCTCCTGGTTTGTGATAAACTAGAATCCTTGATTCATTATACCGTTATCAAAGTTAAAGCACAGAGGAAATTGTCATGGCTAAACCACAGGAAGTTATTGTTGCTAACCGTCTAGTTAATACTTACAATAGCGCTAGTCGCCGCTCTAAAGAGTTTAATCTATCGCTGAAGTATCTAACAAACGTTGTCACACAGACTCACTGTGCTTATTCAGGCGAACCCTTTAATGACAATAAAGAGTCCGAGAAGCTTTCCTTAGAACGTTTCAACAACTCTTTAGGCTATATCGAAGGCAATGTCATCCCAGTTAAGCAAAAATACAATAAAGCGCGTAGTGATTTTGAGCTTCATGAACTTATCCAGAAACGAGATGAAATCGCTGGGCGGATTGTTCGTGCAGTCGATGCCAAAGAAGCTGAAGTCAACATTGAATCTTTGTCTAAAGGCACTCGAAAAACTATTGCTCGCATCCAAGCGAATATCGAGAAACGTAAGGCTCATTTAAATCAAAAAGGCATCAACGAAGAAATGAAGAAAGCTTTGACTGCTCGAATTATTGGTGGTGAGGCTGAAATCAAACGCTTGATGTCTGTATCTAATGTAATGAAAGCTCCTAAGGCTTCTAAAGCTGAAGAAACTGTGCATTCTTATGATATAGTAATTAAAGGATTGTCTCGATTTGAAAATCTTTCATGGTTAGACAAAAAGAAAATCATGAAGGGCCTTCCTTTGAGTGCAAACATGATTCAATTAATCCGAGGTAAAATGTGATGCATTATGGTTATGCATTAGTTTGGAAAGATAAAGATGGTTATGAACATCTGTTTGAACATGATGAGACCACAACTATTTTCAATCATAAAAATGCAGCTGAAAAAGTTTTATCACTTGAAAAAGAGTTTATTGATAATAGACTAAAACACGGGCGAGCTGTCACAACCGTTCAGCCGCGCCGGTGGTGGTTTGACAAGTACGTAACTGAATTTGTGAGATATTCTGAAGAAGAACGAGTTCGTTTCAAACGAATTTTTGATACACTTTTCGTTAAAAGGGTGACTGTGGCATAATGAAATTTGACGACTTAACAGTAGGACAAAAGGAAGCATTTGAAATTGTAATCGAAGCTATCCGAACTAAGAAACACCATGTTATGATTAACGGACCTGCAGGCACAGGTAAAACTACGATGACTAAGTTTATCTTAGAACATCTGGTCCGTAACGGGGAGTTAGGCATTATGCTGGCTGCGCCTACTCACCAGGCTAAGAAAGTGTTGTCTAAATTGTCAGGACATCAAGCCGCTACTATTCATAGCATCTTGAAAATCTCGCCAACGACATATGAAGCAGAAAGTATCTTCGAACAGAAAGAAATGCCTGACCTAGCTAAGTGTCGAGTTCTTCTTTGCGATGAAGGGTCAATGTATGATGGTGCTTTATTCAAAATCTTGATGAACACTATCCCATCGCATTGTACTGTCATTGGTATAGGTGATGAAGAGCAGCTTCGTCCAGTTTCACCAGGTGATAGTTTACCATCTAAGTCGCCTTTCTTTAGCGACCATCGCTTCAAACAAGTAACATTGACTGAAGTGAAACGTTCTAACGGACCTATCATTAAAGTCGCTACTGAAATTCGTAACGGTGGGTGGTTCCGTGAATGTATCGAAGATGGGCATGGGTTCCACGGCTTCAATGGTGATAAACCACTTCAACAATACATGATGAAGTATTTCGATGTAGTCAAATCACCTGAAGACTTATTCGAAACCCGTATGCTTGCGTATACCAACAAATCAGTTGACAAGTTGAATGGTATTATTCGTCGTAAACTATACGAAACAGAAAGTCCGTTTATTGTTGGTGAAGTGTTAGTTATGCAAGAGCCGTATATGAAGTCTCTAGAATTCGACGGCAAGAAGTTCAATGAAATCATCTTTAACAACGGACAGATGGTTCGCATTCTTGATTGCAAACTGACTTCTACTTTCCTGAAAGCCCGAGACGTTTCAGTTAAGCAAATGATTTCGTATTGGCACCTTGAAGTCGAAACCGTCGATGAAGATGATGACTATCAACGTGAAACAATTAAAGTCCTTGCTGATGATAATGAAAAGCAGAAATTCGATATGTTCTTGGCTAAAGTTGCTACATCGTATCGTGAGTTAAAATCAGCAGGAAGACGTCCACATTGGGCTGATTTCTGGGACGCCAAACGAACGTTCTTGAAAGTTAAAGCTCTTCCTTGTAGCACGATTCATAAATCACAGGGTATAAGCGTAGACAACGCGTTCATTTATACCCCGTGCATCACGTTGGCAGACATTGACTTAGCTAAACAGTTAGCTTATGTTTCCAGCACTCGAGCTCGACATGATGTTTATTTTGTATAGGTGAAATATGTACGGAATGACCGAAGAACATTTAGACGATCTTATTAAGTCTATTAAAATCCAGCTAGATTCTGCAGAGCACCCAGCCTTATTGATAGGCTGGGAACTTATTGAAGAACTCGAAGCTATTAAAGCGAAAGCTGATGCAATTATCTGGTTCACAGGTTTTGCACCTGACTTTTATATCAGTGACCATGTAGCTAATTTAGTGCTACAATTTAAGGTGGCAACAGATGATTGATTTCGTTATTGACTATGAGACTTTTGGCTCTACATCTAATGCAGCAGTGATTGACCTTGCGTTAATTGCTTTTAATGCAGACCCTACTGTGGTAGAAAGCTTTGATGAACTCGTTGCTCGTGGTAAACGAGTTAAGTTCAATCTAGCATCTCAGAAAGGACATCGTGTCTTCTCTAAAGGTACCATCAAATGGTGGAAAGAGCAGTCCGCAGAAGCGCGCCTGAACTTAGCTCCTACAGAGCATGATATGACTATCGTCGATGGTATCACAGAAGCCCTGATGTATCTCAAGGCTCAAGGAATTGATGCTTGGAATTCTCAAGGTTGGTGTCGTGGCATGTCGTTTGACTTCCCAATCTTTACAGACCATATTCGTGAAATCCAACGTGTACAGGGTGTTCCTGAAGAAGAAATCGATACCTTCACTGCTGAACCATGTAAGTTCTGGAATCAACGCGATATCCGCACAGCAATCGAATGTTACTCTATGGTCCGTGGTCTATCTACCACCCCGTTGCCAGCAGGTACGTTAAATGGTTTCGTTATGCACGATTCTATTCATGACTGTGCTAAAGACATCTTAATGCTCAAGTATGCTCAGAGGTATGCATTAGGACTTGATGAAGTCCCTGATGAAAGTAACGCCGATCCGTTATCTCTTCCTAAATCGCGATGAAAGAAAAATCTTATCATTATACGTACAAGACTACCAACTTATGTAATGGTAAGATTTATTATGGGGTTCATTCTACTAACGACTTGTCAGATGGCTATTTAGGGTCTGGTAAGTCGTTTGAACTTGCTAAAAAGAAATATGGTAAAGATAATTTCAAAAAAGAAATCCTTTCACATCACTCTTCTAGAGAAGAAGCAATGGATGCGGAAAGACTTCTAATTACCGAAGATATAGTTCTAGATAGAAATACCTATAATAATGCTTTAGGCGGTGGGGGTGGCGGCTTCTACGGGCATGTACATACACCAGAATTTAAAAATTCCATGTCTAAATGTCATAAAGGCAAAATTGTTTCTGATGAAACAAAAGACTTGATACGTAAGTATGCTTTAAGCGAGAAAAACTCTCTAAGAGGTAAAGCTAGGTCAGACGAAGTCAAAGCTAAAATAGCCTTAACTAATTCAGGGAAGACCCACCCTAAATTTATCGATAGAAAAGTAAAAAGAATTTCAGACACTGCGGAAGAAATATTCGATAGTATGTTTGATGCTGCTAAACACATGGGGCTTAAGAACAGTTCTAACATTTCTAAAGCTCTTAAAAATGGTAAATCTGCTTATGGATATAAGTGGTATTATGTACAAACTTCTTAACTAAAAAGGTGAATTGAATGTCTCATATTATTGTTGGTACTCGTGTTGTTGTCTCTTCTGCTTCTCGTTCTGCTATCAAAGGCGAAGCCGGTGTAGTTCTGCAGGTTAATGCTAAAGGTTTTAGCTCTGCTGATGCAGAATTCGTGATTAAAGCTGATTCGGGTCGTGTTGGCTACGTTCGTGGCAAGTTCTTGACTGTTGAAGTTCCTTTCAATTTAGAAGGCCAGTATGTTAGCGTTAATAAAAATATCGTATCTGCTGATGGTCAACAGAAATGTGAAGGTCTTCTGGCTCTGTGTACTCTGGTTGAAGGCAACATCGCTAACATCGTGTTCCAAGGCGATTATGCCAGTGTAAATGTGAACCTGCTAGACCCACTGGGTAAAGTTCGCCCGGACAATTTCGGTTCTGTTTAAACTAAAGTGTTTACATTGGTGTAGGAGCATGGTATAGTACTCCTACACCAACAAACTGGAGATTCAAAAATGTCTTACATGAACTTGAAAAACGTTACAACCGATTCTAATCGTGATGAATTCGAAGATGTTCTGTTCAGCAATGAATTGGTTGTAGTTCAAAAAGAGTGGTCAGACTTTATATCACATACTCAAGTTGTGTATGTTTTTGCTGAAGTAGAAGACGAAATGCCAATCTACGGTATCTTCCGTGAAATCACTGAAGATGGTACTTCTTACTGGAAGGAAACTTACTAATGGCTCAAAAATTCAAAAATAACGGCCGTTATACTCTAAGTGATGTTCAAGGTTTTAAGAACTCTCACATTTATAACGATACCTTTGCCAAAATGATTATTGAACATGGTAACGACTTCCGTGTTGTTAATTACGATGAAGAAGATTACGACGTTCATACCATTATTATGGCCTCCGGCGCGAAAGCTGGGACTGGGCCAGGAACTATCGACAGAACATTTATGTTGACTAGTGATGAAGCCGAGTTCTTCACCGAAATCACTGAAGACGAAGGTCATGAAATGGTGTTCACTGTATCTTCGAAAGAACAGGCTGAACGTGCGATTAAAGCTATCTCTGCAGCGTGGTTGAACTAATGTTCCATTTAAATGCTACTTATGTACTAACCGATCACGGACATAATGTTTTGGCAAACTCATCTAGCCCTATGGACCGTCGTATGGCTGCTGATTTGAGAAATAACCCATTTGACGTTATTAAACGTGACACTTCATTTGGGCCTGATGGTGAAGATACTTCAAGGCGCGTCCTGAAAATTAATGTATACACCCCAGAAGGACAGTATTACTGGAACTATTGTGCTATCCCAGACAATATGCGATGGCATTTTATTCTAGTATCGCCAAAAGAGCTAGCTGATTGGCCTGAAAATTATTGGGTACCACAAGAAAAACTTGAAGTTGAAGAACGCTTCATGAAAGTAAATGGTACAATTAAGTTTGAAATCGACGATGAATATACTCGTCTTAAAGCAATCGACTGGCTTAAGGAACTCCGTTTTGTCAAATAAATTAGATTTCAGTTCTGTTCTGACAGCTTCAGAAACAGCTACTAAAAATGTTCCAACCCGTTATATTGGTAACGTTATGTTACAGCTGGCTTCTGAAACTGGTGAAGCCTGTGATTGGATTAACCGTCCACATCGCCAGAAAGAAGATTTCGCTGGTGAATGTGCTGATATTTTGAACTGTGTACTAGATGCAATGTGGCTCCATTATCGTCCAAAGTATGCTCATTTAAGTGACGAAAAATATCGTCCTATTGTTCTGAGTATTCTTCAGACTCAATTAGAACTTAAAACCGAAAAATGGATGGGACATATTAATGCCTCTGTATGAATATAAATGTTCTTGTGGACATAAAGTAGAAAAGATTAAAAAGGTCTCTGAACGAGACAATCTTATCCCATGTAATAGCCCTAAAGGTTGTCTAGGTTTAATGAAACGTGAAACAGTTGTTGCTCCAGCTGTTCATTATAACGGCTTTAAAAACGGTGATTATTAATGAAAAAGATTCTTATTGCTATGCTCGCAGTTCTGGCTGTAGGTTGTACTGACGCCGATAATGCGACTCGTCTGTTGGATGCTAATGGCTTCACAGATATTGAAATCACTGGCTATAGCTTCTTCTCTTGTTCTGAGAAAGACACTCAGTCTACTGGTTTTATTGCCACTGGACCAACTGGTAAGCAAGTTAAAGGCGCTGTTTGTTCAGGAATTATCTTTAAGAACAGTACTATTCGATTTGAATAAGGGCTTCGGCCCTTTTTGCTTTTTATAGAGAGTAGTAAGATACATCCACTACATGAGGAAATGAAATGATTAAGAACGAAATTAAAATTCTGTCTGACCGTGAACACATTATCAAACGTAGCGGGATGTACATTGGTTCTTCTTCTAACGAAGAACACGAACGTTTTTTGTTCGGTAAATTTGAAAAAGTCAAATACGTCCCAGGCGTTATTAAACTGATTGATGAAATCATTGATAACTCTGTGGATGAAGCTATTCGTACTAGATTTGCTCATGCAAATAAAATTTCTGTAGAAGTTCGTGGTAATAAAGTTATTGTTGAAGATAACGGCCGTGGTATTCCACAAACTCCTGTTATGACTCCTGAAGGAACTGAAATCCCTGGACCAGTTGCTGCATGGACTCGTCCTAAAGCAGGTGGTAACTTCGGTGATGATGCAGACCGTGAAACCGGCGGTATGAACGGTGTTGGTTCTTCTTTGACTAATATCTTCTCTGTTACTTTCGCTGGCGCAACTTGCGATGGTAAAAATGAAATCGTTGTTCGTTGCTCAAATGGTGCAGAGAATATTAGTTGGGATACAAAACCAGCTAAAAATAAAGAACATGTAACTGCTAAAACAGGTACATTAGTTTCGTTTATTCCTGACTTTAGTCATTTCGAAACTAACGAACTCAGCCAAGAATATCTTGATATTATTCTTGATCGGCTTCAAACTCTGGCTGTAGTTTATCCAGATATTGAGTTTAAGTTCAACGGTAAAAAAGTACAAGGTAACTTCAAGAAGTTTGCTAAACAATTTGACGAAGAAGCTGTTATTGCTGACGCTGATAATTGTTCAATAGCTATTGGTCGTTCACCAGATGGCTTCCGTCATCTGACTTATGTGAATAACATTCATACTAAGAATGGTGGTCACCATATTGATTGTGTGATGGATGACATCTGCGAAGAACTTCTGCCAGCAATCAAGCGAAAGCATAAAATTGAAGTCACTAAGGCCAGAGTTAAAGAATGTCTGACTTTTGTGATGTTTGTTCGTGGTATGAAGAACATGCGTTTCGATTCTCAGACTAAAGAACGATTGACTTCTCCGTTTGGCGAAATTCGCTCTCATATTCAATTAGACACTAAAAAGATTGCTCAACAGATTTTGAAATCTGAAGCAGTATTGATGCCTATTATTGAAGCAGCATTAGCTCGTAAAATTGCTGCTGAAAAGGCTGCTGAAACTAAAGCTGCTAAGAAGGCTCAAAAAGCCAAAGTTGCCAAACACATCAAGCCTAACAAATATGGTGATGATAAATTAGACACAACATTGTTCTTAACAGAAGGTGACTCGGCAATTGGCTATCTGATTGAAGTTCGCGACCGAGAACTACATGGTGGTTATCCATTACGTGGTAAGTTCATGAACACCTGGGGTATGTCTACAGCTGATATTCTTAAGAACAAAGAAGCATTTGATATCTGTGCAATCACCGGATTGACCATTGGTGAAAAGGCTGATTCAATGAACTATCGTAATATTGGTATTATGACTGATGCTGATGTCGATGGAACAGGTTCAATTTATCCTTCACTGCTGGCCTTCTTTACTCAATGGCCTGAGTTGTTCGAACAAGGACGTATTCGTTTCGTTAAGACCCCTGTAATCATTGCTACTAAAGGCAAGAAAGAAGAATGGTTGTATGATTTGGCTGAATATGAAAAGGCCAAGGAACGTCTCAAGGGCTACGATATTCGTTATATCAAAGGTCTCGGTTCATTGAAACGTGAAGAATACAAACGTGTTATCATGGAACCCGTTTACGATGTTGTTAAGCTGCCTGATAACTGGAAAGAACTTTTTGAAATGCTATTAGGTGATAATCCAGAACTTCGTAAGACCTGGATGAGCTAATAAATATAGTAGGGTGATGTGCCCTACTATAAAAGGAGCTTTTATGTATAGATGGTGGATTACACTGCTTGACGGAACCTATGGTTACCTGTGGGCAGACGCGAAACCTCTACCTGGTGACCGTGTTACTATTTTTGTAACACAGCCGGATGGAACCCGTGTTAAAGTCACTGGACAGGTTAGTCGTGTAGACTAATCGCTTTAAAGGACATGGTTTATTATAGCCATGTCCTTTTTTGTATCTGAACCTGAGGAAAATATTATGTGGCTACAAATGACTGATGAAAAGACCCTTATAGATGTTGACCAACTAGCTTATGTTTTAGAACATAGAGCAAAATTAGTTCTTGAAGAATCTAAGAATCCAGATAAAGCAAAGATTAACGCTTTCAATCGTATGGTAGAATCGGTATGTACCTCATTGCGTAATAATGAACGTATTGGTCCTAATATGCAGGTGTTCGCTATTAAGCTTCTGTATAAACACTTTGATAACCAATCAACAATTCGCGCTATGCGTCAGGCGTTCGCTGAATGTGGTAAGTTTAAATCTGATTATGTTATCGAACATAAGGCTGTAGAAAATGCGCGTCTATAATGTTAATCTCGAATTGTTTGACAAAGCTGTATCTCTTGAATATCGTATGATTGATAAGTTCTGGGACCATGAAATGGCTATTGAATTTAAAGATTATGCTTCTGATTTACGTGTTAAAATTGTTAATGAAATAGCTACTCAAGAAGAACTTCTTAAAGTAGCAGAACTTATGAAGAAACATTTGAATTGATAGGAAAATTATGAAATTAGTTACAGACGATGAAGTAATCCTGGGTTCAGGAAATCAGGCATCTAAAAAGTTTAGTATCGCTACGTCAGCGAAGGCATTTAAAATCTTGTCTTCTAATCTGTACAAAAACAAGATTCGTGCAATTATTCGCGAGCTGTCTTGTAACTGTATCGATGCCCATTTCTTAAATGGTCAGACTAAGCCATTTACAATTAAAGCTCCTTCTCAGCTGGACCCACGATTTGTTATTCGTGACTTTGGTCCTGGTCTGAGCGAAGACGATGTTCTGAACCTGTACACGACTTATTTTGCTTCAACTAAGTCGAACAGTAATGATTTCATTGGTGCATTAGGCCTTGGTTCTAAATCCCCATTTAGTTATACTGAAACATTCACAGTTGTTTCTTATCATGATGGAATGATTCGTGGCTTCAACGCTATGCTTGATGACGGTGAACCTGTACTGAAACCTACTTTTGTAGAACAAATGAAAGAAGGCGATGAAACCGGTATTGAAATCACTGTTCCTGTTAAAATGAATGATTTGAGTTCTTGGTTGAAAGAAATTCGTTATGTTCTTCGTCCATTCGCAGGCAAAGTAGAACTCACTGGGACTAAAACAGAAATTGACTTCTTCCCTGAATTTGAAGACACTTATAGCATCCCATATAACTATAATGGCTTTGAAAATGAAGGCATCTACGCTCTGTATGGTAACATTGTTTATCCATTGAACGAATGCCCTGGGTTAACCAAATCTTGGCTTCAGATTAAAAACGATATTACTTTTGTTCGCTTTGCTCTTGGCGAACTCGATATCACACCATCACGTGAAGAACTTTCATTTGACGAACAAACCACTGCAAACGTCCGTAAGCGTATTGAAGAGCTTGGTAAAAAGGTTCTAGAAGAAGACCTGAAAGATTTCGCTAATGAAACGAATGATCGTAAGATTCACCGTATGGTTGATAATTTGTCTTATGATGCCAGAAACTTCTTACAGAACCGTTCAGTAGTATTTGGCGTTAAAAAATATAACTGGCGCCAGTTGCAGGTTATGCACGAAATTCCTAAGTATTTTGCTGAAGTTGGCTGCGCATACGAGATGTGTACTTCTCCTACTCGTAAACGTATTAAATGGTCTTCTAATTCTAAGACTGCTTCAGTGAATCGCCTGTATGGTCATAACACTGAAAAGCTGGTTGTTCTTCTGAACGATGTTAAGAACAATAAGAAGCTTGACACGATTCGTGGATTAGCTCAACTAACTCGTGAAGATAAATTGCCTGCTGGTTATCCTAAGCTCAAGACATTTGATGATATCGTTATGTTTGATGTCAACTCTGAACTTGAGATGAAGACTCTAGCATTGATTAAAACCTTCTTTGGTGAAGACCCAGTCGAAGTTTACAAAATGTCTGAACTGACTGAAGCCCAAGGTATTGTTAAAAAAGAAGAAGTCAATAAAGGACCAAGTGCAGTTCGTCCTAAATCACCTAATGGTTATCGCTTGGTTAAAAATCCTAGTGGTGGTCTTGATCATACAGATTTGTTCTTGTCGGCTAAAGATGTTTACGACTTAGATGAAGAATGGGTTCTCTTTAAAAATCGTGATGATTTTTATGATATCGACGGTAAGATTATCCACAACATCGCTGAATATTCTATTAAGACTTGTGTAGAATATATTGACGACATTAAAGAATACATTGTGCTTCGTCCTGCTGTTTGGAAGTATGCTTACAAGAATAATAAGTTAAAATCACTGTACAAACGTATGAGTGAATTCTTTATCGAACTTATTGATACTGTTGACTATGATGAATATACAGTTGATTCTGGCTCTTATTCATATTATTCTCGTCATATCAATAAACACAAATGTCTGGCTCCAATGGACAAATTCTTCACTGAACGTGGTTCTGTTTCTGCTGCGGCTATGAAATTGAAGAATTATGCTATGTCGTTCAAAAATAGCTGGACTGAGAATGTCGATGAACATAAACTTGCTCGAAACATTTTTGAAAGTCTGACTGAATTTGCAACAGACAAACAAGAAGCACGGGTTAAGAAATTTGAGAAAGAGAACGTTGTTCTTTCTGAATACATGAAAGGTCGGTATAGTATGTCTGAAACACAAGCTGCCGACTTTGCTAAACTACTGAATCTGGGCTCGTAA